GGGCGACCCTTTTACGGACATCATCTTTACATTTTTACCTATACATACCACCCTTTTCTCTTTACATATATATATACACACACTCTATACTATGACTCACGCACCACTCTCTCTTAATAATATAGACTTTCTTAATAGTTTTACTGCTGGTAAACCAAGCTATTATTTTAACCCTAATATTCTTTTAAGATTACTTAATAGTAATAGTAATAGTAATAATAACAAAAATAAAAAAATTGAATCAAATTTAAAAAAACAAAATTTATCTCTTAAACAATTGATATATTATACTTATTTGGTTAATAATGGAAAGTTAAGTAGTTATATTAATGAACTCAAACGCGTAGCAACAAATACTGATACAAGAAGGACAAGTTCACACACACCACTACATCCAAAAACTCAAAATGCAGCAAATGCACCAACTTCATCACAACCACAACATGCAGTCGCCATAGCTAGTAACAATACTTCATCTAAAAAAGGTAAGACACCATCGATTACACGAAATTCTTCTTCAAACTCTAAAACCAAAAAAAATAAAAAAAATGAACAAAATGAAGAAACACAAAAATTTATATCAAGCTCTAATCATTCGTCATCGTATGTTAGTTCTAAATCTATAACTGCAAATGCTCCACCTAAAAATGGTTTTATGGAATGGCTTTCGAATAAATTTTCTCGTTTAAAACCCGGAACTCAAAAAAACCCAAAAGGTAAAGGTAAGGGTGAAGCATATCAAAAATTATCATCACGTTCATCTGTAAAATCAGCGGCAGCATCATCACGTTCATCTGTAAAATCAGTGGCAGCGGCACCACCAGCAGCAGCAGCGGCAACTTCTAATGCAAATGCTCCACCTAAAGTGGATTTCAGAGGATGGCGATGGCTTTCGAATAAATTTTCTCGTTTAAAACCCAGAACTCAAGAAAACCCAATAAGTAAAAGTAAAGGGGAAGCAGGTCAAAGATTATTAGATAATATTAGTGGTTCAATATCATCATCAGCATCACCACGTTCATCCCCAAAACCCGGAACTCAAAAAAACCAAAAAGGTAAAAGATTGTTAGATGGAAGTATCAGTTCATTATCATCGCATTTATCTGCAAAATCATCACCAGCATCATCACGATCATCTGTAAAATCAGTGGCAGCGGCAGCAGCAGCAACAGCACCTGGAGCAGCGGCATCAGTTAAAGGGTCTAAATCTCCAAATGCGGCAGCGCATGGAGCAGCGTCTAGTTGGTCATCAGATAATATCTCTAAACCAGCACCTAAGTTCATAATTAAACCATTACCAGCGGCAGCGTCTGGTACAGCAACAGGTCATGCGTATCCTGAAATAATAAGTCCACCAAAGGCGGAATCCAAACTACCAAAAAGATGGAATAAATTTATAAGGGAAATTGTACAGCCGACGGATTCAAAACCTGTTAAGTCATCGAGGTCATCGAGGTCATCGAGGTCATCACGTTCATCTGTAAAATCAGCGGCAGCGGCACCACCAGCAGCAGCAGCGGCAGCGGCACCACCAGCAGCAGCAGCAGCAACAGCACCTGGAGCAGCGGCATCAGTTAAAGGGTCTAAATCGCCAAAGGCAGCAGCAGGACCAGGGTCTCCCGAAATAAAAGGAACGGTTAAAATAGTACCCGTCGTTGTTATACCACCAAAGGCATCGGCAGCAGCAGCAGAATTTGGAGCGGCGGCATCTAAATCAAAGAGTCCACGGGATATCGTCTTTAACGTCTAGAACGTCTGGTTCGTCTAAGTCATCTTCACCAAGTGTAGCAACAGCAGCACAAGCGGCAGCATCAGGAACACCAAAAGCTAAATTAAAAGAAAAAGGTGCTTGAGTAGGAACACCCAGGGCGAGGAGTTCTGATGATATATCAAAGTTACATGACAAATTTGTTGTCCCCAGCAATACTTCCCCAACATTTGCCGAAAACAATTCTAATAATGGCGCATAGATGGGATAAACTAACACCAACATATTAGTTGTAAATGTCACAAAAAAATAAAATATATAACTACTCCAATATTTAGTTATATATTTTTGTTTATATTCGCATATAATATATATACCACGTCTGTGTCTGTGTCTGTGTCTGTGTCTACGTCCATGTCTAATCATTTACCTCTTTTGTACTCGTCTACTCCGACTAATAATACTATATACACGAAGAATAATCATTGCGAAACAAAAAATACCCATGGTATGTCATCAAATATAGTAAACATATCGCCACATTCAACGTCACTAAATATAAACAAACCCATCATGATATTCACAAAAACACCAAATACGAATGTAGATAACTATAAATCATCCTACGGTATCCCATTTGAGTGTGTAGAACTTATCCGTCGCATTTTATCTACTGAGTGTAACTATACATTTCCGTCGATTGTTGATGCCGAAGAAATGTTTTTCTCGATAAATACGCTATACAATATTCATGAAACATCGACAACTATTTCACTTAAAACGTATCAATTCCCATATGGGTTCGACTATGCATACGCCTATGAAAATTCAAATATTAAAATACTATCTTATTTAAAGCCGGGTAATATTTTATTCTGGAAAAAGGTGAAAAATGAGGACGATTTCATGTACGGGCACGTTGCTATCATTATTTCCGCTAACAATTTTCATGTTACAATAGCACAACAAAATCGCTACCCCCCAATAGAACAATATAATACTGCGAAATTAGTAACCATGATAAACAGAGAAGACTCGCAATTTTTAGGAATAAAGGTACTTCCCGAAAATTTATCCAACTATTTATCGCATAAGTTAAAAAATATACAAGTGAAAGAATTTGACGAATAACGCTGCATAGTTAGTATTTTATGGAGTAGTATTTTATTTGATTTGTTACATTTGTTACAATAAAGTAAGTGGTAAGAAAAATTGAAGTAAAATAAACCGTATAATTCGAGTATAAAGATTACAAAACAGAGCAACTTACAGTTACCCAAATCAATAAGAATCAAATGCAAACATCATTCAGCCTCATTTCATCGAAGAAGCCAGATACGCAAGGCGAAGAGTACAACCGAGGTATTTTCAAGATTACTATACCGCCCCTAACCATTTCAGACGAACACCAGGGAGGTCTCGTGTCCAGACAAAAAATGCGATTCATCATCTATGCTTCCGTCGATGCATCTCTCTCGATGGGAGAGACAGCGACAAGGCATGGACAAGCTCCACAAACGAAGATGGATTTTGTTCATGCTACGATTAAAAATATGATTGACTATATTGCCTCACAAGAGGATGAAAATGCGCATGCCGAGTTTTACTTTACAATTATCAGTTTCCACTCCACCGCTTCATGCGTTCTTCTTCCCTGTCGCGTGACAAAAGAAAACAAAGACCAGCTTATTGAAATCGTTATGAATATCCGACCTGCAGGAGGCACAAATTTCGAAAAGTGTTTCAAAGAAGTTGCGCGTCTCATGACGGCAGAAGGCGATTATATTAAACCAGACGAGACCATTTCTGACAACTTCGTTACTCGCATGCATATTTTCCTCACAGATGGTTCGAACAACGAAGGAGAAAATCGTGTATCCCATCTTACGTCATTGTTAAAGCCTACTTTTACAGTACCACAGAAACCAGCATCACAAATCATGATTGGTTATGGTCCGGACCACGACTCAACAATGCTTCAAACTCTTTGCACGCATTTCCCCAAATCAAAGCAATGGTTCATCGACGACGTGGAGAAGACGGGATGTATTTTCGGTGAAATCCTATGGTCGGCAATGAATGCGGCGTACACAGAAGTGACTCTTTCATCGAATGTCGAATTTTACGATTTCACCACAATGTCTTGGAAAAACGAAATACAAATAGAAGACCTCATTTACGACTCATCGCGCACCTTTTATGTTCGCGTGCCATGGAGTCTCGAGAGTGTTGTATGTGACATGGTGTGTTTCTCAACAGCGTCTCCAGGAAATATGACACACAAGACCGAAAAGTTGTTAACATACTTACCTGAATCCGAAGCCACAACCAACCAAACCGTAGAACAAGAAATGTGGAGGCTTGACACGATTGTTACGATAAACCAAGCGCTAACATTCCTTCAAACTATGAAGAGACTTCCTTACAATACAATGAACGAAGAAAAGAGCCGTCTTATCGGGCTTGTAACTGCATTCCAGGAAAAGTTCCTCGCCTATGTCACAGAAAAAAATCTAAGCGAAGACTCGTTTATGATTCAGCTTGCTGATGACTTGTTTGTATGCATTAGCGGTTTGATGGCTGCTTCGATTGGTGAAATATATGTCGCAGCGCGCCAGGCATCACAAATTCAGCAGCGTTCAGTGACCGTGAATGACATTACACCTCTTCAGGCAGAAATTCTCAGTTCTATGCCGATGTCGTACAACCATCGCCATGATAACGACCAGTTTGATGACGACGCATTTCATCGTACACCTCAAGCACCTAGGCGAACGCATTCTAGTGGAAGGTGCGTCGACGACGATACACAAAGTCCGAACATTATTTCGACGCACTCATCACCGTCATCACCGCAGCAGTCATGTAATCCTGTCGATGAAACGCCTCGCGAAGAAGAGACCCAAGAGAATGACAAACTTGTATCAAAATTCACACCATCTGCGCGAGGCGTTGGTTCCAGGTTGCGACACTTGTCACGTGATGCGATTCTTGCGATGCGTGGAGCTTATCGAAATGGAGGTGATGCCATGTGCGATGACGAAGATTACATATACTCGCAAGGAACCGACGAAGTCTTTTCGTGTCATGCTTCTCCGGGATGTGCGCGTCTTGGAAGAATGCTTTCAGCGCCGAGAATTCAACAAAGTGCGGTCCAGGGTAGTTCGGTAATAGACAGGACAACTACGGCACCATTTTAAGGATGCAGCATACAACATACAGGTGAGTATATATTGACGACGATGGTGATGATGATGATGATAATAATGTTGTGATAATACTTTTTTTTGTATTTATGTTTACTTTATAATGTTTACTTTATAATGTTTACTTTTTATATAATATATAGGTATCTGGTAACTATATATTATATATATTAGTAATTAAATCAATATAAAATATTTTTATAATATATATTATAGATTATAATTTAAAATGGAAACTACTAACATACTTGATATGAACGAAACATGCGACTCACCTGTTTATGTAGATAAAACGCCTTTATCGTCCCCTGTTTCATCTTCTGTTTCATCTCCTGTAATTATTTCAAAAGGTAGCAATCATGAATGGGATGTACATGTTACGGATAAGTTGATATTACCGGAATTGAATGAAGCGGATATTCGCGGAGTTCCCGAACCACATAATTGCACATCATCTAACACAACAAATGTGCCTTCTCGTGATACGACGACGACGGATAACAAAGATGTGAATATTCGTGTAGAAGATTCGCATAATAAAGAAATGGTTACCATCGTAGTAAAAGATTTTGCATATTGTAAGGAAGAATTTTTGAAAAGTATCAAGGAAAACAATGTTTCTGTATCCCCCGAAACAATAATGCGTCTTCTTCGTATGGCGATGGTAATTGTGGAAAAAACGAATGAAACAGGTAGTAAGAAAAAAGAATTTGTAGTTAACTTGCTTACCGAAGTTGTAATGACAAATGACCTGATGTCCTCGGAACATAAAGAGGAAGCGCTTCATTTGATAAAGGGCGGTGTTGTTTCGGATGCCATCGATTTTCTTATCGACGCGACAAGGGGAAAATTCGACGTAAATAAAGTAGAAAAAATAGCCGAGGAGGTTGCGAAGTCGTGTTTTACAATATGCTTTGAAAAGTTTATGAAAAAGAAGTGAATTATATTTTTTTATTATTTATGCATTATTTATACATTATTATTTCATATGTTTAACATTTAGTACGAATACAAATAATATTTTTATTCGTATATTATAAATATTTTTATTCGTATATTATAACTAACAGCATATATATCTAACCATATAATGTTAAAAACAAAACATATAGTGTATATCGCGCTAACTCTAGTTATTATAATATTTACTTTATCTATGTTATTTAAAAAGTATTATTATTATTTTAATTTTTTTACCAAAGGCAATTATGCTCTAATGACAGATGAATATGAAGAACCATATATAATAAATAATATTATAACTGAAAAAGAAGCATTATATATTATTAATAATTCTTCGTCAAATCTTAGTGATAGTCGTATTCTAGGGGAAGTACTTGATACGAAAATTCGCAAAAGTAAAAACACATGGTTATATCCCAGTGATCCTGTTATTATGAATATTATGAAAAGAATAGCAAATATCGTTAAGTTGCCTGTAGAAAACGCAGAAGCATTGCAAGTAGTTAAATATGAACCAAGTGGTTATTACAATGAACATCACGATGGTTGTTGTGACGGTCATCATTTGTGTAAAGAGTTTATGATGAGAGGAGGGCAACGTATAAAGACGGTTCTCATATATTTAAATGATGAATTTACCGAAGGTGCTACTAATTTTCCCGTATTAAACATGAAAATTAAACCACCAAAATATAGCGCTATTATTTTTAACCCACTTGCTAAAAACAATAAAAAGTGTCATCCCAAAGCTCTCCATGCTGGATTACCAGTTAAAAGCGGAATTAAGTATGTTGCAAATTTGTGGTTTAGAGAGGAAAAATTTGTATAATATATTATACACATCATGGGTTTTCTGTTTCTTCTATCTCGTATGTACCATCGGAAGGACTGACAATAATTCCAGTATCCATGGTTATTCTTGTATAAAACCCCAGGTATCCATTGCGCGCATATTCGCTATTTGCTATTTGCTATTCGCTATTCGCTATTCGTATAATTGTATTAACGATATATATGAGTATCACAAAGAATATGTTCAAGGTGTACCAAATATTGATGGGATACTATATTTACCTGCTTCATCATGGTGATATTTTGCGATGATGCGTTTCGGGTATTTGTCTATTTTCATAATGTCTTCCGTGTCATATACGTTACCGGCTTTGTCGATATAGTATATAATCCCTTTGATATCTTGTGCCCATATGTCGACCTTCACGTTCTTTGTAGTCGGTGTTTCGCATTCAACTTCGTCAACAATGCTGTGCGGTGTTCCTTTGATATGTGTCCCGCAGTATGTTTCACCGTCTTTCTTGCGTCGCGTACATTGCTCACCGTTTGCCCTCTTTGCGCAGCATCTTTCATAGATTGGCACTACACTCTTAACTCGTTTTCGTTTCATAAAGTCGTCTTTTCCAAGCCGCAACTTTTCATAGTTATATACAAAACCTGTCATAGAGTTACAATGTAATTTTGTATTATCAATTGCACGCATAAGTTCATCTTTTGTCGACGCGTCCGTTACATAAAGTAAGTTCACTACTTCTTGTAATTTTTTTGCTATATCGTTTTTAAAAGCGATTATATGATCGTCTATTCTTTTGTTTACACGTCGTTCCATTTTATTATTTTAAAAGTAATAAAATTGTTGTATTGGATGAATGAGAGTTCTTATTATTATATACTTGACTTATCTTTATTTCAATTTTATATATATTATAATCAAAACAACATGGGTTTACATAAATACACCATCTTCATCCTCGTCTCCACCATTATTATTTTGTGTATTTTCATTATTTTCGTGTACTATCTCGTGTACTTCTATAACTTGGTTTGGGATATTGTCTTCAGTACTATTTAGAATACGGGGTGTATTAGAACCGACAACGGAGTTATGAGTTGAACCATTTACACTTGGGGCTCTAGATACATGTCGACTCCCGTTGTTACTACGGACAGATGCACTGGATGATTGAACACCGGTAGTTATATTGTTATTAATGTTATTATTATTATTATTGTTATTAATGTTATTGTTATTAATGTTATTATTTGTATTACTAAAAACAACTTCTGCACTGGCTACAAGAGACGATGTATCTAATGTACTTGTAAAGTTAACAGGGTTAAATGACTGATTAGATAAGTGAGACACGCGAGAATGATGAGAAGTACTTGATGGTGGGCGCGATAGTTGTTGTTGTTGTTGTTGTTGTTGTTGTTGTTGTTGTTGTTGTTGTTGTTGTTGTTGTTGTTGTTGTTGTTGTTGTAACTGTTGTAACTGTTGTAACATAACAAGTTGTTGCACGTGTGATTCTGTCAGAACAAGGTTATTGGTAGGTTCACCAATACTAATGTTTTCATTATTGTTGTTATTGTTGTTATTGTTGTTATTGTTGTTATTGTTGTTATTGTTGTTATTGTTGTTATTGTTGTTATTGTTGTTATTGCTGTATATCAATGGTGGGGTGCGTATACTGTTAATACTTGAATTTCTACTAGGTGATTTATTATTTGTAGCAGTATCTTGCATAACACCACCATCTACTACAACACCTGTAAGCTCAATGACAGAATTTTTAATATTTCTATTTTGATTTCGGCTACTGTTTCTACTATTACTATTCGAATTTTTATTTTTATTATTTGAGTCAGTGACTGATGCCGGAGGAGGTGGTGTATTTCTTTTAATTAAATTTACCCCTTTAGTAAAAAAATTTGATACAGAACTCATAAATCCAGATGATGCGCTTCCTGAAGAAGCGTTACCGTCATTTCCACGCATATTATTTTTATCTTTACCACCACTAGAATACCCATCGCCTCTATTCCCATATCCGCCATTATTGTCGTCATCATCATTAGAGTCATGAGATGATCCACGCGAACCTCGCGAACCACGACTATTACTTCTCCTCATTCGTCGTCTTCTTTTTTTATCACCAATATTGTCGTCATCATCGTTGTTCGATTTTTCGCCATTGATAGTTACTTGACTTAAACCGTTACATAAGTTAGGTGTATGGGCTGAGAATGTAATTTTATTCGACGATAAATCCATAACACCGTAGTTTTTCTTAAACATTTCGATAATTTCTTCATCAATCAATGGTGCTATATCTTGTAAATTTTTTATGTCCGTTTTAATAATCTGTAGCATATCTTTTGCAGATATTCTCTGGTCACGTTTCAATGACAACTCTATCATTATTTTCTTATTTATTTGCTGAAACTGCAAAGAACAAATACGATGAGATTCAGAACGCTTACCTAACTGAAAATAAGTATCGATTGATTTTATAATGCCTACAAAAATACTACTTACACCTAAAATGATATTCATTTTATCATAACCAATATCTATACCTGTTGCAAATCCAATTGCACTAGATAGTATAATAACAGGTATATTTATATAGTTTGAGCGTTCACTGTACTTTTCAAATGAGTAGCGGTGTAAGATTGAAAACGACTCACACTCTTCGGCATGTATTTTTAATAAATATTCTAAATCGCTATTGTAATCAATAATATCTGTCATTAAATATTATATAATATGCAAATATAATATTTTACTATGTAAAAAATTGTTATGTAAAAAAAAGATGTCCATTTTATTAGTTTGTTTGTTTGTTTGTTTGTTTGTTAAATAATGCATTGTCCTTTTTATATTTACGTAGTAAATTAATGTATTTCTCACCAACACTCTTACATGTCATGTATTTATATCTCACATGATGTCTTATCATATATGTAAAAGCTCTGTTGTTCTATTCTCATTCAACACAAACCAAAATATTATCAAAGCATTTCCCCAAATAATGTAAGAGTCATATGAACTTCTATCAACCTCTAAAAAGTCAAGGATTGAAAATATTGCCGGATTTAAAAAAGAAATAACTAAAATTAATATGACCCATGATTTTAAACTTCCCATTCTCATTAGTAGTTATATATATACTATATTACTTGTATATATTATATTAGTTTATATTTTTTAAAATCATATTCATAATTATTAGGTATATCTTTCGTATTAATATAATAATATGATAAAGGCTTTTGAAATTTATACTCGCTTATACATATGCGCATTTCTAAATAATACAGTTGTTTTTTCCTTTTTTTAGATACTTTATCAACAGTTAAATCAGTATCAATATCGCCATCATTGCTATCATTGCTATCGTTGCTATCGTTGCTAGTATCACTATCATTATCCGTGTCATTTGTATATAAAATATCATCATCATCATCTATGACTGATTTTTTAATAGTTATTTTATGCACACCATTATATGCAGAGTTGTACTTTTCTTTCCACTTACAGTCGTTGTCTCTAAATTGTGCCGTCCTTTTTTCAACTGGATTTACACTGTAAATATATTTCGCCATATCAGACTTATCAGGTTTATCTTTTTTTATAAAAACTTTCATTTTCCCTGGATAAATAACAAATCTCACAACCCCACCTTTTGTATTCTTTTCACCGGTATCACTATCATAACATGCATAACGCATTGCATTATATAAGTGAGTAAAATAATAAAATGGACCATACCTAGACTCACTATTCGCCCTTTTAACAGAAAAAACAGCGTTATATCTTGCAGTATTACTATCACTTCCATTATAAAATACCATCGGTGTTTCAATTAATGATTCTTTGTGATATATTTTTATAGCTTCTGGGTACGCTAAGAACACATCAGTAACGGTCTCGCTTATATCATAAAACATTAATTTCCGATGATTAAATATTTCGCTTACAGTAGCCCACCATATACTATCGGTATGTCTTCCACAACAAGGGGTGTTATTTTTTTCCCTAAGCTCATATAGTAATAAGATACGTTGATGAATACGTGCACTTTTTACGTTGTTCATTGTAGGCGATTCTATGACTCTCCCTTTAAATGTGCACAAACCCTCACCTAATAAGTTATCTAATAAAAGGGAAGCATTCTCTACTATTTCGTAATTTGAAGTGCTTTGTGAGAAGTTCGGGAAATAGAGTATGTCATCTTCGCTAGATTTGTATAACATAAATTCTAAAAATGGTTTATACGCCGTGTTGTTGATGTAGTAAACTAAAAATTCAACCAATATTTCTTTATCCATTATTTCTTCTTCTCCAACATCAATCTCAACATCATGTGTTAAATGCTCTGAAGATTTATACGAAAATGGGTATTTTATATTTGTCATTTTCATCTTCTTCGCGGATAAATCATTATCAAAATTGCTTTCATAGTCTTCTTCTTGAGTCATACTGCGTATTGATACATTATTAGATATTTCTGACTCTATATATGAAGGTGTAAGCCTGCTCAAATCATTTTCACCTTCGATGTCACTTTCGTCATAACTTTTGCTATTATCATATTTTTCATCTATTTTCGCATTTTTATATTTACTTTTTATTTTCGAATTATCTCTCGCATCTGTTGCGTCTCTAGATGTTGTATTTGTCTTCTTATAGTATCGTTCGATATCACCCAAAGACATAGGCTTATCATTTTGTATAATGCCTTTTCTAAATCGTCCTGATGATGGGAGCATGGTATTATAATAATGTCTCACACAATTATAATACTAGTATATTATTATTTTTGTACTTTACGGCGTATTGATTCTTTTACTTTTTCTTCGCGTGACTCCAACAAAAACTGTACCAACTCTTTCGCCTGTTCGTCATCATCTTTGAAATACTTCATAAGAGATGTAGCTAAAGTATTTTTATTTAAAGGCGCTTTAACTTTCGTTTTCGTATAAATAAGTTTTCCGTCATTTACATCGAAACAGTCAATTTCGTTTTTGCGCATAACTTCTACTAAACTGTCTGCATATCCTTTACGTTTTTCCTTTAGTTCTTTAAGCCGTGTTTGTATATCGCGTATCTCATTGTCATTTGCCAACCATCCCTTAATATGTTGGACCAACTGTTCTTTCGTTTCCATGTCTTATACTTAATATACTATAGAATATTATTAAAACACTTTTATGTATATTTACATAAATATGTTTTATATACGTTTTACTATTTTTTAATATCGGTCAGTTGTACTTCTCTTGCTATATTTTTTATAATTTTCTTTTCTATTTTGTCATCATCTTCGAAAGGTTCTGTTATTTTGTTCAATATTGTCAGGTATTCGTATTGTAGTTTTTCATCTTCAATCCAATTTGGATGCATTTCTACCCAATCTGATATTTTATTTCTTTGTTTATTTGCAACTCGTTCAATCGTCTTTTTCATTATTGCGTTATTATTATCTTTCTCCCACTTATCGTGTTCTTTAATATATACAGTATCACGTTTAAAGTCCGTACAATGTATAGGGCGTTTATACACATCTAGTTCTTTAAGACCATTTATCATAAGGTTACTTAATCCTTGTGTAATTCCATTTTTCCTAGTAAAATAGAGGTCATCGAGTGTTATTTTAAGAGATTTAATAAACTCATTTATATTGATAGCATCTTTGCAGTGTTCATTGAGGAAAACATTCAAGTTAAAGTTATTGTTGTTCGTCGTGTTGTTGATGGTGTTACCTATTTTAGGAATCATACATTTTATCTGCTCATGTTGTTCTTTAATTATTTTTATCATTTCTTTATTATCATTAATAAGTTCCATAAACATGTCTTTTGTAACTACTTGATTCGTTTCTTTATCAGTATTGCCATAATTGACTTTTATTTCAGTATCATTTAATGAAATATTTTTATTAATGTTGCATTTTTTATCATGCTTCCATAACCCAACTCTTGATAAATACTGTTTGCTACATAATACGCACTCAAATATTTTGGCATTTTTGTTATCATTTTCACTATTTGTTAACTTCTTATGTTTTGATGTGACTAAATGTTTAACATAGTTACTTTGCTTCCTACATATAAAGTGACATATTTTACATTCAAAATTATCGGCATTTTTTTTCGGCATTTTTGTTAATATGTCCATATATTTTGTTAACATAAAAAATTCCTAAATCATTTTTACATAATATATACAAAAGTTGTAAAAATTTATCGTCACGTTTTTTTCATCTCAAAAATGCATTTTAGAGCATTATGGTCTGAGTGATGAATTCAATGTTTTTTTCAAAAGTCTAGCCCCGGTTTTGAAAAATGGACAAAAATAAATGTCCATTTTTGAAAAGTGCCACCCAAAAGTTGAAAAATTCATACATCATCATTCTTCGGCTCCGCCCTCCCCATCTTATGGCGAAGCTTTGTGACCATTATGCTAAGAATAATATTATATTATTAATAGAAAAACAAACCATTATGGTGCAAAATACAGGAGTGTATACGTGTGTCTATTTTTGTATGGTAACATAACTATATATATATTGAAAAATAACACAGCATAATATCTAGACAAAATTATCAGCATTTTTGTTAACATTTTGTTAACAAAATTGTTTACCAAGTAAAAAATTCCTAATTTTGAATTATTATATGCTAGATATATGGTCGTTTTTTGTCCGTAAAAAAAAATGGCATTTTTTTGTCCAGAATTTTTGTTAACAGCGTCAAAAATGTCCAAAATTTTATAGAATGGAGCGTTCATGGATAAAAAATATAAAAAAATTATCGTCACAAATTTTCAAACTTAAAAATGCATTTTAGAGCATTATGCTCTGAGTGACGATTGCATTGTTTTTTTCACATTTCTACCCTCGGTTTTGAAAAATGGACAAAAATAAATGTCCATTTTTGAAAAGTGCCCACCAAGATTTGAAATTTTCATACATCATCGATATTACAAACTATTCTGCTCCATTTCCCCGAAACCGTTTAATTCTTTTTATCGATTAGTATTTCTTTTCCAAGATTTTTTATGATTTTCTTCTCATAGTTTTCATAATTTTCGATAGGTTCACAAATGGAACGTACCATTGTTAAGTAGTCCAGTTGCTTTCTTTCGGTTTCCATCCAATCGGGATTATCGATAGACCACTGTTGCAACGCGGTGCGTTCCTTGTCTGCAATCATTACAATAGTGTTTTTCATCATCTCATGGTTCTCATCTTTGCACCACTTGTCTTCATCTTTGATATACATGATGTCGCGTTTAATATCCGTACAATGAATGGGGCGTTTGTAAATGTCAAGCTCTTTGAGTCCTTTTATCATGACATCCGTTATACCGCGTGATATACCATTTGTCTTTGAAAATAGTAAATCTTCGAGTGTTATCTTGAGCGAGTCAATAAAGTCGGAGATATTCAATGCATCTTTGCAATGCTCGTTCAAAAAAACGTTCAAGTTAAAGTTGTTCGTCGTGTTATTATTATTTGTTATATTACCTATTTTTGGGATTATACTATTTATCTGTTCCTGTTGTCCTTTAATTATTTTCATCATCTCGTCATTATCTTTAATGAGCTTTAATATAATATCGTCTTTTGTAAAGTTACTATAACTCGGTATAGATAATGAAGCATTATTATTGTCACCATCTTTTTCTTCATCAGTAATCACATCATTTATGCCGTTGGTAGTATCGATATTCGATTCTTTATCCTTACAAACAGTAACAGATGTATTAACGGCGATACATGTTCGCTTATGCTTTGCTAGACTCGAACGATGGTTATATTTCTTACCACATATGCAGCTAATTTTTTTATCACATTTATTCGGCATTTTTTTGCTAGTCTCTGTTAGTCTTTTATGCTTGATGGTGTCAAGGTGTATTTTATAGTTAGACACTTTACAGCATTTAAAGTCACAATTTTCACACACAAAAATCCGGCATTTTTCGGCATGATTCTTGTTAGTCGTTTCTTCCATTTTTTCTATATAATAGACTAACAAAAAAAATGCCTAAATCATTTTCATATAATATATAAAAAGTTGAAAAAATTATGGTAACAAAAAAATCATCTTAAAAATGCGATTTAGAGCATTATGGTCTGAGTGATGAAATCGATGTTTTTTTCACATTTCTACCCCCGGTTTTGAAAAATGGACAAAAATAAATGTCCAATTTTGAAAATCGACGTTTAGAATTGAAAAAAACAATCATCATTCACTTCTTCGGCGTACGCCCTGCTCATCTTACGGCGGGGTTTGTGACCATTATGCTTTGGATAATGGGAGCATTTATAATAGAATTCTTACCATAATGGTGTGGCGGAGGCGGAGGCGGAGGCGGAGGCGGATGTGGGTATGATAGAGGAGGGGATAGTTATGAAAGTATAAAATATAGTGTAGAATATTATATAGATGGTTCATGGTACAGATGCAGAAACACATGCATGCTACTTTACATATAAAGCTATTTGGTGACTTTGGTCACTTTATATGTAAAACTAAGATTATATTATTATCGCAATTCATCGCAATTCCTTAAAAATCCACATCAATGGAGCGCATCATTAACATACTGGTAACTAAATATGGGTCCATATTTGCAGCCGGTCGCCTATCCTCGAAGTATCCATACCCTGCATTATGTGTATTATTATTAATACGAACGGATACTCCTCTATCGCCTACACCCCATGTAAATGTGTTGTAACTGGACGTTTCATGCTTCCCTGATAGACGTAGTTCATTACTGACACCATAGTGTTTTATATCTTCTGTGTGGCTCTTTTCTAGTATATCAATAACACGACAAATCTCTTTTAATCCCGTATTGTCTTTACAGGGTGTCCGCATTTTAAGAGTGGAAAAATTCGTATGACATCCGGACCCATTGATGTGCGGGAATGGTTTAGGTTCGTATGAGATAGTGGTCTCATATTTTTCGGCGATGCGCTCAAGAAGGAACCGTGCAATCATTAGCTCGTCGGCAGCCAGTATTCCTTCTGATGGTCCGATTTGAAATTCCCATTGATTATTGCTTACTTCGGCGTTGATACCGGAGATTGTAATACCGGCTTTTATACATGCGAGCATATGTTCTTCAGCTATTTTCCGATACTCAATGTCGCGTCCGATACCGCAGTAGTGTTGTGTTGTTGGTTTTGGTCTGGGCTCGATATTTTTGTTGAAAATAAAGTATTCTTGTTCAAGACCAAACCATGGTTTTTCTTCTTTATATATGTCGAAAAGTGGTTCGGCAGAATAACGTCGATTTGTTGTGGTGGGTTTTCCGTCATGATTGTATGTCTCACATAGAACAAGTTTTGATGATTCGATTAGTGGTGGCGATGCAGGTAATAGGGGATTGTCGCATACAAAAACAGGTACAAGTGTTATTTCGGATTTTTTACCATCGGCTTGACCAGTGGAAGAGCCGTCATAGTCCCATTTAGGGTAACTAGAATAATGCCTATAATTTACATAATTATGATTATCATCAGGGTAAGGTCGAATTATTTTAGTTTTAGACCTCAATTTTTTATCTGCGTCTAGCCAAATATATTCGGCGATAATATACAACGAAATCGGCATGTTTATATATAAAATATATACATGTATATATTTTTATGTAGTTTTTACATATACATATATAAGGTATAAATGGTAATAAAGTGTTAGTATAATGGTTTTATTTAATGCATATGTCTTTTACAAAATTGCGACCCATCGGTAGATATGGTCATTCCGCATTGTTTACCTACATTAGCGCCACTTTTTAGTATAGCTACGCATCGCGGTTTACCTGAAACAGTGGATTTTCTTCCTTCTTTTTTAGCGACATATTTTTTATAATGCGTCGGGCAAAGTAGTACGTTTTCCGTCTCATAATATAGTGCATTTTTGTTACATTTTGTCTCACAACAATCAGTATCGTAGTTGCGTTTTTTTGTAACATGCGAACATTTTGCAACAGGGATACAGTCATTACCACTGGAGTGTATAGTTTTGGCAAGCTTAACACCTGGATAAGGAATAAATGGTAGTAATTTGTTGGTGATGGTGCGACAATATGGACATTTAATTTGGTTGGAATTAAGTTTAGTAACTTCGTATAATGTGTTGAACTTTGTTTTTTGGTAAAGTACTTCTTTATAAATGGGGATGTAGTTAAACTTATGGTTACAAACAAGAGTAATGTGATTTGGGTGGAGAATTTCTTTAGAAATAAGACAAATATTATCATGAGATGGTGTAGAAATAATTGCATTCGATGGTTCGTGTGCGTTTATATCGGAGTCATTGGATGTCGCATTGTCTGTGTTTGTACTTTCTATAATTTTAGAAAGTTCGGAAAAAAAGTCGATAGATTTTTGTACTGGATGCGTATTTAATTTAGAAGGTAACATAAAATATAAATTGTGTATAATTAATAAAATAAAAAGTCTTTATATTATTATATTAATAATATGGCGACAAAGAAAGAATGGGGGAATGCGACCTGGTATCTATTTCATACTCTTTCGTTCAAAATGAAGGACGAATATTTTGATGAATTAAAGAATGAGTTTTTAAACATATGCATGAAGATATGTGCAAATCTGCCGTGCCCGGACTGTTCTGAACATGCATCACAAGTTATGAAAAATTTAAAACGGGAAAACATTAAAACAAAAAAGGACCTACAGTTATTCTTTTTTGATTTTCACAATTCAGTAAATAGGCGCGTAAGAAAGCCTCTATTTAAAGAGGAAGACATGTTTATGTATCATAAAGCAATAACGAATAATATCATTTTTAACTATATAAATGTAATGTCTAAAAAACACCACAACATAAAATTATTGTCAAATAGTTTCCACAGAGACATGACAATGAATTATTTCAAAAAATGGATAACGCATAACAGCTTTAAATTTAATCCATGAATTTTACATCGCACAATACGTGTTACTCTACTCTTACATGGTATGTATAACTTCACCATTTCTATATACTTTGCATTTAAATGTTTGTTTGTTGGGTCGTGAGCATATTGATGCGCCATTTTCGACATTAAAGAAAACCATTTCGTTATTTGCAGCAGAAACAAAGAGGTACCACATGTAACCGACAATCCATCCGATAGCAAGACCGATAATGACACCGACCATAGGAGTACAACCGTAGTAGATTTTCGATGCAGCGTCAATGAAGAAGAATACCATTATGATGGAAAGCATAACGACATTATAGCTACTATATTGTAACATAGGCATAAATATGTACGCGAAAATGAATCCTAATGCGGCGCTATTGAAATTGGGGATTGTGTATTGTCCAAGACCAAATGGTAGCGAGACGAAGTTGCATTGTTTTTTCCAGTATGGTGAGCCACGGTTATTCATATTTTCGAATTTGGCGTTGGTAGTGAAAGCAGCGATAGAGAAAATAAAAAGAAGGACAACAAACCCGGCTAAATACATTACCCATTTAAGATTGCCATTGCTTAAACTAGAAATAATGAAAAATCCAGATAGCAGAACGGGCGATAGGGATGAGAGTATTTGTAAAATACCACCGATGGATAAAGATATACCTGGTTCTAAATTAGACAACATTGCTGTTTTAACGAATATTGCAGATGCGCTATCTTGTGGCTGATTTTGGTTTTGAGATATTTGTTGGTTGTTAGTTACTGACATATTATATATTATATGTTATGATATAATATATAATAATATAATGTTTTTGGGTTGAGTAATTGTTGAGTAATTTTATATTACACTTAATATTTATAGCAACGTGTTAAATATATATATGTAAAATACATAGAAACAAAAAGATAATAATATATATATTACACTACAACAACAACCACCCCACCACCCCTAACCAAGACTACGATGGGTATTCCTAGTTATTTCTCAAAAGTAGTGAAAGCGTATCGTCATATTCTAAAAGACCTGAAATATTTGAGTCATGTAAATAATTTGTATATGGATTGTAATTCGTTAATATATGATGCTGTTAAAAATAACCCGACATATAATAAAAGCAAATCTGCAGAGTATGAGAAGGAGCTTATAAGAATGGTATGTAGCAAGATTGACTATTATGTAAGTGTGTTAAATCCTCAAACACGTGTATTTATTGCGTTTGACGGCGTTGCACCGGTTGCGAAGCTGAGTCAACAGCGCGATAGAAGATACAAGTCGTGGTATACGGCGCAAATTCAGAGGGATATAGAAGGCGCGGGATATAAGGAGGCGTGGAATACGTCGGCAATTACACCGGGTACTAATTTTATGCGGCAACTAAATGAGGAAGTTGTTGAATACTTTGATAAAAAGATGCATGAGATGAATAACATCTCGAACAAGAGAGGCAGCAGGTTAGAATATATTATATCGAGTAGTTCGGAACCGGGTGAAGGCGAACATAAGATATTTGACTATATGCGAACGTATCCCGAGTATCATAACTCACCGAATACGGTTACGCTTGTATATGGGTTGGATGCCGACTTGATTATGTTGACGCTGAATCATTTGCATATAACTAAAAACCTGTATTTATTTCGCGAGACACCTGAATTTATAAAATCGGTGGATTCTACACTGGATGCGAATAAGGATTATTTGCTAGATATTCCGGAGTTGGCGGCTTCTATCATAAAGTATATTCATAATGTAGAGCCGGATACAGAAGTAAGTATAAGAGACACAACAGAAGCGAGAGAATTGACTAAATTAAAAGGGGGATGCGATAAAGATACGAATAGGATAACGGATTATATATTGATGTGTTTTTTGTTGGGGAATGATTTTATGCCGCATTTTCCGGCATTGAATATAAGGACGGTAGGTATAGATATATTATTAAATGTATATAGGGAGACATTGGGGAGGACGAATAAGTATTTGACGGAGGGTAATAAAATAGTATGGAAAAATGTACATGAATTTATAGAACATATTGCGAAACAGGAGGATACGTTATTGACTGAGGAGCATAAGAAGCGGGATAAGTTTGCGCGGAGGTTTGGTGATAGCAGTAGCAGTAGCAGTAGCGGAGGAGGTAACAACAAGATGAACAACATGAGAGATAACAGGTTCGAGAGAAATGTGTTTAATCGAGAGTTAAATAAAAATGAAACACAACCACAAACACAAAGTCAAAGTCATAACCAAAAAAATGATAAAAGAGTGTTACAAGACACTGAAGAAGTATTAGGGGAAGGATCGGATATTCAAAAAATAGACGACTTACTGATGCTACCGATGAAAGAGCGGAGTGTGGAGAAATATATTAATCCATTTGCGAAGGATTGGGAGTATAGGTATTACAAGGCATTGTTTGATGTCGAAATAACGGATGACCGAAGGAAACAAATTTGCATAAACTATTTGGAAGGGTTAGAGTGGACATTTCATTACTATATGGCGGGTTGTATAGACTGGAAATGGTGTTACAACTATCATTATGCGCCGCTGTTTAAAGACCTTGTAAAGTATATTCCACATATGGATACTCAATTTTTGAAAAGAAAAGAGAAAGCACCTATTGAAGACCTTGTACAATTGTGTTACGTATTGCCTAGACATAACTTGAATTTATTGCCTATGGAAGTAAATATTGTATTGTTGCAACGGTTGGGACACCTTTATGGGGACGACTACGAGTTTAAGTGGGCATATTGTAGATATTTTTGGGAGAGTCATGCGGAATTGCCGAGGTTACATATTGAAACATTGGAGAATATAGTCTTTGAGGCGAAAAATAAAAGAACTTTTGCGACATCCAATCCTATTGCGATACCGAAGACGCATCATGGTGGGAGAAAACAATCGTTATAAGAATGGCAAATATTAGTTTATTTTCATTTTGCGTTAATAATTCCTGTTTATTTTTATTATATTATTCCTGTTCATTTTATTTTGTTATATTTATATTTCTGTCTATAAATATAACCACGAACTTTCTACATTTACACGTTTGGTTATGATGACACAGCATGAGATGTAACAGGTGCGAGAGAAAATGGGAAATTCTTTATAAAAGGAAACTTGAAAAAACCACATCCAAGGGAACAAGTACTACTGGTACCACTAGAATTCGGTATAGTAGGTACACAAGTCGGAATACCTCCGCAGCATTTATAAAGAGAAGATATAACGGAAAAACATTTCTCAACAATTTTAAAAATAATATAATATAAGATAGACCAAAAAATAGCACGAAGTAATAAAAATGATACTGGTAAAGGTGTATCGCCTTTTAATATTTGGTCTTCAATTATGGGGAATGTAGTAGAGTACTGGTCCATTTTCTCAACACATTCGCTATGTGATAACCCTTGACTGCGGAGAGTGTCAATGCGATATTTATCCATTTTGGACCATATTTTGCTCCAAATTTTATAGACATCGTTGTAATAGTCGTCTTTTGTATAAGGTCGCTTATTCTTTTTCTCGAACTTGGTCCTGAGTTTTTGGGGGTCTATCATAGGACCATAGTATGTAAATAGCTTAGTGTTTCTGTGAAATAAAAATTTTGCATCATCTACAACGTAGTCTTTATTTGTGGTATGAACAATTTGTATGGGAAGGTTATTTTCGAAAGAATGGTAAATAAATCCTTTTTTAAGGCTTGCGGATACTGTATGACGATGTGGACGACGAAGACCTTCTGGATATAAAGAAAGGTTACGTGTCTCGTCAATTTTGCGAAGTTCTTCTATTTTTATGAAGTCTTCTATCACTTTTTCTTTTGAATTTCCTTGGTTAATAAAAATAGTAAAAGACGTGAGGTAAGATATAAGACCCAATACTGGTAACATAGTCCTCATTTTATTTAAAGCAATAAATTTAGAAGAATAATGTAAAATGTGCGGGTCAATAAAAAAATCTCCTACAGAAACATGGTTTGTCATGTACATAATATTTTTATCAATAATGAGCCCTTTTTTTGAAACTTTGTGAAAAGAGCAGTTTGTACATTTTATACATTCTTTAACAACATGTTGTATTGCTTGTTTATTATTTTTTACATCATAGTCAAGAAATGTAAAAATAGGATAAATAAATGTTAGATATATTAAAATACAACTATCTAAAATATTTCGAATACCAAAACTAGAATAGTCGTATGTAAGCATGGGTTCGATATCTACCATCTTTATTTAGGGTAACAATAATATTTACTAAAGAACACTTAAAATAAAATAACATAAATTACTAATTGTTAAAACGCAAAGTTGTGATAAATATTTATAAAAATAAGTAATTTATAAATATTCAAATAATTAGTTTAAAATGATGATTATAAAATATAGTATAAAGTATAATACTAAAAACAGAATACTAAAAAAAGAATACTAAAAACAGAATGGAAAATGTATTGAGTCGCATTGACAATAGCTACCGGATTCTTAAATTTTCCGGGACAAGGGCAGATTTTGCAACGTTGATGGAGAATAATCCGGGTATTCTTATATTCAAATTTACAGCGACATGGTGTGGTCCTTGTAAAACGATAAAAGATTATTCATACAAGAAGTCGAATGAGTTGCCCGACTATATGACAATGTTGGAGGTGGACGTAGACGAGTGTTTTGACTTGTATGCTTTTTTGAAACATAAAAAGATGGTCAATGGTATTCCCGTATTTTTGGCGTATGCAAAGGGAATAAACGATGGTCCTATAGCGTCTATTACAGGGGCGAGATTGCCGGATATAGAGACATTTTTTGCGACGTGTATGAGTTACAAGTTTTGAAACAAACGACACGCATCGCGCGTATATTTTCAATAATAACCATAAAAAGGCGAGTATAGTGTTTTCATGGTCAACTTCATTGTTTTATATTTTTTGCACTCACAGTCATAACAATAATATTGTTTAATAATATCTTTGTTAGTATCAAACTCGTGAAGTGGTGCGTATAGTTTATCATTTAACAAATATACATATTTATCACCAACAGCAAATGCAAAAGAGTCATAATTCCCGCCGATGGGAGAATAAAATTTACGAATAGTATCACCATCTTTAGTTGAAAAAGATAATATGCCTTTTCCTATAAACAAGTATTTATTGTCGTATGTTTGTAGAAGAATTGTATTACCTTTTGCTACGCCGCGTTTAAATCGCCAATATGGGTCATTTGATTCATTATCGCCGAGAAATAGTTGTTTATATTTTACGTCCATTAGTTTATCTTTTAATGCACTAGTATTCGTTTCTTCAATAAAATGATTATTGTAAATTTCAGCCTGTCCATTACCATAGTCAAATAACACAAACGGAAAAGACGCGTTATCATTTATTTCATATATGTTTTTAGGTTGAATTCGAGACTGTAAAGATTCTTTAACTGTATTATTATGAATACACTTTATAAATTTGGATACATTTATAGAACCATAATCTGTTTTTTTGTATATGCATTTTGATGTATATACTGGGGAACTTTTGTATTCTTTCACTGGTAACTTTACTGTTTTATTTTTAGTCATTTTTTTTGGAGAGTTAGAGTTACTTTTTACCCAACGATATATACCCTTTTTATCGGGTTTGGATTCATAGTTTGCACCGTCGTTTCCTTTCTTGGTGGAACCTTTGCAGTCCATTGCCGAATACGGTGGAGAGCTACGTGACTTATATTTTTTAGTTTTTAGTTCTATACAAGGTGACATTTGTAAATATAGGTAATATATATTATATAAAATATTATATAAAATATCATAAATATTATATAAAATATCATATAAAATATCATAAAATATCATAAAATATTTCATTTTCAACAGAACCGACTGAAGTCGAACCGTTGTCCATTGAGAACGGTAACAGGCAACCATCGTAGTGCCGAGGGATTACACATTTCTCTAGAAAAGAATCCGACTCCAAGTCTTCCACAAACACCAATAGCGAGTCTAGTAGAGATGACAAACCGGCTAATATCACCAGATAGTTCGGCGCGTGCACCTACACCTGCAACGCCTATATGAAATGTAGCTCCTGGGATAGGAATATTTGCTTGAAAGGCAGCATTCCATGTTCTTCCTACACTTTGGCTCATTCCTAAAAGTGATGCCCATGCCCTGTATCCAAAATTGGCAGGAGAAGCACAAGGAAGAATCCAAGCGGAGGCACCGAGTGTGATGAAATTTTGTAGCCCAACAGTACATCCAAGTTCGCCGCCGAATCGTGCTTCTCTGCATGTACAAAAGTTAGGAAGCCGAAAAAGACTAGTGATGGGTCCACAAATACTGAATGATGTCGGTTTCATCCCTGAACCAAAGTCTCGTGCGTCGGCGACTTCGAATGCGTCCAAGTTTACGACGGCATCGGTGACGTTTCCACTGTGATGACTACATTTGCTATCTTCAATACATGTTGAGGAAGCAGGGCACGAAAATCGCGCATCCATGCAGCGGACAGCATTGGGGAGAGGGGAACACGCGTACACTAAACCAGCACCAGTCGCAGATGCGTTACTCATACAAGTCTGAGACGGGGCACATGAAATACCGTTACCGCAGTCTTGTGCACTTGGGGCGATTGTTGGAAGGGCATCCGTGTTGCAAACAAACATGACAAGGGCGCATGCCAAAAATGTGGGGAGTTTCATTTTTTGAGAATATATATAGTATATGTTTATATTTTTATATACTTTTCCATATATATTATTAGCGCCCATACCCCCGCGCCTCGCGCCTCGCCAGTACCCCTAAAAATTCTTCAAAACGATAATATATGCTAGAAATATACCGAAAAAGTTTTTGGCGAAGAGGTCTAAAATATTGTAAATCGAGTTTTTAATATTGTATGGCATCAAAGCGGCAATACCGTAAATGGACCAAAAGAAAAAGAAATACCAGAATATTTTCAAACCTGTATCACTCTGCGTTGCAAATTTATAGTAAATAATATAGTAGTAAATCAAAAACGGTATAAATCCCATAAAAACACCCAACCCTGTTGAAATTATTTTTACTTCGCCCAAAAACCCGAATAATAACATTAACCAGTTTAACGTCATCACTTTTGAAACGCTATCTAGGTTATCTTTTAGTGTTCCGAATAATGTCATACCTGTGGTGTCGATGTTGTTATGTCTTTTCCCGAGAAATATTAAATATACCATTAAGGTTGTCAACATGGTTGGTGTGGTGATTGCCCAGTCGATATATCGTTTAGGTGTAACATTGGTAACTTTGGTAAAGTTAAATACCAACCATATGTAAAAAATACCTTCAATGAGTTGAACGGTTAGTTCTAAATATAGTAAATGGTTGATTAAACGATATTGAGGCGGAGTATTTCTTGAAAATACTAGCGCTATAATCTCGATAATGGCGGTAATAATCTGTACAATAACGGATATTTTTAGTGTTTGATAGAAAACGTTATTTGTATTTAGTGTTTGAATACTATTTGTCTTTGTCATCTAATATGTATTTGGGTGGATGTAGTTATGCACGTGTGTATATATAGTTAAAATATAAAATTACAATATGGAATAATGAATAAAAAATAATGAATAAAGAATAAATGCCCCCAAAATATATTAAAGCGTATTAAAATATAGAAATAAAATTAGTATATTATAGTAAGATAGTGCAAACATGTCAAGTATGCTGGAAAGTATAGATTTGGATATAAACAATTATGAATTAAACGATATATTGAACTTATTCAAGCTACCGGTTATGTTTGACGATAAACATCTTAAACAAGCAAAGATAACAGTATTACAAATGCATCCTGATAAATCGAATTTACCGAAGGAGTATTTTCTATTTTTTACAAAGGCGTATAAAATACTATATGAGATATACAAGGTCAGATTCCCTGATGCGAAAAAATACAAGGAGGACAAGTTTTCGTATACGGCGGTGATAGACCGTGAATTAAACCAGAATAAAACGAAGACGGCGCATAATGTGGAGGACCGCGAATACCATAAAACGGAGGAGGAGGCATATAAAAAAATTCAAAAAATGGACGCATCCAAGTTCAACAAATGGTTTAACGAAAAGTTCGAAAAGTTTCGCTTACACGATGAAGAGCAGGATAATGGATACGAAGAATGGTTTAGAGGTGTTTCAAAAGATGGTAGCGCAGATGAGAATGAGAACGATGTTCAAGAGATGGGAGGAACATGGGCAGAGAGGAATGCACAAATCGAGCGAAAGAAGGCGGAGTTGCGAAACAAGATGGCATTAATCCAGCACACGGAAATACAAACGGCGAATAGTAGTGGGGGAGGCGGAGGGTACTATGGTCTAGGTCGCGAAGCTCCGCAGGAATATTCTAGTGGACTATTTAGTTCGCTGCAGTACGAAGACTTAAAGAAGGCACATACCGAGACGGTAATACCTGTAACAGCCGAAGATTATCATAGTAGGAGAAAATATAAATCAACAAATGAGATGCAAATGTTTAGAGATATTGAAAGAACGAGCTATAATTATACGAAAGAGTTTCAGATGACACACTTAGATAGAGAAACAGCGCTTCAAGTGGAGCAAGATATGCAACGCGCATACAGGTTAGCGAAACAAGATGAGATAGTACGAGAGATAAATAAGAGGTTTAACTCTGAGTTCCACCAGTTGACGAACTGATATAGGAGAGATATATAAACATGAGACGTAATAGATGCATGAGATTAATCGAAAATCGCTATGGTATATAAATAATTCAAAACTGTTATATTTCGAACACTTGAAAATATATTCAAAAAAAACTGAAAATATATTCTAGGTAATTATTATACGGTATAATATAAATATAATATAAATATAAATATAGTGAAAATGAAAATTTCAAAAAAACAAATACTAATGATTTTACTACTTTTAATTATAGGATATGCATACTCAATGTATTCAGGTAAATTAAACCAAGACACGGAGAAAGAAGAGCGAGACTTAATCCAAAAGTTTTTAGCAAATGATGTAAATAAAATGGACCGTAAAAAGCCATTTATATGGATACCTATTCAGTACGATACGAACCAAAGAGAGTGGCTAAATTTCGGTTCTAGGAATACGACAAATTTGAATCAACCCTATTTATATTTAACAATAAGAAGTATAATAGAGAAGTGCGGTGATTCATTCAATATATGCCTCATCGACGATAACGTGTTTCATAAATTAATACCGAACTGGACAATAGAAGTGAGCCGTTTAGCCGACCCCCTAAGGTTACATATGAGAGAGTTGGCGATGGCGAAGCTATTGAACAGATACGGAGGTATGCGTTTAGCGCCTTCATTTATATGTTTTGAGGACTTGATAACATTATATGAGCTTGGAGTAAATACTGAGACAGCATCGGGTGGTGGCATATTTGTAACAGAAATGATATCGAAGAGTGTAATATCATCGTCACAAGCATTTGCCCCATGTTCAAAAATAATGGGGTGTGTTAAAGATAATGAAATCATGAGAAAGTATATAGAATATTTAGAGGTTTTGGTATCAAAAGACTACACCAATGAGATGGAGTTTGAAGGGAATATAAGTAAATGGTTTTCTAATCAAGTGGCAAGTGGGGCAGTAAATATAATAAAACCGGAGTTAATAGGATTAAAGAAGGAGGATGACTCACCGGTAATTTTGGACAATATAATGAGCGATACAAATATAGAACTTTCGAAGGAGAGTTTTGGGCTTTATATACCTGCTGGAGAATTATTACAGAGGCGAAACTATGGATGGTTTGTGAGAATGTCGCCTGCACAAGTGCTAGAATCAAATACTCAAATAGCGAAGTATTTATTGGCGATGAACTGAAAATGAATAGTAACATAAAAATATCACGCATCACGCATCACGCATCAAATATCAAATATCAAATATCAAATATCAAATATCAAATATCAAATATCAAATATCAAATATCAAATATCAAATATCACACAATATTTGATATTTTTATTGTAAAATAGTGCAGATGTGTTAAGTATCGCAAATAAATTCAGAATTCAGAAAAGTTCAATCAAATTATTGGTAAAAAGCGCTAACTCAATTTCGTCTTCATGAATATTATGAAATATCGTCATATACTTGCAAAGTATTTTCGTAATTTTATATTTATTCGTTTCGTTTATCAGTGGAGTCGTTTTAATAAAAAGAAAGTAATTGTCTAATATGTCCATCACAGAGTAACCTTGGTCATATAAGCTGTATAATATTTTGATACAGGGTTGTAATTTTTTTTCAGTTAATGACCGAGTATAGTCTTCAAAAATATGAAAACTAATATTCGTACATAGCAATTTAACAATAGATAAGTCAACCGAAGTATTTAATATTTTAATCTTTTCCAAATAATTAATAAGAATGCGTATAGACACATTTGAAATATTAAGTATAAATTTTTGAGCTTCTGGTGTAATATTAATATTTTCTTTTTTTATAATTTTTTCTAGTATTTTTTCTAAACAAGCATCTTCGATTTGATTAATTTTTATAATAATGTTACGCGACTGAAGACTATCAACTACTTTTTGGACATTTGTACACGATGAAATGAAATGAACTTTATGACTATACTTGTCCATGCAGTTACGAAATACTTGTTGACTTTGTTCGTTAATAATATCGACATCATCAAGGAGGACAATTTTTTTAAAACCGTGTACAAGAGAGGCAGTTTGACAAAAGATTTTCAGGTCATTACGGTAATACGAAATACCTTGGTCTTTTAGACTGTTTAAAACAAGTATATTATCAGGATTATAGTTTGTTTTATAATACTCACGGATGATAGAATAAATGAGCGATGTTTTGCCAGAACCAGGGTCGCCGATTAGAAGTATGTTAAGGTTATTCAATGATATAAGAGTTTGCAAAAGCTTGGTAACATTTTGTTCTAGTTGTTCAAACTGATGAAAATATTGTGGTTGATATTTATTAATAAAGGGTAGATTAGTTTGCATATTGTGTGTTATCGTGTTATATGTCTAATTTAAATGTTTATAATTATGGAATGAATATGAATATGAATATGATTATGAATATGGATGTAAATATGAATATGAATATAGATATATTAATATTATTCGTTAATAAATATTTAAGTTTATGTTTCTTTAATATAATAAATATATCAAATAAATGAAATCAGCAAACTCTGGAAAATCTGAAACGTTTTATGATATTCTAGGATTAGAAGAGAACTGTTCGCACGACGATATAAAAAAAGCGTATCGAAAGTTATCCTTCATGCACCACCCTGATAAGAATGGAAATAGTGCCGAGTCAACAGAAAAGTTTCAAAAAATATCGGAAGCATTTAGTGTATTAAGTGACCAGGAAGAGAGGATGAAATATGACATGAATCGTAAAAATCCGTTTGCAAATATTGGTGGAATGGGTAGTGGAGTTAGAATAAACCCTATGGATATTTTTAATATGTTCATGGGTGGCATGGGCGGCATGGGCGGCATGGGCGACCCGCATACTGCCAATCCGCTAAATGGGTTTGTAAATATGGGAGGTCTAGGAGGAATGGCAGGTCTAGGAGGTCTTGGGGGCATGGGAGGACAAGGACCACGAATCATAATCAGAACATTTGGACCTGGTGGTGAATCGATTAGTGAAAATATCATGGGAGGAAGTCACAGTGACCCCTTTAGTTTATTTAACCAAGTGATAAATGATATGCACGATATGCGCGATATGCATGACTCACATCCTTTTTTACGACAAGAAATGCATCAACATCCACAACCCTATGATATTCCGCGAACACCTAGATTTCAAAGTAGAGTTGAACCCAAACCGCCTCTTATAAGTATAAACGCGACAGTAAAATTAGAAGATGTATGTCAAGGCGCAACTATACCTATAGAGATGGAGCGCTGGAACGTAAACAGCGAGGGTGTGCATGAATTGAGTAGTCATGTGGAGTATATATCGGTGCCGATGGGCGCGGAAAACGGAGAGGTAATACTATTAAGCAATCGTGGAAACGAAACAAACAATGGTACACGCGGCGACGTGAAAGTAACATTTACAGTAGAAGAACACCCTATATTTAAGCGAAACGGACTAGACATTGTATTAGAAAAAAACATAACACTAAAGGAGGCGTTATGTGGGTTTGTATTCGATATAGCCCACCTAAATGGTAAGAAATTTTCATTCAATAGTTCATCCGGAAATATAATAAGGGATGGTTTAGTAAAAACAATACCGCGTTTGGGTTTAAAAAGAGGTAACGAGTGCGGTAATTTGAACGTAGTTTTTAGGGTCGCATATCCGGAGAAGTTGAGCGATGAACAAATAAAAACATTGGCGAATACATTATAGCTATAGGTGCTCATATGCCCATGTGCGTATGTGCGTATATTGAACACGAAATATTATGAAGCGTGTTTTATTGTATATGCGGATACTTTTGCTATGTACGCAGCGCGATTTGTTTTGTAAAGATTTGCGAGTTCGGGAACAAGCGGGTCGTCAGGATTAGGCTCGTGCATAAGCGAAGAAAGGCTAAGAAGGAGTTTAGAAACAGTAAGCGCGGGACTCCATTTATCTTTGAGAATATCGATACAGATGCCGCCTGATGAGTTGACATTTGGATGTAAAATAGGTGTGATGAATTTGACGTGCGGAGGCTTGAAAGGGTAGTCGGCGGGAAACTCGATGTCTAGGAAGAAAATGCCGCCGTGGTATGGAGTGCCTTCAGGACCGGTAATCGTTGCGCGCCATTTCATAATATCATCGGAATGGGGACCAGCGCTACAGTTTGAGGGAGGATCTTTGACAAGCTCGGTAAGTTCTTTCTGGATGCGTTTAGTTATGCTCATATTTTCCTATATGAATGTCTCGGTTTTGTATCTCTATATATATTTTATATTAGATATTTTGTATATCAATTTTCTTGATAGACAAAATAAAAATAAAAATAAAAATAAAAATAAAACCGTCGAGTAACTATAATATACAATATTTTTGAAGTAATCCTAAAGTCAAATGAGTATTTGCAGATTTACGAAGGTTGAAAACATCGCCCACCTCGTCTAGTACCATTTGGCATTTCACAAGAAGTAGCTTGGCGGTATTGGTGGAGGCGAACGGAGCGATTCAAAGCACCTACGCCAGAACCAGGTACGAATCGATTTACAGTGCTGTCGTTGGCAATACTTGTAAAAATAATACGGCTTGCACCGCCTGCGGCTCTAGTTGGACGGACGAGCCCACGGGCGATATTGTAAGTTTGGTTACTAACAGTCATTGCGGCGAAGGGTATCTATATTTATATAATATGCGGAGATTTTTATTATATTTTATTATATTTTACTATATTTTTATTATATCAACCGAAAATAAAATTGAAACAGTAAAAGCCATTAAATAAAATACAGAACTCAAAAGTCGGTACTCACACCCGCCATAAAATAAAATGTCTATCCACACTCTTATTGCTGCTGCTACCATCGGCACTGATAACATTGATGTCGATGTCCCTCCTACCCCTCGCGCTGAAGTCCAAGAAGAACTCAAATACCCTCGCTCGCTCCAAGAAGTCGCCGCACTTGATTTGTCATTTCTAAATGACACATGGGCTGCTGATATGCTCCGCGACGCAATGAATGCAGTCGTTCTAGCACAAGAAAAACCCGAAATACTCACGCAAAAAATCGATGTATGGACGTACCTTTCGACCTACGAACCGCCTGCCGGGGAAGGATTCATGTTTAGCCACGGCGACTTGGTTGTTGAAAGCGTTCGGTATAATATGCAAGTCGGACACTCGGGTTGCAGTATGGCGATGACAATGCGTCACCTGCAACTACTCGCAAAAATCGGATTCCCACAGTATCGCGAAGGATACACGAAGAAACAAAGTTAGATACAAGTATAAGTTACAGTAAGGTAAGTAAAGTATTATTGTATGAATCTATAAATATATATTTTTTTACTGACGAATAAAATAATATATAAAATTGATATAAATATTATAAATATTAGAAATATTATTAATCAAGAAGTAACAAGAAAATAGAAATAATATGGAATTAGCAACAGAGCCTGATACTTATTCGCCAAACATTGATGACAAAGGAAATTATATCGATAAAGTTCCATCATTTCATACAAACGCACTTGCAAACGGAATAAGGTGTCCTTGCGGAACAAGAAAAGACAAAATATACACGTCGCATGCTATGTTTACAGCGCACATTAAAACAAAAACACATGAAAAATGGTTACAAGATTTAAACACAAACAGGGCAAACTTTTATATTGAAAATCAAAAATTAAAGGAGATAGTTCATTCACAAAAAATAATGATAGGAAAATTAGAATTAGAGTTAACAAACAAAAATATGACGATTGATTACCTTACACAACAATTAGTTAAAATAAATATACCATCCACGTTAACATCATCTTCTTCAAATATGAATAGAAATGATTCTTCTGCAAATGATATGATAATGTTTGACATTTAACATAATAGTTTTATGTTGTTACGTGGTTCATAATTATTCATTTTTTGTTCATTTTTTACGTGTGCTTTGTTTCTTCCTATATCTACGACCGCCATCATAAATAGCATCAGGGTTATCTTTGGTACTTTCCAAGAATGCCCTATACTCTTTCATTATTTTTTTATCGCGTTTTCGCTGTGTTCTTCTTCTTCTCATTCTTCTCGAGGGCGAAGTAGGGCTTGGATTAAATCGTGGGACATATTGAGTACCTTCATAAAGTCCTCTTCTAAGCTCGGCTTTATTTGCCGGTCTTAGTGTTTTCCCTTTTTTATTATACATTTTCACATCTACATCATCCTGAAAAAGATTTTTGTCAAAGAATATGAATTTAAACAAGTGACCAATTTTAATCTTTCCATACCATTGATCTTCTACGAAAAAATTAAAATCAACTTCATCGGGTGATTTACTATTTGCTCGTATAAAAATATCAGCTATTATCTTTCTGGCTTGTTTACCATCTTCTTCGGTAAACTCATCGGAAATATTAGGTGTAACAAAATAACGTTTTACATAATTTTTGATATATTTTTTACCTTTTCCATATAAATCTAGTGTTATATTGTGTAAGTCTTCTTCATCTAATTCCGCAGCACTATCCGGTGGATAATATTTAGGTTCGATATATTGACTATTATATCCTTTACCTAGGGGTATACTGGTACTATGTTCTACATAATAGTCAGGGAAACCAGAAAATTTACCGGAATTTTTAGGAAAAGAAACAGTTTCGAATTTTTCTCCAGGAATCCAGTCACCAATACCCGGAAATAAACTACCAGGATTTTTATAATAAAGAACCATAGCTCTGTCAACAGGTTGACGAATACTACTACGATTTTCATCTGCGGTATTTGGAACGTCGTCATAATATTCCCATTCAGCACTGATAGGCGCTCCAATATTGTGTAAAGGATCTACTGTTGCACGCCATAACAACATTGCTTGGTTATCTCTCCAATGAGGTACCTTTACATCTGGATCTGGCGAACTTCCTGGCGAACTTCCTGACGAACTTCCCGATGAACTAGAACCCGACGTTCGCGAACTAGAACGAGAACTTCCTCTAGAACTTCTTTCTTGGGCTTCCATTGATTTATTATTATATTATATACATATACTAAATATAATTTTTGTAATATAACAGTATAATAATATTTGTCAAGATAAAATATAAAAACTATAAGATATAGATATATATTATAGAAATCATCCATGACAACAAGTAAAGAATCAATTCAAGCAATAGCGGTATTCAATGATAAAAAGATAAAAGGAACAGTGAGGTTTACAGAGGAACCGTCAAAGTCCCGTACTCGCATTGATGTAGATTTATATGGTCTAAAAACACTAGGACTTCACGGCTTTCACGTCCACGAGTATGGCGACATGAGCGACTCCTGTGACAGTATGTGCGCCCATTTTAACCCCTATAATAAAACACACGGATGTCCAGGTATGAAAGACCGTCATGTTGGCGACCTCGGGAACCTCAAGACGAATGCAAAGGGAGAAGCAAAGTATACGTTTTACGACGATGTTATTAGTCTACGTAAAAAGAAAACAAATATTATAGGTCGCGGACTAATTATCCATGCGGATGAAGATGACTGCGGGCAAGGCGGGAAGCCTGACAGTTTGATAACCGGACATGCTGGCAAGAGGATAGCGTGCGCTGTGATAGGGTACGCGTCTCCGCTTAAAAATTAACAAGTAAAAAATGAAACTATGCAGTCATGCTTTATCGTATGTAAAAGGACGGGTCAATAACACGTTTTGCACCATAGGTAAGTTTGTCGGTATCATATTCATTGATGCGTCTTTTTTCAAGTTCACCCTCACTGTTGCTAAAAACGATTGCCTTTATGTTTAATTTTTTCATTCGAAGAGTACAGTGAAAACATGGTGCCGATTCAGCCAAGTCTCCGCTTCGCGAACGCCGGACAATATAAAGAACCAGTTTTTGAACAACTTTTGGAGACAACTCTGTAATACAAAGCTTATGCAAAACATGTATTTCAGCATGAGCACTACAACATTTGCGAAAATGAAGCAAACCGTCCTTCGAATGACAACGAATATTGTTATAACCCTTTGCAAGAACTTTTCCGTTTAAAACGGCAATACATCCATGTTGCATAAGAAGAGTCGACTTGGATGCTTCTTCTAGAGCAATGCTTGCGAATCTCTGGTCTTTATTACTGATGTGTCGATGGGGATACACCTGCGTGGCGGGCAATTCTGCATCAGACGACGAATGCGAAGGACAGGTTTTAAATTTTTCGTGGATAGGAGAAGCGGTATTCTCTTCGGTTTTCTTATAGGAATACATTGTTATGGTGATGTGTATGTTTACGTCTATGGTTATGGTTATGGTTATATTTATCGTTGATATAGTTGTTACACTTTTTGTTATATCTTACACTATATAACAAAAAAATGTTCAATTTCTTTTTTAAATAATATATAAATGTTATTTAAAAATAAACCAAACCAAACCAAACCAAACCAAAAACTTCAACTAATCTTCTTGGAAGGAGTCTCATTTGAAATGAGGTAAATAGAGTTCTCTGTTACAATAATATACTCAGTCTCAACTTTGTAAATATTTGCAATAGGACTTGTGTACTCATCTTCACTTTTTACTAAAAGCTTTTCACCTGATTCGCGAACACCAATGATGATAGACTTATCAAGAGAAGCGGTCCAGTAATCCATCATAATGGGTTTATCCTGAACAATTGCTAATTTGCAGCTATGTTGCAAGCAAATATTAGATGGAAGACGGTAAGCTGACTCACCAGATTTTCCGCCAGAAGAAGAAGAAACTTGAGATTGACCTCCAGACTGCTGATTTTGATTCGCCGAACTCATATTATATAATTAACAAATTTAATAATCTTTAAATACTTATTAATAAAAAAACATATATTATTTAATTAAAACTAAGTTAAATAAAAATAAAAGTCAAATAAAAGTTTTACATAATTTTAATTATATTGACTTGTTTTTATATAAGTGAGCTAAATATCTTCAACGACGTTAATCACTTTGCGACGTAGTTTTATATTTTGTTTTTTGGGCTGAAGAGTATTCAAATGACTTCCTATTTCGTGGTATTCTTCTTCTAGTAATTTTTTAAGAAAGTCATATATACAGTGTAGTACAGGTTCGCCACATCGACCCACAATAAGTACGCTTCCTGTTCGAAAAATCATAAACGATATTTCACATGCTTTATGAATTTCATTTGCCGACGGATGTTGTCCAGTTTGGTGTTCTAGACCCGGAATATAATAAAACTTGCTTTGAATACCAGGATAAGAACACGCATCGTAATTGCTATTTATACGATACTTATATTTAAGAATATTATATAGTTTGTCACGGTTAATGAAGTAGCCACAGTTGAAGTTTGAGTTAATAAGAACAGTTTCACATTTATCGGGGATAAAGTCAATATTGGGACCCACAATGGGTTTTAGAATACTTATAAGAAGTCTTAAAACTTGAGCAAGCGACTCATCCGTTTGAATCCCCGGGATTTCAAGCTTACCTGTATTGAATACTTTGATATGCATTTCCTTGAAACCGTCGCCTGAATGGTCGCGTATTCGCATAATAAGAACAAAACAGTTGAAAAATGCGCGTTTTAGTTTACAACGATAGTTCAAAATATCCTTTTTACAAAGACCGACATTTATTTTGAGTTGAACTTTAAACTTGATTCTCCCCTCTGGATTATCAATATGTTCTATTTCTTGTTCTTGGTAATATTTTTCATTTTTTAACAACTCTCGTATTTCCTCCAATTCTTTCGGGTCCGTCGTAGAAACTTTAATCTGTTTTTTAATAATGCACTCTGTAGGTGTTGAATACTCTGAAATCGGAATACTCCAAAACACCTTTTTAATATCAATTGGTTGATTCAAATACGAGATTTTTGTTTTAGTTGATATGTATATGTTACTGCAAACAGGTTGTTGTGTTGGTTTACTTAGCGTCGCATCTGTTTCCATGCAAGTATCGTCAATCATGTCAACATTATCAACGTCATCATAATCAATACTATCTATTCCATCAATATCATCACCAATATCATCGTCACTATCGCCACCGCCACCGCCACCGCCATATTTTGCATTTCTAGTGTTTTTTTTTGGATGAACAGCACTTTCTACATTTTTCATGGATGATATATTTATTGATTTTTTTGATTTTTTTGAACCGGTCATAGACAAAGTACTCGTACTCGTACTCGTATTTAAAGCGTTATTCCTTGCATGATGCGTCTCAATAATTTCCGTATATGAAGTCATCGTCGAATCCATCGTTTTTTGATATGATTTAGTAACATTATTTTTAGCACTATTTTTTTCGTTTGACAGGATAATAGCACCTTGGGTTAAGAAACTCTCCCAGTCATCATCTACGCCTGACATAGTAACAAATTTTAAAAAGTTATGTGTCTCTATTTATTTCTATTATTTTCTTTAAGTTATTTCAATTATATATTTTATAAAAACAATATAAAGACCACTATGCGACAAACTATTGTGTGTTCTCTTGTGTAAAAAATATCTTTAACTTATAAATAATATAGTTTAAAAGGTGTTCTGTTTTACAATCTTGAACGTGCATAATATTTTCAATATTATATAAAAATTCATGTGTTATATTATAATTTCGTATGATATAATTCAAATAATTTTTTATTATATTTTTTGGTTCTATGTTGTAGTCTCTGCTTATTTTGTTGATTTTTTTTAGTATACACTCTGTTCTTTTACTTGATGTATTTTTTGTATTTTTTGTATTTTTTGTAGTTTTTGTAGTTTTTGTAGTTTTTGTAGTTTTTGTAGTTTTTTTTAAATATTTTGTTAACTGAACCCACAAATCATTTTTTATAATTTTACACTCATGGATAAGGTCCTGGTTTGACTGCATATAATTTATCATGCTTCTAATATCAGACATAAAATGTTTTTGGATTGATACTAATGTGTCGTCTTTAATTTTAAGATTTTCATTCAAGTTTATCTTTTGTAAAAACTTCAATATATCATTTTCCGGAAGTTGGTTAAATCGCATTCGTACAAATTCCGTTTGAAGGGATTCATCGATGCGACTAATATAGTTACAAATAAGACAAAACCGTACATTAAAATTATTGTTATAGTTATTCAATAAATACCGAAGCGCTATTTGCGCCGTCTTTGTCATATAGTCTACTTCATCCAAAATTACAAATTTCATACCATCTCCAAACAAAGACTTGGAATTTACAAAACTGTTTATTTGGTTTCGGATAATATCAATTCCCCTTTCATCAGAAGCATTCAAATGAATCATTAATCCCTTATTTTTAAGATTCATTTTTTCCTGATAAACATTTACCAAGTTAATAATCGTCGTCGTTTTCCCCGTACCTGGTGGACCATAAAATAGTAAGTTAGGAAAATAATTATTGTCTATTATATTTTTCAGTAGCGTTTTATTTAATGGGTCCAAAACAATATCCTCAAAACAGGATGGTCTATACTTCTCTACCCACGGCGTAGAGTTTTTGAAAAACTCACTACTATTTGTTCCGGTGCAATTTGTCTCTGTGCTATTTGTGTCTATACCACATGGACATTTTTTTGACAGTAACATATTTGAATTGTTATTATCATGTATAACATGTATATCTGAACTTATTATTACATTTTCTACTACGTCATATACACTATTTTTATCGATGTATGTGTACGTGTATGTGTTATCTTTGTCAATCTTTTTATAAAATGAATATAGTGTCTTACATCCATTATGATTGATATTAGTGTTATTATTATTAGTGTTGTTATTATTAGTGTTACTATTATTAGTGTTACTATTATTAGTGTTACTATTATTAGTGTTATTATTATTAGTGTTGTTACTATCGTTGGCATCGACTTCATCATATTCATCGCTGTCCTCAACATCGTCATCATCGTCACCGTCGACAACATCGATACAGTCTCTACTGGATATAAGTTTCTTAGTTTTTAGTATACATGCCATATTTTTTAATTATGTTTATAGTTGTTTATTTTTTAGTTTTAATAAGTTTTTTTATAAATATAATTGAAACGGTATATTATATAAAAATGAACAATACAGATTTATCAAATAGTTCTTTGTTTATACCTGCCCCAAATACACAAAGTATAAAAATGAGTGCTTCTTCGTGCACATCTTCATCCAATAATGTAAATGTAAAAGTAAAGAATGAAGGATATTTAGAGTTAATTCTTGGTCCAATGTTTTCAGGTAAAACATCAACACTGAAAAAAATATATGACCAATGCATATACTGCAATATACCTATTATGGTTATTAATTATGAAGCCGACAATCGGTATTGTGATGCGTCGTTTATGTCAACACACGATAAAATCATGATTCCGTGTATCAAAGGAGTATCTATTTTAGAAATTTTGGAAAAAAACAAAGAAAAAGTAGATGAGTCAGAAGTTATCCTTATCAATGAAGGGCAGTTTTTTGAAGACATACATAGCGTAATTCATCTTGTCGAAGATTTGCACAAACGTGTATATATTTGCGGACTAGACGGCGACTTTAAGAAAAATAAAATTGGTTCCTTGCTCGACTTAATACCTCACTGTGACAATGTGTATAAACTTAAGTCGCTATGTAGCGAATGTCGCGACGGAAAGTCAGGGCTCTTCAGTTACAGAATTACTGATGAAACACAGCAAGTGGTAATAGGTGTAGAAAACTATAAACCGGTTTGTCGTGGTTGCTTTGAAAGACTGTCGAATGCTAAGAATTGAAATAAAACATATATTAAAACTATTTAAATTTGTCTTTTTAACTATTGTATATATCATTTAATATGGATTCTATCAATACCATTAACACTACAGGTAACTCTACAAATAATCATACTATTATGAATATAGACCAGAATAACAATAACAATAACAATAACAATAATCAAAATTTGACAAATACTGTAAATCAAGTGGTTGTTATTGAAAAGAAAAAAAGAGGAAGAAAAAAAACAATAAAGACAGATGTAGTAATACCTGCACTTGCACCTGCACCTGCACATGTACCCACAATCGTGACTGAAAAAAAAATAAGAAAACGAAGGTCTAAAAAGAACATTATTGGAGAAACCATACCAGAAGATGGTACAAATGTGAAAGTAGAAGCTGTTTTAGGTGTAAAAGTAAGAAAACGCAGAGTATGTAAGTCTAAAAAAACTGATTCAACAATAAATGCAAACAAGAATACAGATATAAACACAGATATAAACACAGATATAAATGTAATAATAGACACAAATAATCCTAATACACATGAATCTCACGTTGAAGAAAAAGTCGTTAAAAAAAGAGGTAGAAAACCAAAAGGTGGAAAAATTATTACACAAAAATTAGAAGAGAATAACAATAATAATGAAATACCTAACATTATTTTACATCTGAAATGCTCTCTTAGTGATATTAAAAACAAAAACAGCGATAAGTCAAGCGGTAATAATATAGAAGATAGTCAGATAGAAAGTTATAATAGTTCAACACAATTGAAAGGTAGTGATATTTTTATTAAAAATACACAACAACAAACAATGGAATCAAGAAATAGTTCCAACACTACAACATGTCTCCCCGCATATAATGATAGTATGTCGCATTTATTCAAAGTATATAGTCCGGATGTTTTGCCAACAGAATCAACAAACAGTGACATAAGTAATCATAATACTGCTTCATGTTTGCATCCTCCGTCCAATAGTGGTGTGTCGTGCTACTCAAATAATGAAATATTAAGTAATAGGACAGCAATGTTTAACGGCGTATATTCGCCCGAAATTAATTTATATAATACTGACTACGACGATGGTGATGAAGGAGACGGCACAACGGGTACATGTAAAAATGAAAAAGAAATATGGCGAAAAATAAATCAACTGAAAATTAGTTTTCACAAAAGCGATATATGTAAAAGTATTGGAGGGACACAACGCTCTGCATGTTTTTGGTGTACATGCGAGTTTGACTCTCCTGCTATTTATATCCCTAAAAGCTTAACAAAAGATGTATATAATGTATATGGATGCTTTTGTTCACCTGAGTGTTCGGCGGCTTTTCTTATGAATGAAAATATCGACACTTCTACGAAGTTTGAAAGATATCATCTATTGAATTTGTTATATGGTAAAATATATAAATACGAAAAAAGTATCAAAATTGCACCAAATCCTTTTTACCTTCTTAATAAATTTTATGGAAACCTCACAATACAAGAATATAGAAAATTATTTCAAAGTGACCAGATGATATATGTTGTAAACAAGCCTCTTACTCATATTTTACCTGAACTGTACGAAGATAATAATGACTTTCTTCTTAACAGTAAAATTATACCTACAAACTCTGTAAATATAAAAAAAAATAAACCACTAAAGAGTAATATTATTAATAATGCTTTTGGGATTACGGCGGGTGGTAAGTGATAGTTGTGATTATGACTTTATTCAAGGTATGGTTTCAAATATATATAATTAAAAATAATGACTGTTTGTATAGTCATTATTTAAGTTTTACTATAGAATTGTAATATATTTACTGTTGTGTTTCTTTTGATTTTTTCTGCCTTTCTAAAAATTCATTGTATCTTTTTGTCTCTTCTTGTCTTTTCATAAATTGAATAGAAGCGTTATCCATATACTCTCTAATGATTCCGTACCTTTTTTGATGAAGTGACTTTGAATTTTGCTCTCTTATACGCTCATCTTTTTTATCTGTAGCACCTAAAAACTCTTTTACTACAAGAGTAACGTTGCCTTTATGTTTTTCTAGACCAGCAGTAGCTTCTTCTCTTGTATATGTAGTTTGGTTCATGATAATTTCAATAAGTCTTTCATATTTTTGTTTTTGTAAATTATAGTAATATTCTTTTATTAAATCTTGTTGTTTTTTTCTTTCAGTATCACTTTCACTTAAAATTACATTTGATTCTTCAACGGTGTTATTTTCGATTGTATTTTCATTTACTTTTGTGTCTTTTTCATTTTCTGAATTTTCCATTAAATATATTTACTATATATTTATTTATTAAATATTTTTTAAATCATATTAAACGAATACCATTATTTATATATAACTAATCATATATCGTATTTCCTAAACATTCAAATGTCTGAAGTTAAGCTGGAAAATACATATACAGCGAGAGCGACAGATACATGTAAAAACATTAAAAATAAAAAAATAGATATTTCTCCTATATTAAAAGATGTTGAAAATTGTATACAAACGGGATTGGATAGTAAGTTGCAGTCTTTATTTGATGAATTTGAAATATATGAAAAAACTCATAATGAAGTTTTGAATTTGACAGTAGTAAAAAAATTAATGAATCATAGTAGTATGTTAACACGTATTGTTACAAATAATTTTTGTAAAAAAGAAGTTAAATGCGAAGAACCATATGACGGTAACATTAACATTAACATAGTAGATAAATCTTCCATTAACTCGGAAATAAATATTCTTAAACAAGAAATTATTCATTTAAAAGAAGAGTTGAGTATTTGTCGGAAAATAAATAGCGAAAAAGAACTGTCACAAATTAATCTTGAAATTAAAGAAAAAACATGTAACTGTATATGTACGTGTAAAAAAAATGAAGATACGAGTATTATTAGCAAAGTATCACTTGGAAAAAATAGTAAAAATATTATTTTACAAAAAAATCAAACAGAGGAATATTGTGTAAGTGAACTAGAGGAAGCTGAAGAAGAAGAAGCTGAGGAAGAAGCTGAGGAAGAAGAAGCTGAGGAAGAAGAAGCTGAGGAAGAAGAAGCTGAGGAAGAAGAAGCTGAAGAAGAAGAAGCTGAGGAAGAAGAAGCTGAGGAAGAAGAAGCTGAGGAAGAAGAAGCTGAAGAAGAAGAAGCTGAAGAAGAAGAAGCTGAGGAAGAAGAAGCTGAGGAAGAAGAAGCTGAGGAAGAAGAAGCTGAGGAAGAAGAAGCTGAAGAAGAAGAAGCTGAAGAAGAAGAAGCTGAGGAAGAAGAAGCTGAAGAAGAAGAAGCTGAGGAAGAAGAAGCTGAGGAAGAAGAAGCTGAAGAAGAAGAAGCTGAGGAAGAAGAAGCTGAGGAGGAAGAAGAAGCTGAGGAAGAAGAAGCTGAGGAAGAAGAAGAAGTTAAGTTACCTACTTTTCCTACAAAAAGTGAAATAATTTATAATAATGCCAAAAATGATGAGGAAGAGGAAAAGGAAGAGGAAGAGGAACAAGAAGAAGAGGAAGAGGTAGAGGTAGAGGAACAAGAAGAAAAAGAGGAAGAGGAACAAGAAGTAGATGAAAATGATGTGGAAACGGAAACGGAAGAAGAGGAAAAAGAAAACGAAGGAGAAGGAGAGGAAGAGGAAGAGCTTTTCGAGGTAAAAATTAATGGTATAATATATGTAACAAACGACGATGAATATGGAGATATTTATTCATACATAAATGAGGAAGTGGGTGATAAAGTTGGAGAGTTTAAAGACAAAAATGCAATTATTTATAGTGGAAAAAATAAAGGAACGTATGATAGAACAAAATATAATTTTAATTTGTAATAAAATATAGACTAGTAATTATTTGTAAAACCAATATATTATGTTATATTTTTATAATATAATATAATATACAACAATTAAAAATAAAAATGGTTTTAGAAAATGTATGCGCACCGGCACTTTTATATTTAGCATTTTCAATTATTCAAATAGTTATTGATATGTATCGTGGAGATACGATACAAGCATTTTTAAAATTTATTGTTATGATAATATTTACAATAGTTCTTAACGCAATATGCAGTAGTGGTATGACAGTCATTTCATGGTTCATCGTTTTTATTCCTTTTATTTTAATGACATATGTTACAACCATTTTATTTTTTGTTTTTGGAATCGACCCATCAAAAATAACACAAGAGAATAAAAAGTGTGGAGAAACGCAGTTTGGTTGTTGTCCTGATGGTGTTACTCCAAAAGAGGATATAATAGGAAGAGCTTGTCCGCGTATGCGACTAGTGAATGAAGTTAATGTACGCGAACCTACTCCTTCAAATAATAAGGATACGCATTATTTATACCCACAAGGTAGAAGTTCGCGTGATTATTCGATTGGTGGAGGAAGCATGAGAAAATATAAAAAATATTTTGGAGATGTGAATAGAGACAAAAAATTTTACGATTATAAAAAAACAGGAAGTTATAGAGACATTTTAAGAAGCAATGTTACACCAAAAGCCATGGATAGCAAATCTTCTTACTGGAAGTCTAATTTGGGAAAATCTTATTGGGATGAACACAAAACAATGCAAAATAACATAGGTACTATTACAATACCCAATACTCCTATTTTACCGACTACTCCTATTTTACCGACTACTCCTGGTTCACCGACTACTCCTGGTTCACCGACTACTCCTATTTTACCGACTACTCCTGGTTCACCGACTACTCCTGGTTCACCGACTACTCCTGAACTACAAGATAATACAATAATTAATTTTTTCGTGTCATTATTAACTAAAATGTTGTCAAAAATAACATTAACCAGTGATCCTGCTCTTGGTGATCCTTTTCATGGTGATCCTGTCCCTGTTACTCCTCTCCCTGTTACTCCTGCACCGGTTTATGCACCTGCACCTGTCCCTGTTACTCCTCTCCCTGTTACTCCTGCACCTGTCCCTGCACCAGCACCTGCACCTGCACCTGTCCCTGCTTCTGTCCCTGCTTCTGTCCCTGCTTCTGTTCGTGTTACTGTCCCTGCTTCTGTCCCTGCTTCTGTCCCTGCTTCTGCCCCTGCTTCTGTCCCTGCTTCTGTTTCTGCAATTGCTCCTGCAATTGCTCCTGCAATTGCTCCTGCAATTGCTCCTGTTTATGAACCCACTGTTGTTTCTGCAATTGCTCCTGCAATTGCTCCTGCTCCTGTTCGTGTACGTGTATAAATACTGTTACCTTTATCATTGGTATTAGACATAATATACAATAGTTATACTTATTAGATAATAAAATACAATATAACTAAGATACAATATAATATTTATGTAAAAGATTTAAACATATATAAATATTATAATACACAATACAAATAGTATACCCACCGCCACAGAAATGAGAAATCATACTTATACGTTTACAGGAAATGAACGAATGGACGTTTCATTTTTTAACTACTTTAGCACAGTATCTTTGGGACTAATGTGTTATTCATTTTTTAATCCTAGATTTATTTTTAATGCGTCGATGTTTTTTGCATATGGATTTACTAGAACGTTGTTTAATGTATATAGTGTATACGATACATATATTTATACCCCATATAGAAAGTATATTAAGAAACCTCTCATGTATATTTTAAATATAGATAATGGTTTATATGAAATAGAAATAGTAAAAGATGGAGAAGTTATTCATAGGTTTAAAACAATGTCGGATTTTATCAAGTATAATACGATTGAGTTTGTTACTGAGGATGACATAGACTCAGGTTCTGGTACAGATTCAGATTCAGATTCAGATTCAGATTCGGATTCGGATTCTGGTTCTCAACAAGAAAACAAAGATAATTCGGTTTCATTGTCAACTATTCAAACAGATGTCAAAGTTGAAACAACCATAGATGCCGATCTTACAAACCAGGATGTTACTATTTCCAAAACCGAAGCTTCTACCAGTAATAGCGAAGGTGACGACGAAGGCGAAGGTGACGACGAAGGCGAAGGTGACGACGAAGGCGAAGGCGAAGGCGAAGGTGAAGATGATTATGGAGACGAAGATACCGAAGACTCAAATGATGATAACCTTATTTTAAAACCTAGCGAATATGATTTTGTTCTAAGAAATTTATACTTTGAAGTTGACGAAATCAGTAAACCATTTGGTTATTGTTTGAAATACGAAACCTTTCGCAAATCCGATATGAAAAAGACCACATACACATATGACGAGGTAAAGAATATGGTATCTAAACGAAGATTCATTGGAATACACCTTAAGACGGAAGATAAAGACTTTATTATTAACTTGACAAATCCTGTAAATTATTATCTCGTAAATAATACAATTTTAGATTACTCGTTTCTTAAAATGTATCTTTTTAACCGCCACAATTTTATTTTAGGAAATACTTATAAGTTGTCATGTATCGACAACTGTATTGAAATGTATACAATTGAACAAGGCAAGAAGTTTTTTGTCAAGACTGACTCATTTAAAGTGATTGATGATGAAACATATAAAGACCGGAATGAATATATTACTCCTACTGTTTCTAATGAAGAAGAAAATGATACATCCTTGCAAGAGAAAAGGGATAGTCTTACCGAAGGAGATATTGAAATTGTAGACTCTAACTATACCACACAATAAGTGATTGAATATTGAATAATAAATATTGAATAATAATATCGAATAATAATATCGAATAATAATATCGAATAATAAATAAAGTATATTATAAACCTATATAGAAATATATCTTTATAATATAACATAATGGTTGATAGTGATACTCATAATTCTCCTATTGTATTAAAAATGAATAGCGGCACGAATACATTAGACGAAAAATCCAGCGAATCCAATAATTTACATAAATTATCTGATACATGGATATTATGGGCACATCTTCCACACGACACAGACTGGAGTATTAAAAGCTACATTAAGATATGTTCTTTTAATACTGTAGAAGAGACCATTTCCATTATTAATGTACTACCAGCAAAGTTGGTTACAAATTGTATGTTATTTATAATGCGCGAAGGTATAACCCCTACATGGGAAGACCAGCGCAATCGCAAGGGTGGCTGTTTCTCCTATAAAATCAGCAACAAAGATGTTTCGCAGGCATGGAAAGAACTTACTTATGTTTTAGTGGGCGAATCGATGGCGGATAACAAATCAATCCTTCCTCTTATTAACGGTATAACAATTTCTCCGAAGAAGAACTTTTGTATTGTGAAAATATGGTTGGCAAGTTGCGAATTTAGAGACTCTAGTGTTATTAAAGAGTTACACGGAATATCATCTCATGGTTGTTTGTTTAAAGAGCATATGCCTGAGTACTAATATGTAAAATAAAAATATAAAAAGTGTGCAATAATATTATATCAATGCTTCAGATATTGATATAATAAGTGGTTAAAGTGGTTAAAGTGGTTAAAGTGGTGAAACTCGTGATAATATTTATTTATGAAGATGGCAGTGGTGAAAGTGCGAGCTTTACTTCTCCCAAACTTGCAACATAGTATTTAATAACCAAAGGCAAGTCGTTCTCCAGATACATTTCAATCTGGCTACACAGGTTGGTGCATTTGATAAAATAACTCAAGTTTTTAAGCGAGAATTCCCCTTGAATAATTTTACTCGTCGACTGTTTTTGAATGAATTTCATGCTCTCGTCCGACTCTACGCGCCGCACCTCCGCTGTAGCAAACTGCCCCGAACACTTGAAAATCAACTCATTCCCCACCGACTTAATCTCCAACTTCTCCGATAAATACGACAAGTCGCGAATAATCTTTTGGAAGTCCGCCGAAGGCAGGTTGATTACCGACGAAAATACAACGTTCGGCTCCTCCAACTCCTCCGAATCCGGCTCAATCAGTCGCAACTTTTGCGTCTTGCATTGTTTGATATCTCCATTCTCAAACTTAAGCCCCAGATGAGACACAATACCATCATTATAATCTTTCTTCTCAATATATATCGTCAATGTGTCATCATTGTCAATCGAATTAATAAGCTTGAACAAATGAAACATATTTACACCAATAATAATCTTTTCCTTCTCGCACTCGTACAACTCAAAATTCTCTGCAGCTAAATGCAAGTGAGCCAACATAGTATGCGACTTGTCCATATTAATAATACGAATCCCGTCCTTCTTAAATGTAATATTTGTCTCTAATAAAATATCCTTTAGCGCCGTCATTAGTGTCCTGAATGGCGCAATCTGAACCGTCTTGATTGTGAGAACATTATCTGGATTACTCATCCTTGGCTTATATATATATCTTATTTTAACATAAATCTTTAAATAGTTATGACTATTATTAAAAATATACAAAATAAAATATCATTTTAAACAATTAAACATATTATCTTTATTATATTTTTGTCTCATTTTTCTTTCCGGTCGGTGTAATTTATAATCATTACTTTTATGAGTAGGCATATATAATTGAATTATTTTTCATAAAATTGAAATGAAATACTTAAACAAATAACTATTACATTATTATACATAAATGAGCAATATGTTACAAAATACGAATAATACTCGTCTTTACGGTCTAAACACAACAAATTGTTGTAGTAAGGACCAAAGTTCAGAAAAGGTTGCGAATGCATTATTGCCAATTGTATATGGCATTTATTCGGAAAACAATGGATACCATATACCAGTTTGTAATAATATTGTACTTGATAGCATAAAAAACTGCTTTCCACCAGAAACCATATTTGATACAGAGAAGGCACATAGTCATCCTAATTTTATTAACCCACCCCCAAATGATATTTGTGCCACGCTTTCCGAAAGTTCTAATTACTATGAATCAAAAGTTGTTATGTATAAAGAAAAAAAAACAGAACTTATTCTTCGACAAGATTGCTACGCATTCAATTGCATTCAAAATATATTAATAAATAACCCTACAAAAACCTATAATGATACAAATAGTTTGTTGAGTGATGTGACGATTGTTGAACGACCATATATGTGGATGCTTATCTGGAAAAAAAACGATAGTATTATATACTTTGATTGTGTGGTATTTACTGATGTATCTGTAATTCGCATGATTAAAGATGCCAATACACCAAGGGCAAGAGAAGCACTAAAACTAATAGACGCTTCTCTGTCTGATTTTGCATTAAAAGGGTCAATGACTTATAAACTGAATAAATCTACTACTGTAGCGCATCAAAAAGTGTCTTTATTTCCGTTGCGTGATATAGACGCATTAAAGGTATATAAGTTTGAATTTCGTGTAAAATCTACAGACATTATTCTAAAAGATGTTCGTTCTGATACTAGTCTATGGCAGGAAATAGAAAAAAGTAGATTGATTGATAAAATTCGCTTACAGGATATTGAAATAAATCGTCTTAAGAAGTTGTGTGATGAGTTGCAATAATATTTGCTAATACTTCAGAAAATTTAGGTGGAACAGCGTTTCCAATAATTATTGCATTATTTTTATCCAGAAACTTGAAAGATGGTGGGAAAGTTTGTATCCTAGCAACCATATTCCAGTCTGGTGAAATTACAGAATCTCTTATTTTTATTGTATCGCCTTCGTGAAATTCATAAGCAGGTGGCATTTTACGAAGACACCCACGAACTGTTGGATATAACTCATCAATCGAGAATATACCACGTCTACTATAGTTACGAGGATGTCTATAAATATGTTCTTTACCATTTAATCCGATGTTAATGCCGGTCTTTTTGATATATTCGCGGATACTTTTGATTGGATTTTTTGCATTAATTAAAGGGGTATCAAATATCCCATCAATACCACCTAGTTTTCCAATAATAACAAGCCGTTTTCTTTCTTGTGGGATACAATAATCGGGCATATAAATTACATTTACCGAAAGCCCATATTTTGCTTCCTTTAGTTTCTTAATTATTTTATCATAAACAGACTTACCTATTGTCCTAATAGTTGGAACATTCTCCATCACAAAATACAGGGGTTTATATTTACAAATAATATCTATGTAGGTTTCTGTAAGATTTGCTCTATCTCCTAGCGTTTTATCACCAGCGATGCTAAAATCTTGGCAAGGCGGTCCTCCAATAATTATATCTGGGGAAAATCCCAAATTAAATTCATGTTTCAGTATATCTTTAACATCTAATTGTTCTGACTTGGAAGTAAAGTTCAAATTATAGGTTTCAACAGCATGCTTCATAGAATCATATGATTTCATAACATCAAACTCTTTAAGTTGATGAAATCCATAGTCAAGACCACCACAACCAGAAAACAAAGATAAGACCTTTAACCTATAAACAGGAATAACGTCTTTGGCATTTACTACTACATTTGTTTCATTACCCTCAATAGTTTGCGTATTTGATGTGGGTGGATTTTCAACAACTTTGTTTTTGCCGTTAATTAGTTCTATTAATTGTGATTTACTTTTTGAACTGCACTTTGTAGTACCCAATTCTTTACACTTTTCCAATAACTCTAATTTACTCATTTTTGATATATCCATTTGTTCGGCGATGTTAACTGTAATATTATTTTCTGTATTATTTGAAATCAATTTTTTGTTTAATTCAATGAATTTTTCTTCAACTGCCTTGTCTATTAATGCTTTTATCTTATCAGTTTGTATTTCGCAAGGGTTTTTACGAGTTAAGTGTTTATCGTAGTGTGATTTTTGAGAAAAGGTCTTAGCACATTTTTCGCAACTATATTTACCCATTTTAGTTATATATTTTAGTTATATATTTTAGTTATAGTATATTAGTATCTTATTTTTATACTGTTTAACTAAAAATAACTAAAATAGTTTTTCCTAAATAATATCCCGGACATAAATGTATATTATTTAATAATTAAAAATCGGCGTTTGAAATGTAAAAAGGTGTAATATTTTTTCTAATTATTTTATAACTGTTATCATTAAAAATAAAAACACTATGTTTTGTATTGGCTAAGCCTAACCAAAATTTATATAACTTTTTATTTTTATTTATAATACTGAAAACATTATCTACATCTTCTATATGTTGTGTACTACTTTTTACGGATTTATTACTAGGTTTATTTTTTGATTTAACACCTGGTTTAACATCTGATATCTTTAACCAGCGCTTTGTACCTTTTTTTAGTTTTAATTATTTTCCACATATTACCATCATTACCTTTCTTTTTGTTCCTTCGCTATATTTAACTGCACTATATGATTGACCTTTTTGTATTTATAATGTTTTAGACATTATATAAGTATATAGTTATTATATAAATATATAGTTATTATAAAGTTACATTATTTAATTATTAAAATTTTTATAAAATTTTTATAAAATTATATATTCCAAGTTTCTATCATTTTAGGTTGACGTAATTAAGAATAATAATTTATATATATATATATACAAATATCATATATAACATATGCCTACAACAAAAACCCCCACCACTGCTGCTACTATTACTACTACTCTCATGCCAGCATCATCACTAGCATCAAATACTGAACCTGTTACTATCAAAAATGGAACAAAAATTTATAAAAATGGTTTTTTTTATATTTCGGTAAAAGGAACTCCCGAAGAAAGGGGGTATGCACAAGGATTTTTAATCGCAGAACGAATCGTAAAATTTATAAGAACGTATGCATTTTTTCTTTGGACCGAATACGGAAGAGATATTACATTTTTTTCCAACATGATAAAAGACCTATTCGGTAAAATTGTTCAGTCACCTGAGTACAATGAGTATTATTTAGAAATGAAAAGTATCGCACGTGGCGTTGTAGATAAAGTATCAACATTTAGTACTCAACAAGAAAAAGACGCATATTTTTCTAAAGGAGCCATCGAAGGAACTAAAATCGTTTTGCCTGCTGACTCGCATTTAGAATATAGTAATTTGGCTTACAATAACACATCACCTGAAGAAAAAAGTAAATATACAAAAGATGGCAAAAAATTAATAGACATCGATGTTGATGTCATTTTTCTTTTAAACTGTGTTGTCACTGTTGGCTATGCATATTCCAAACTACCAGAAATTTTTAGTAGTAGTAAATCTTTCGAAACAACCACAACTTATAAAGAGTATGTTGGAGAGGTAAAACCATCAAATGGTTCGAAAAATATTACTCAAAATTTACTGAGTAATAGCAAGGGCACCGCCGAAGGAGGTGGTAGTGCCGACAGATGTAGTGCGTTTATGGCAGTAGGTAACACTTATACTACTGGCGGGGAAATTGTGTGCGCCCATATTACATTCGATAACTATATGATTGGGCAGTTCGATAATATTATTTTATATATCGACACGTCAACATCGACTACTTCAAAAAAACCATCCTATAATATACTTATGCAAACATTTGCCGGCGGTATTTTTAGCTCAACCGACTTTTTTGTTACGTCTGCAAACATTATCGGGACAGAAACGACAATTGGCGGGTTTCATGCTTTTGAGTTACATGCACCCGCGTGTGTTCGTTCCCGTAAAGCAATGCAATATTCCGGAACATTGGATGACTATATTACATATCTAAGAAAAGACAATTCAGGTGACTATGCGAACACATGGTATATCGGTCATACAAAAAGCAAAGACCCAGATACAGGTGAAATACGCCCCGAAATTATGCGAATTGAACTGGGACTTAAATACGTAAATGTCGAAAAAAAGACGGACGGTTACTTTATTGGCTTCAATGCATGTTATGACGCACGTATTCGTAACCTTGAATGTAGCAATGACGGCTTTTTTGATATACGTCGCCACTCTGGAGCACGACGTGTCACACTAAATGAAAAAATAAAAGAACACACAGAAGGTGAGAAGCGATTATCTGTTGCAGAAGCACAGCTCATCATTTCTGACCACTACGACTTATACTTGGGGGTGGATAACCCGTGTTCGCGTAGTATATGCGCGCATTACGACCTCGATAAACGCGAATATATGTCGCAAGAAAATAGACCAAAACCGTACCAACCCAAGGGTGCTGTCGATGCGAAGATAGGTACTAGTAGCATGTGTGATAAAATGCAGTTTATGGCGCGATGGGGGAATGCGTGCGGAACCGATTTCAGAAAAGACGATTTTTGCGATCTTCGGCGTGAATGGGAATACCAGCGTGTATTCTTGGAGGATAGGTTAAAACAACCCTGGGTGGTTTGTAGCGAAGTCAATATAACTAAGCAAGGATACGATATGAGTAATGCAATAAAGGAATATGCATCGATTAGTTCTGCTACTTTGGTTCCTGCTTCTTTTGAAACGCGCCCGCCTGTGCCTGTTCCTCCGCCTGTCCCTGTGCCTCCTGTGGGGTCTCCTGCTTCAATAGCGAAACCAACAGCAGGCGGAACACATGATAACGACAAGGAGTTAAAAGAATTTAATAAAATGTTTAAAAAACAAAATAGAAAAAGTTATAAGTCAAAGAATTCCAATACACGAAGGAATAAAAAGAATGATAAATAGAATGATAAATAGAATGATAAATAGAATGATAAATAATATAATATAATATATTAAACGTTTTACTATATTATATACATTATATACATTATATACATTATATACATTATACATACGTTACTATACATACACCACGATGCACCCATTCGCGCCACTACAACCACAAGATAAATCTTCACACTCGCCCAACCTCGGACCCAAACTTGATCCGACCACAGAATGCGAAGAATTATTGACGATTGTCCGCGACTTATACCACAAGTATTGCGACGACGATTATACACGCACAGCATTAGTCTCTCAAATAAAGAATACACTCCCCGCTCTTTTACAGCAAAAATGTGACGTTCGAATCCAGCGCGAAGAGCGCCGCAAAACCCTCGAAGAAACATCCGAAGAATTTATTCGCGAATTCATCAATAGTTCGTCGTACTATTATAACCAAAATATCGACCTCTTCTTCGTCTACCATAACAACACATATAAAATAATAAACGAGGACGAAATCGAGCATGATATTCGCACTACAATTACCGACCAACAAAATGTCGAGTTGTCTACATGGAAGTATAAAATTAAAAACCAGATTATTAAAAAAATAAAGGAACGCGACCTTCTCACATCTATTCCCGAATCTGAAACAATTCAGCGCGTATTAAATGCGCTAACTCCTTTCGTATTTAAAAATAAAGATAGCGCGAAATATTTTCTCACCATTATTGGCGATATTTTGCTGAAGAAAAATAGTCATACGTATTTTATTTCGACCAAGGCGAAACACTTTATTGGCGAACTCGGCGAAGAAAGTTATGCTCTATTTGGCACGTCAAATATGATGAATCATTTCAAATTTAAGTTTTACGAGCATAAATACGAAGAGTGTCGAATCGTAGACATGGTCGAGAATGTCATTTCGTTTCCTTTTTATACACACAATGAGGGTCTGAAGCATGCGAATGGTGGAGGGCTGGGTATGGGTCACTCCTTGTCTTCTTCTTCGCTTTCAAGTCTCGTTGGTTGTAGTGGAATCTCTACGCCGAAAACGCCGACAACGCCGGGACACGGACACAGCATCGGTCATTCACATGCAGCACACACGGCAAATATTATCCAAAAACAAAGCATGCTGGATTTGTTTTGTGTAGCAGCGCATTATTCGTCGCGGTTTAGTAGTGCCGACTTATTTATCGAAAAAATGTGCAAAGACCCGACCGTAATCGAACACGCCTTTTATTTGAAAAATACAACCGACGACGACATTCTCTCGCGGTTTATTTTGTCCACGACGGAGCCATGCAAGGGTGTCCATATTACTTGGAAAAATATGCTTTACCTTTGGAAAATCTTTATCGAAGAAGAGAAAATCCCTAATGTTTTTTTCACGAGTGTTCTTAAAAAACATCTGATGAAGCGGCTCGAATATTCGTGCGAACCTGTGAATGTGGGCGACGGTGGTGTGGGTGTGGGTGGTGTGGGTAGTATGGGAGGGCTGGATATGGGAGGCACGGGAAGCACAGGAAGCACAGGAGATGTAGGAGCGGGAGAAATGGTGGAAGTAAGCGCAGAGGTACAGGAGAATAGAGAGATGTTTTTAAATATTACGAGCAAACATTTGCCACTTGTAGGGAAGTTCATCTCATTTTGGAATGAAAATATTAGATGCAACCATACGGAAATCGAGCTAGAAATAGATGAACTGTCGACACTATTTTTGAATCATGGAAATGTGTATCATGGAAACCAGAAAAATATCCAGACAATTACGGAGCAGACGATTTTAGGATTCATTCGCCACTTTTTGCCGGATATTTGCATTGAAGAAGATAAATACCTGATGAATATTGGGTGCAAACTATGGGACAAGAAACAGGAAATATTGACGGGGGTTGAGGAATTTAAAAGGGCGAATTTAGGGGGAAGCGGTGGCAGTAGCAGTAGTACAAATGCTAATTTAGGAAAGGGTAAGGGTAAGAATAAGGATGGTGTCAAGGATGGAGTCAAGGATGTAAATGCAGTTGTTAGTAAGAAAGATTGTGATACTGTAGATGTGTCGGTGTTGGTGTCGGTGTCGGCTGCATCACCAGCTTCATCGTCATTTCCTGTTCATACGATATATGACTTTTACTGTAAATGGGGATACAAACATAATAAGATGGTGGTAAGTAAACGGTACTTTGAGAAATTCTTTGTTGATAATTATGGGGATAATTTAACAGAAAAAAATGGAACACTTTGGTGGAGTTACTAGAATTACTAATTTAAAGATAAAAATGTTATTATATAATATATTCTATTTATAATATATCCTATAATAAAGTATTGAAAATATGTCTGAAGCTGGTCCTGTTCATGCTGATGATGCTGAACCTGTTACTGTTCCTGTTGTACTTTATTCGAATAACTTAATTAATAATACTGATAATAATCAAGAATATTATATTGATATAACGAGTGTTATTGCGGGAGTTCCTGATACTATATGTGAAACCGAAGTTTCACGTTTAGCTGAAAGCGTAGAAGCACGAGGAGAAGATGCTTATGAACAAGCTGTATTATCCGATGATGTACCTTCTTCGCAAGGAACACCTATAGGAACTACAAATAGCGCGTTTGAATTAATTTCATATATAAAAACACAATTTATAACAGAGTATAATGCAGATAATGGACCTTTTCGTAATATACAAAAGATGATACATTCTTTGTTTTATTCCATGCGTAATTACGGATTTGTCGGATTTACACCAGCAGGTCTATTATCGGAATATACCGCTACTATATATTATGCTGCAACTGACTCGTTTATCCATTATCAGAATATAATAAAAATTATTTTACGTCATATAGCTGATCCAGTTATTGACCGTGGAAGAAATATTACATATACTTTTAAATTAGATAGAGGTGTAAAACCCGGTGATACAATTAAACTTATATTATCGCTAACATTTGGAACAGGAGTTGGAGCAAATGTTATATTAGTTCCAGTACTTAATATTGTAGGATTTAATTTATCTTCTACGAATGGTGATGTTGCTGTTACATCGATTGAAAATTTTATTACACCTATTTTTCCTCCTACTTTATTAGGATTAACACAAATTGGTTCTTTTTCAATATTCGATTTAATTGCAAGGATAAGACTATATGCAAATCAGGAAGCATTTGGAGCTTTAATAGAACCAACGGATGCTGAAAAAGATTTAATCCGATATTTTTTTAATGGTATAACTAGGGATGGTTTAGTAGCGTTTATTAACTTTATTAAATTTGCTTTTTATACCGATGCGAGGATACCTACTTCAGACAAAAATTTTGCTTTCTTTTTAAATATTTTTTTTAATTTTTATAAAGTTAGTATGAATGCCGCCAACACAACGGCTTCACTTTCTACAGCAAAAATAATGTATACAAATTTTTTTAGTAATCATAATAACTATGGTTCAATAATTAGAATTTTCAATAATATGATGAGTTTTCCATTATTTAATCAACACGCAATTATGTTTTTATCGGGAAGTAATGCCGCGCGCGCATATAAACTCATAGAAGAAATATTAATTATGAATACAACAGAAATGAATGCTGAACAAATTCAAGTAAGAAGGGAACAAATATATGACACACATATGGCTACTTTATCAGATAACGACTTTATGTTTTATTTGTTAAATGAGGATAGTGAACCATACCGTCTTGCTATTCGAATGATGTTGGGGGCTTGTTTATATTACTTAAAATATATACTTAATAGTGATGACCGTGTTCAATATACTAACTTATTAGAAGAGTCTATAAGTATCGTTGGACATGATGACCACCTTTTTGCTCAAAGACTTAACGCAAATGAAGTTTTTTTAAGAAGATGTTTTCATACTATTAGGACGTATACTGATACAGCCGGTACTACACAAAATATAACAATTGATAATATTTTAGGATTTTGTAACTTTCATGATTTTAACTTTTATTCATTGCTAAGCGGTAATGTTACATTAGCATTTTTAGATGTAGTGTTTAAACATAATACAGCAGAATCATGGTATATTTCCGTTTTTTCAATTTTTGGTATAACGCGTAATCTTGACGGTACTACTACAGTTAACATTTACGAGGTAACACCTGTTCGTGCGGCAGATGGTAGTACTATAGTGTCATATAGTTTTGACCGCCAACAAGTTCATGATAGAGTAGTTACACAAGAGGAGATGACAGACGTACTTAATTTTTTGACGACTCAGGCTATGGCAGTTAACTGTATAGCCACGCCGTGGACCTTAATTTTAAATATATTATACACAATATTTGTTACGGAAAATTGTGTTGCCAGAATTGTGGTTGGTAAATTAGGGAATGACCCGAAAAATTTGGAAAAATATTTTTCCATTTTAAATACTCATTTAAATTATTTGCTGGGACAATATAACACCCATACGACTACCGAAGATAAGACAGCTATGATTGAAAAAATAACAAGAATTGGGCAATTACAAACCTATATTACACAACAATCACAGTTATGTCAACGTCCTGAAAGTCTAGATAACCCCCTCAGTACTCGATACAATACATTAAAAAGTTTTTGTACAGTGTGGGTTCAACAGATGTTTATTTTAGCACTTGCACCAGCGACAAGAGAATTATTTTTTTTAAGTGCTGCATATCCCTTTACTACACGTGAAGCAACACTCCTTGAGAAAGGAATTTGTTGTGCGTGGACTCTACATGGTAATATATGTAATAATGTTGAATTTTTAGCACAGTTTAATACCACAAATGTACACGCAATAACTGTTGCCAATTTTCGACCCGTTTATACTGGTGGAACTGCTAGTGAACAACTAATGCATCAGATAGTTCCACAATTACAAGGAATAATAAATGGAGCAATTACCGCTAGTAAAACGGTAGATTTTAATGTTACACCAAGTCCTCCACTAGCAGGTCAAGAACCTCAGGTTAACCATTATGCTTATATGAATTATTTATGGAAACATTTAACCAAAACATCAATCGATTTACGGTCTATGTTTAAATCTATTGTAAAAGATCTTAAGCGAATAGTTGGTTCTAAAAATTTTACAGCTATTTCACTAGCAGGGGCTTATCCGTGTGGACTATTAATTGATGAATTAAAAGAAAGCAATAATATAAATCTTACCGATGTTGAGTTGACTCAATTAAAAAATAGTGGTGACATAATAAATTGTAGACGAGGACTATTGCCATTATTAGTACCAGCAGACCCAAATAGTACACTTTTTGCAAGAATGGTTGTCGAGTTACTTCATATAGACTATACTGGTAGTGGCAATAATCCTGAAACTTATTCAACGAATAATATACTTATATTTTTAGGTTTTTTATTTTCAATTAAAATTAAATCAAATGCTTCAATTGGTCCTAGAAATATGCTTAGTTTGGTCGACTCTATTATTAACTTTCCTACTATACCAAATTATGAATCGTTACTTCAATATACTGGCACTGATGTCGGTCCTGTAGCCGCCGGAACATGTTCTTTAGCAAAATTATCAGTAAATCCTGATGCTAATGCGTGCGCGACCGGAGGTGTAGAACATACAGGAGGTGCTCCTACTAAAAAGGCATCTACAGCTAAGGCACCTGCTGCTAAAGCATCTGCTGCACCTATTAAGGCATCTGAAGCTATTGCGACAGGAGTGTCGAAATCAGAAGCAAAATCAAAGCCTGATGCTAAAAAATTAAAAAATGCATTAGCTATAACAGATAAAATAATTTTAGCAGCTCAACATAAAGAAAAAAATGCATTAGCTATAACAGATAAAATAATTTTAGCTGCTCAACATAAAGAAAAAAAGGAAGCTGCTGTTGCTCCAATAGCAGCACGCGCGCAATTACTAAACCCCACAAATGGTCCATTTAAAAAATTTATGGATAAAATACAAGAAGTATTAACGACTGGAATAACAGCGACAGATGGAACAGTCATAATAAAAGCCGGCAGTATACCATTTAATCCTAAAACATGTATAACTGGTATTACGAGACAAGGTGTTTTTAATATTGATACATTTTATAATACAACCGGCAACCCTTATGCAGGTTTGCGTACTTCTGTAGGTGGAAGTAACAATAAAACAAAGGCAAACAACAAAACATCAAAAACAAACAACCACACCCGTAGAAATAAGAACAAGCGTAAAAAAAATTCTAAATCTAAAACAAAAACAAAATTTAAAACGAAATCCAGCCCTAAACATAAAAAAGTAATTCCATCTTCCCGTTCCGGCTCTCAATCGAATCGAAAGAAATCTAAACCCAAAAAGTCTCAAAAGAATGTAACATTCAAGCGAAGACGTGCTAGAAAGTGAATGCAAGATGCAGATGCAGATACGGATGCAAAAATGTGGTAATAATATTTTTATATTTTCTATAAAAATATTCTTAATTGAGTTTTTATTTATGACAATGATTTTCGATTAATCTCACGCTTCTGTATCATCTCATGTTTTCTAATATTCAAGGGTGTAAAAGTTCATATACTAACACGCTTAAAGATATTTATTGATATCATACATCACCATACACCATACATACATGTCTATTTCTGTAGTTACGGATATTGGAGTTAGCGTCTGTTTACCTCTTAAACGCGATACAATTAAAAAAATAAATGCATTATTTAATAAAACGACTGTTTTTATCAGTGGTATACGTTCTACACCAATTCATTATACAGAACACATGGAATATTTCGACACAGGTATTTTACAAGTACTTAATGCGGCAAAAACAGAAGAAGAGTTTAATCATAAACTTGCTAATATTGCTGAACTAAGAGTCGATGACAGTATAACTTGTTTGCGTAGAAAACGTAAATTTATATTTCCAGAACATAACGACTATACCTGTTATGTTCACGATGATGAAAGTAAAGAAAAATACAATACATTCGAACTAGGCAACATAACTTTCCATTTTTTTGTCAATTTGTCAAGTTATGATGCAAACTTTAATACCGATGACAACACATCTTATGATACGATTGGTAGTATAAATTATTTTGTTGACAGTATCAAAAAAAATGTAGAGTTTTTTAAAACCATAGGTATTACAGAAGATGAAATAACAATTTCAAGTTATAATGTATGCAACATGTAAAAAAAACTATTTAAATTATGATTATTATGATTATTATGATTATTATGATTATTATGATTATTATGATTATTATGATTATTATGATTATTATATTATAGTTTTATACCATTTTATCGTTCATAGTTTCTCATATAAAATATGCATTATATGAGAAATATCATTTTTTATTTATCGTACCTATTTTCGATTAATCTCACGCTTCTGTATCATCTCATGTTTTCTAATCTACATGCGAGCCTTGCGGGACTTCTTGACACCAATCTTAACAGCGCCGAACTTGCCCTTCTTTGCAGTGTACCCATGTTTCACCAATCGTTTCTCTTTCTTTGCAGTCTTGTGCTTCTTCATCGAAACAATGCGACCATTTTTGTTCATAATCAAATCCATACGAGTCAAACCTCCACTGGTCTTATACGCAGTCTCATGCCATACTTGAGCGCGAGAACCGACCAATCTCTCGAATACGCGACCGTTGATTGAATATTTGCCATCAGGGCGTCTTTTGTAGCTGTGATGCATTTTAATACCTTATAGAAAAGAATGAGAAAAAAATATTATTTTAATTATAATTAATAATTCATAATTTATGATTATTAGATAATTATATAACTATTAGATAATTTAAATAAAATAAATATCAAATATCAAATATCAAATAACAAAATGTACCAAATATATCGCTAAATATTGAATACTATTTTTGGTGTAATAAAATAAAATTTTTGTACATCTCTAGATATATATTATGATATCATGTAACCATAAATAATGATACCAAGATTTGCTATTAAATTCACTGGCTGTGCAGCGGACGCATAAACTAGATTATTAAATATAAATTTATTGCACCCTGATATGTTTATACCTGTATCCAAGTTAACTACAGTGTCAACAGTACCTACACGTGCTTGATTATCATTCCATGTAAATAGATTAGGGTTGCTGTCACTTTGAAATGTCATATTTATATTTGTTCCATCTACTCTTACAACAAATGAAGTCATAATTGAACCATAAGGCATTACATAAGGATTACTTCCTTGTGCTAAATAATAAGTTGAGAATAAAATATTTTGGACAAAATTATTTGTATTTACTAGTAATACAGTAACAGGATTAACCGGAGTAATCACATTACTTGTTGCATTCACCTGTCCTACACTATTCGTACCTCTTACGCGACATGTTATCTGTTCATCAATATCATCTACTTGTGTTAGATAAGTAATATTTGTTTGATTCACTATCGGTGTACTTCCTCTAAACCATTGAAATGAAAGAGTGGGTGGAGGATTTCCTATCCATACTCCTTCAACTGTTAATGTAAGAGTAGAACCATAGTTCGTATTCCCTGAAATAATAGGCGCTTCAATATTCACAGGCAAATAAAGAGGTTCAGACGCTCGATATGCACAATTACAAATAGCTCCTCCAATAGATGGACCTAGCCCCGAACCATTATCATACGGAACAAACCTCATCGTTGATGAATATCCAGGACCCGACCCACCCGGACATCCTGCCCATTTCCCATATGCATTCAATGTTTGATTCGCTACCGTATAACACTGATTGTGATTACTCGAACCTACAGAACTGTTAATTTTCATCGCCAATTTTATTTTACACGGAAACTTATATATCAATAACGGACTATTGATATCCGCCTTTTCTATCGGTGGAGGACAACACAAATGTTTATTTGTTTTCGGTTTGAAAAAGAAGTTACTCATATCACTCCTATATGTTACTATATGTTACTATATTATATGTTACTATATTATATGTTACTATATTATATGTTACACTTTATTTTTCTTTATTTTTCACGGTTTTATAACAATTATAAAATTGATATAAAAATAAGGTAATATAATATATAACAAAACTGCTACTGCAACACACAAACAAAGCATCGTATATCTATACATCAACACCAACGTTATTATCAACATCAACATCAAAATGTCTACACCTACTGTCACCGCTGTCGCTGTCGTTCCACCGAAGGCAAAAAAGTCGATTAAAATTCCGAAAATTAATACCAGCGTACTCGTTAGCGGAGGCGGAGGCGGAGTTGGCAGTGAAGGCGAAGGTGTGTCACCTGTCACTGCTCCTGCCCAAGAACTTGCTAAATATCAGAAAATGTCCGACAAAGAACATATCCTCAAAAAACCCGACACATATATCGGCTCTATTGAAATGACGGAAGCCGAAACATTTGTCTACGACTCCACTACATCTTCCATCGTGCATCGCACAATTCACTACATCCCCGGTCTTTACAAACTGTTCGATGAAGGCGCTGTCAATAGTCGCGACCATTTCGTTCGCCAAGAGCAAGCAATCCGCGATGCGAAACCCAATGCTCTCCCCGTCACATGCATCGAATTCGAAATCAGCGATGATGGGACCATCTCCATCACAAACGACGGCAACGGAATCGACGTAGCACAACACCCCGAACACAAGCTATGGATTCCCGAGATGATTTTCGGTCACCTTCGCACATCTACCAACTACGACGAAAACAAGAAAGAGAAAATCGTCGGCGGGAAAAACGGATTCGGATTCAAGCTCGTTCTTATCTGGTCTTCATGGGGTCGCATCGAAACTGTGGACCATATCCGCGGTCTAAAATATATCCAAGAATTCAAGAACAACCTCGACGAGATTTGTCCGCCGAAAATCACCAAATGTACTACGTCGAAACCATACACGAAGGTGTCTTTCCGCCCCGATTATGCGCGATTCGGCGTTGAAGGATTGACACCAGATATGCGCTCGCTTTTCGAGAAACGTATCTATGACATCGCCGCCATCACCGACAAATCCGTCAAAGTCAAGTACAATGGCATCCTTATCCCGGTGAAACATTTCCAACAATATATCGACCTCTATATCGGCGCGAAAGGCGAGACGAAACGTATCTACGAGGCACCTGATCCTAGGTGGGAGTACGTGGTGTCGCTTGCACCCAATGGCGAGTTTCAGCATGTGTCGTTTGTGAACGGAATATATACACAAAAAGGCGGCAAACATGTCGAGTATATTATGAACCAGATTGTGCGCAAGTTGACGGAGTATATCAAAAACAAGAAAAAGGTCGATGTCAAGCCGACGACAATCAAGGAACAGCTGGCGATATTCTTGCGCTGCGATATCGACAATCCGTCTTTCTCGAGCCAGAGCAAGGATGAGATGGGGACCGCCGTTGCATCGTTCGGGTCGACATGTAAAGTGAGCGATGAATTTATCGAGAAGCTGGCGAAGATGGGTGTCATGGATGCCGCGTGTGCTCTGACCGAGGTGAAGGAAAACAAGGCGGCGAAGAAGACGGATGGAACAAAGACGCGCACGATTCGCGGTATTCCGAAACTAATCGATGCAAACTACGCGGGAACAGAGAAGTCGGCGCAATGCACGATTATATTTTGCGAGGGTGATTCAGCAAAGGCGGGAATTGTATCGGGTCTTAGTCGCGAAGACCGCAACTTTATTGGCGTGTATCCGATGAAAGGTAAAATGATGAATACGCGCGGGGAAGCGCTCAAAAAAATCGCGGAAAACAATGAAATTACGGAAATCAAGCAAATCCTCGGTCTTGAAGTCGGGCGCAAATATACTCCCGACGATGTGAAGTATCGTCTGCGATATGGCAAAGTATTGTTTATGACGGACCAAGACTTGGACGGATCGCATATCAAGGGGCTGGGAATCAATATGTTTCAAAGCGAATGGGCATCTCTTACTGAAATTCCCGGATTTATTGGCTTTATGAATACGCCGATTTTGAAGGCGAAGAAGGGGGCACAAGAGAAGGTGTTTTATAATGAAGGCGAGTATCGCGCATGGAAAGAGGCGAATGAATCTGCCGAAGCTGCGGGGGGTGGTGGAAGTGTTGTCGCTACTGCAAATACACAACCTACCGGACATCCGACCGGATGGAACATCAAGTATTATAAAGGTTTAGGCACAAGTACGGGCAAGGAGTTCAAGGAGTATTTCGAACATAAGAAAATTGTCGATTTTACACATAGTGGCGCTGCGTGTGACAATGCGATTGACATGGTATTCAATAAGAAACGCGCAGATGACCGCAAGACGTGGTTGGCTACATATTCGCGCAACAGATACCTGGACACACTTCAACCGAGCGTGACGTATCAAAAATTCATCAACGACGAGATGATACACTTTTCGAAATATGATTGCGACCGCTCTATCCCGAATTTGATGGACGGGCTGAAAATCTCCTTGCGAAAGATTCTGTTTTCGGCGTTCAAGAAAAATCTCAAGTCTGAAATCAAGGTCGCACAGTTTAGTGGTTATGTTTCGGAACACTCGGGGTACCATCATGGCGAGGCGAGTTTGAATGCAGCGATTGTCGGAATGGCGCAGAACTTCGTCGGCAGCAACAACATCAACTTGTTTGAACCCAATGGTCAGTTTGGGACTAGGCTTCAAGCAGGGGCGGACTCTGCTAGCGAAAGGTATATCTTCACACAGCTGAATAAACTTACGCGGCTTATTTATCGACCGGAGGATGACGCTGTTCTTACCTACTTGGATGATGATGGTCAGAGCGTCGAGCCAATTTATTATGTACCCGTTATTCCTATGGTGCTGGTGAATGGAACAAAAGGAATCGGAACTGGTTTTAGTACCGAAATCATGTGCTATAGCCCTACGCAAATTATCGCGTATCTTCGGCATAAACTTATGGGGGCTATGGGGGCATCCGCGCCTGCACCGACAATCGAGCCGTTTTATAAGAACTTCAGGGGAGAAATTCGTCGTGTTGGAGATAGCAAGTATTTGTTCAAGGGATGCTATACGATTCTAGATGAGAAAAAGGTGCGTATTACGGAACTGCCGATTGGAACATGGACGGACAATTATAAAAAGTTCTTGGAGAATATGATTGAGCCGCCAGCGGGAAGTAAGGAAAAGGAAAAGGACAAGGACAGCACCGCAAACACTGCACCGATTGTGAAGGAGTACAATGATATGAGCACGGATACACATGTGGATATCACGGTTACAATGGCGGCGAATATTATCAAGACGTATAGTGAAAAGGCTGCGGAATATGATTGCACCATGCTGGAGAAAGTGCTCGGATTATACTCCACGCAGTCTACGACAAATATGAACCTGTTTGATGCGAACGAGAAGCTTGTTAAATACGGCAATGCGGAAGAAATTGCTGACTCGTATAGCGTAACACGGCTGGCGTTTTATGGTAAACGCAAAGATGCTCTTATTGCAGGACTTCGCAAAGAACTAATGGTGCTGAGCAATCGTGCGCGATATATTACCGAATTATTGGAAGATACGATTGACCTTCGTCGCAAAACGAACAAACAAATTGTGGAGTTATTGAAAGAACGGAAATATGACTCGATGGATGCGGGGAGCGGCGACGCGAAAGGAGAAGGAGAAGGAGAGGATGATTCGTCGTCGTCGTCCTCGTCTGGACAAGGATACAAGTATTTGCTAAAACTGCCGATGGATAGCGTATCGGAAGAAAATGTAAAAAAACTGCTAAATGAAAAAGAAAAGAAGGAAGCGGAGTTGAGCGAACTGACTTCGAAAACGGTGGAACAAATGTGGCTGAAAGATTTAGAAGAATTGGAAGTCGAATATAATAAGTTTATAGAAGCAACGACGTATTCGGCTACAGGTGAAATCGCTGCAAAAGTGGGTGCAGTAAAGGTTAAGAAAGCAAAAGCCAAGTGAAAATAAATTACATGAAGGAGTGTACATGGAGTAGATGAAGGTAAAACTTCTTGCTATATATAGCAAAAAGTTGTACTATATTTAAAAGTTGTACTATATTTTTTTATTTAGGTATAACGCGACGTGGTTTTAAACTAAAACCAGGGCTTCATTTCGAGCGTCTTGCCCTTGACGTTATCATATGCCGGCCAAGTCATAACGGTATACATATTACTGGCATCGCGTTTATACTTCAAGTATGCGCGAATCTCATTGATTAGTTTAGGAACACAGTGATTGACGACGTGCTGGTTTAATGCGGCGACTTGTTCGCGAATATTGGTTGGCAAGTTGATGGCGCTTTCGAGGTATAATGCGCGCATAATAATCTTTAGTTCATCGTTGTCTTGTTGAGCGATGGTATACTCGCCATTGGATAAACGGTGTACTTCAGCGCGAAGAGTATTCTGAATAATCTGGATATTCTCTTTACTGAAAAAGACGTTACTTACATCGTTGTCTGTCCAGTTGCCGGTTAGTGCATCTCTAAATGTAGTAATTTGATTTACGGGTATTTTATCCCACATGGCGAATCTTGCTTCAGGAGGCGGACCTTCGATATCGATACGACCGTTAGATGTTGTTATGGTTGTTATATTTTTGACTGTGTTAGAATTGCGAGGCATACATGTTGAATTTAAATTTGAATTTGCATTTCTATTTGTTGAAAACATTTTAGAAGATTTGGTTTGTTGTATATTAATAACTAAATATAAAAATATCTAAATTTTAATATTTAATATTTAGTCGTTGAAATAATTAAATGCAGAAAATAATTAAATGCAGAAAATAATTAAATGCAGAAAATAATTAAATGCAGAAAATAATTAAATGCAGAAAATAATTAAATGCAGAAAATAATTAATTATATATACATTATATATACACTTATACGAGATAGATAAAGATAAATTATGTCATTCAATAGCGTTACGTTAACTATTGCGAGTATTATATTTGTTGTTTTATTAGTGATGACTGCATATTTTATTTATCAAGACCAGAAAAGTAAATTTACATTGGTTCAGTCGACATGCCCGGATTACTGGTTATTAAGAAAATATAATAGGGGACCGAATCGGGGGAAGTTTTATTGTGAGCCAAATAGTAAGAATTTGGGGACATGTAGCTCGGCAGTTGGATCATTACAACGCCCACCGAAATATACTGTATTAAATGACCCAGGCGAGTGTAGCAATTATAAAAATAAAATGACGTGGGTTAATAATGTGTGTGGGAAGAAAATACTATGGGATGGAGTGACAAATAACGCCGAACTTAGAAATAAATGCAAGTAGTATTAGTTTTAGATTTTGTAATAAATATATAATAATAATATAAGTATAGTTACTTTATTATTATTGATATAGATATAGTAGGATGGAAGCTGCAGGAGAACAAGCACCACTACCACCAAGACTAATACCAGAAGGACTAGACCTACTAGATGCTAATTTATGTTTAACGCGTGAAGATATTATTGATGACTCGCAAAAAACAGATACACATGTGACAAATGTTAATCAAAATACATTATTTCAAGATTCTTTAACAACATTAGTTACTTGTAGACGTACTGAACCAGAACCAAGAACAAGCTTATTGGACATTTTTAATGAATTCATCAATCATAATATAGTTAATTATGAAATAGCAGGACAAACATTATATAAAATATCAATTCCATATTATGTAAAACATATAGTAGAAGTGAGAAATAAAGAAAATATAAAAAAAGAAATACTAGTTCGTATCATGGAAGAACTTACAAAACTTGAAAAAGATTGTGCACCTTTTTTTTTTGTAAAAGATAATTATGGATTTAAAAGAATAGATGAAAAATTCTGTCTGGCTTCTTTTTATGATGAAGGGGGTAGAAGAATTACTACGGGAGGGCGTAATCTTAGAGATTACTTAATAAGTATATACCAAGGTGTTACTACTTATACTATAGATCTTACTGGAACAGGAATGACAAGTATTGCAGGTAGTAGTTTAACAGCGCACTGGGATGACCGAGGGGGTGGAGTTACTGATCTTACTGAACATCAAATATTATTTACTTTAACTATAGGTGGAGATTATGTTCAATGTGTTTTTACTTATAACCCAACTACTGGAGCAGATAGAGGAGTAAGTTATACAAATTCAATAAAAACACCTATTAGTTGTAGTTTTTTTAGACTTGAAGATGGACATATGTCACTTTTTACTACTCAGTTCATAACAGCATGTTTTAGTGGAAATAGTGGAAAAAATGCTTGGTTTAATACTTATAGTAATCTCAATGATGATGTTCATATAAAATGTGGTAGATTTATACAACTAGGTAAAGCTATCGGGGATGCTTCATTTGTTTTTAGTAAAGGCGGATTAATAGAAAATCCTCCGGGTAAAAGATATTCTGTTGGAACAAGTGATATAGCATTGGCTCTTAGATGTTGTTATAACCACACAGATGTAATTACGTATATTCCTAGAGGTAAAGGTGCTAAAAAAAGATATTATATGAGTGTACAGTTTCCGTTGCAACTAATAACTTCACCAACACAGGAACAGTTACAAAAAAAAATCGTGTCGAATAAAAAAACGAAAGAAAAGAAAAATTTTCAAACAAATGGAGGGAAAAAAAAAGTATGTAAAAAAGTTAATGAAAAATTAAAAAAATTAAAACAGTTAGATAAATTAAAAGGATTAGGTCCAATTTTACCAGTAGGTCAAGTTAGAAAACGTAATGAAATAAAAAGTACTATAACAAAGCCACCATTACAAAGAGGACAAAGAGGAGGCGACCCAAACGACCCTAAAACCGAATTTATAAATTATAGTATTTATTACTTAGCAAATATATCATATTTTTTTCAAGATTCTCTAGACTATTTTTCTAATTTATATACAAGTTTTTCTAAACCTATTATAGATACAGATAGTACTATTACATATGATGGTATAACATATACCATAAGTCATGATAAATTCAATCTTGATGTAAAAATATTATGCATTAGTAAAGTTATAGATTTTTTAGAATTGTTGGTAAGTAACACAAAAAAGGATGAAGATGATAAATTACTTCGACAACTCGCGGAAAAAATCACAGAAAAAATAGTTGAAAAGGAGGAAATATTTGATATATATAAAGTTTTCGGAAATGTTCCCTTCGGTGATACATTACTTGTTCCTGTTCCCTCTTCAGGGGACTCAAAATTAAAAAAACTTTCCGGTATACCTACAACCCAATTATTTGAAGGTTGCGAGAAATTATTATCATATTTAGATGGTGTAGGTGGGTTCACAGCAGATTTTTTTAAACCTATACATGATAAAATTGGTGAACTTAATGAAAAAACAGAAACTGGAAAAAAATATACCATAAATACAATTTTTTCAGATGTTGATTCTGAACCTATAACGAAGGCATCACTAAAAAAAGTTACTGATGAGGAATTGCAACCACGACCACTACCACCATACATACAGTTACTTACATCATTACGAAAAGAATTAACAGAAATAAAAAAAAATCCTCAAATTGATTTTACTGATACTCAAGAAGAAACTAAAGAAGAATATATGAAAAAAATTGAAGAAATATTAATGGATATAGTAGGTATACTTCCGCGTCCTTATAGAGAAAACAAGTATATGCTTTATGATGATATATCAAATGTGTTAACTAAAATATCAAGCATAATAGAATATTCCGATTTGGTTCTTATGATAATATCGTGTTTCATACGCGACGAATTAACAGCTATAGTTATAAAAAATGAACTTTTAAGACTTATTTCAATACGCGGAACATTCATATTTGATATCAAAATTATAGAAGCATTTATAGATGGTTTAGATGTAGATGAAACCATGGGAAGTATTATATATAATCGAGGTTACGATGCTATTGATACTCTGATAAATGTAAAAGAAAATTTTGATGGAGATGTAATTGATGCATTAAATGAGGAAGGATTTAGTTTGATGCAAATTGGATATTTTATAGATACTTTAGCATTTGAAGCAGAAAATCAAAATCTAAGCGATACAGAGATAGACCAACTAGTAGAAACATCTATTACAGAAAAATATGAACAAATAGAAGCATTTCAAAAATTACAAGAAAAAAAAAGTATAAGCAGCTTAGCTGATACACGTACTCTACTACCTGCAGGAGTAGGCGGAAAAAATAACCGCATTTCCAACCCTAAACACAACACAAAGTACCGTAAAAACTATAAAAAGTTTGTAAGCAAGTACATCATAAAGAAAAAGAAAAACAACAACAATAAAAATAATAAGAAAAATAATAAGAAAAACAAGAAAAACAACAAGAATAAAACCAGAAAAAATAAAAGATTAACAAAATCCACCCCTAACTCCAAGCTAAATAATAAAACATTAAAGAATAAAAAGGGTAAGTCCAAGTCCAGTAACCATAAATCCAAGTACAATAAGAAAACAAAGACCAATTATTATAACTCATACAGGCACAATAAAACATTGAAGCATTAAGACCCCCTCCCCCCCATGAATTAAAATCCTATTTATTATTTATTATATATATTTATATATACGTATAATAAACAATCACCCCTTACTATATAAACAAAAATGGACGCATCAAGCACAAACATAAACGTCACCCTAAGTTTTAGAAAAATGGCAGTACTAACCGCCGTTTTTGTATTTTTAGCATTAATACCCGTCTTTGTCATTATCATAATCCGCGCAAATAATAAAAAACAAATATGGGCTCCTATTGTAAGCGAATGCCCCGACTATTGGAAATTATCTAAGAGCGAAGATGGTCACGTTCGATGTAAACCGGATAAAAAGAATGCCGATTATGCGAGCCCCTTCGGTTTTTTCAGTTATCAACTGCCTACGAGAATGAATAAATACGAGTATGCAATTAAAAATAGAATTACATGGGATGGTATTACAAATGACGAGTCTCTCATAAACAACTACAAGGAAGAAGCACCGAAATCTATTTTCTGGTTACTCGGTAAGGTATTTACCGTTCAACCCAAGTAATAAATCCCAAAATCGCAAAATCTCAAAATCCCAAAATTGCAAAATCCCAAAAAAAATAAAATACATTCATAAATCGACATAGAAACAATTATAATATTTTAATAAAGAAAGATAAAATAGTTATTATATAACATACATACATACATACATACATACATACATACATACATACATACAATAGACATGAATAATTTAAATATCAATTCTATTCTTGGAAGAGACCAAGCATATAAAAAGATTAAAATAATTCTCGACGGATTCCAGGAGAATAAAACCGACATTACATTAAAAAGAGGAATATATATCTACGGCAATCCCGGCTCCGGGAAAACAGAGTTCGTCGTAAATCTTCTGCGCGAACAAAACTACGACATTATTAAATATGATGCCGGAGACATTCGCAACAAGTCCATCATCGACACGATAACCAAGCACAATATGTCCGATAAAAATATAATGTCAATGTTCGAAAAAAAGGTGAAGAAAATTGTCATAGTCATGGACGAAATCGACGCGATGAATAATGGCGACAAAAGCGGAATAAATTCGCTCATAAAGTTGATACGTCCCAAGAAAACGAAGAAGCAGAAAGTAGAAGAGGTGTCATTTAATCCGATTATATGTATCGGAAACTACCAAATGAATAAGAAGATAAAGGAGCTCATGAAGGTTTGTCATACATTCGAACTAAAAACCCCATCAAACGAGCAAATCTCTTCGCTTCTTTTATCGATGAATTTGAAATTTGACAAACTACTAAATGACAAAATTATACTATTTATTCAAGGAGATTTGAGGAAACTGGTGTCAATTCACCAGATGGCGATGAAAGAAAACAATATTCTACAGAATGACATCATAGAGACGATATTTCAGCCGAAAAGCTATAACGACGACAGCAAAAAGTTGACGCAGGATTTGATAAACAATAGTTATCCGATAGATCAGCATAAGGTGCTGATGAATGAGACCGACAGAACAACCGTCGCGCTTTTATGGCACGAAAATATCATCGACGTACTGGCAAAGTATAAAAAAGAGGTATCTATTCCTTTTTACCAGACGGTACTAGACAATATCTGTTTCGCCGACTATATCGACCGAATCACGTTTCAGAACCAGGCGTGGCAGTTCAACGAGATGAGTTCTCTTATTAAGACATTTTATAATAATAAATTGTATCATGAGCAGTTTATAAAAAAACCGAAATTTAATCCGGTGGAAGTCAGATTTACAAAAGTGTTGACAAAGTATAGTACGGAGTATAATAACTCGCTTTTTATTAAGACGCTTTGTCAGCAGCTGTCGATGGACCAGAAAGACATGTTTTCCTTTTTTATGCACATTAAAACACAGCATAGCGAAGATGAAATATACAATATGCTTGAAAATTATGAAATCACCAAGTTAGATATTAACCGAATATATCGATATTTAGATAAATATACACAAAAAACACTTGGGGGTACAAATGATGATGACAAATTACCAGATAGCGATGATGATGGTGGTGGCGCTGGCGATGATGCTACGTAATGAAAATAGTATAAAATAATATTATACCTGAAATTATTTTATACCTAAAATAATATTATATTCATTTATATATATACTTTATATATACGTATACACATACACATAAACATAGACATGTCGCAACTATTTTATGGTTCATATAACTCATACTTAAATTCTAAAAATTGTTGTAAAGATCTTCTTCCCGGTCCTATTGGACCTACTGGTGCAGCAGGACTAAGAGGAGCAACCGGAACAACCGGACCAACTATAACACCCGTTTTAATAACTGGAGTCACGGGTGCTACAGGCGCTGTTGTAAAATTCAATAATGTTACAAACTCATGGTACTATGAGCAAGGTAAAACATTTATTATTGACCATCCCAAAGATAACGACAAATATTTAGTCCATACTTGTTTAGAAGGTCCCGAAGTAGGTGTTTACTATCGCGGGAAATCCGAAATCACAAACGACGCATCTGTCACCATAAACTTACCAGATTATATTCCCGGATGGGCATCTCATTTCACTGTTACTGTAACCGGTATATATGACGGAAAACTTAAATTATATAATGCTTCGGAGGTTGACGACACTGGGTCATTTACAGTATATGGCGAAAACGGTAAATTTAGTTGGGTAGCGATTGGCAAGCGCGGTGATGTCAATCCCGAACCCTATAAAAATGAAATCGTCGTGAAAGGCGATGGACCCTATCGATGGATTGAATAATGCAACATGATAACGATACTTGTGAAATATAACATATGAATTATAAAATATGAATTATAAAATATAAAATATGAATTATAAAATATAACATATGCAAAATATGTTATATTTATAAAAAAATATTATTTAGCATTTTACTGCCCTGCATCGCCTTACCTATTCCTATTCCTATTCCTATTCGTATTCCTCTTCCTCCTTTAACATTCTCGTCGTCCTTGCAACACGTTCTTTCCACCATCTCAATGACTCTTCCGAAAAAGCATCATGTTTATAACGCCTATGGTCGATTGCCTGTTTAGGAGAATCATAAAAGTAGAAATCAGGGTCCAACTTTCCACGTTTTGCACTCGAGTCACACACCTTCCAAAGCAAATCCTCATATACTGAACCTACCCTCCAAGGATATGCAACCCCCGTAACAGCATTCACAATAAAACGCCCCTGTACATTTGAAGGAAACGACCTGCGACTCGGTCTCTTATCCCGACTGTGTCTTGAACGCGTTTCTTCTCCGTCACACGACTCGACCGCGTCATTCGCATCATATTGGTTAGTGTTATCCAAATCTTTTACCATTTTATTTCTTCTGGTGAAGGTACGTAAACTATAATGTCCGTTGATACTATAATTATAGTTGTTTCTTTAAGCGGTTTTATAAAATATTATTTTCCAACATCTACTACAATTATCTCACTACTTTCGGAGATTTTCGTTTCTAACTCGCTAATGTATACATTTTTATCATCTAAAATTTTCTGCTGTGTTTCGATGATTTCCTTTAGTCTCAAATTTTCGCGCATACTATTTCCATATAACTCTTTCAGCTGCCCCATTTGAGAAAGCTGTTTTTGCTGCGACATCAACATTTCAACCACTTCGCGATGGTTCAACTCACGTGGAGGTTTCCCTTCTTCTTGAAAAACAATTGTAGACCCCCCTGTTCCCTTTGCCCCTGTATTCGCCCTCGTATTTGCATGTAGAAACTCCATATTCTTCTTTCTCTCTTCCATCATTTTTTTCTCCATCTCTTTTCTTTTTTCCCCCAATTCTTTTATCTGTTTCAATACATCAGGTTTCATATTTATATTCCCCGGTTCATATGACTTTAACTTCTCCTCTAAATCCTCTACAAAAAATTTTATCGTCTCTTTGTCCTTTATAAAATCTTCCACCCTCTTTGTACTATAATTTATATACTGATTTCCATCCATATTTTCTAGAAGTGTTCTTTTGTCAAAGGTATTGTGTGAATGTGAAAATACCAAAATTGTTTTTAATGGGTCAAGTTGTACAAATGGCACAGTATAGTTTTTCAAAAATTCACGTTCTTCTGCCAAACACGCCTCATCATTATATTTCGTATCCTTTAGCAACTTACGTTTAAATGCAAATGTTCCTGCCGTCGCATGGTCAGGTCCATAGGGTCCAAACTGTACCATCTTGCAGTTGTCTTTATTATCTTTAAAATAAATATACATTTCACTCGACCCAGCACACAAAGCAGTTGGGTTCCCCATAAGACGCTCCACAGCATGTGACACACGATCCGGGGGATAATAGTCATCGTCGTCCATATATACAATAATATCACCGCACGACCTTTTATGCATAATGTTTCGCTTCTTTCCGAGTGTCATCTTCTTGTCGTACTTAAAATATTTAACGTTTGGGTGCGATGCCACCATATCCTCAATAAGGTCACTCCCATCATCAACAATAATCCACTCCATTTTATTTTTAGGATAGTCTTGACTATCAAAGCATTTTATCATCATCTCAATAAATGGTCGCCTATTAAATGTTGGTGTACAAACACTTACAAAAGGGAGATTGCTATAATTGTTATTATTGTTATTATTGTTATTGCTATTGCTATTGCTTTTACTTTTATTTTTTGTCATTTGCAATGAATATGTCGATGCCTAATATCTCAATATATGTGTATATATATAATATATAAACATATATTTAATATAGTTTACACCATTCTCATTATCCTATCCGGCATTTCCAGTAAAATAAGCAACTATGATGAAAAATATTATACCAGCACCACCACTGTTTCCTAAATCTTGAAATGCATACAACGCAATCATGATATAAAATACAAGCAACATATATGGTCTCATATTAGTAAATATTTTATCATAGTCTCCTTTGTTCCTTATATTTAGGCATGGATACAAAAAGAATATATAGAATGTCTGTATTGCCATCCAAATACCAGTTCCGAATGCTATAAATATACCAAAAAACAGTGTGAAAATAATTCCCCAAAAAGGGTGATCACTTATTACACCAAATACGAGACTCATTACACCTGCGACAATTCCAAAAATTGGTATAAGGTACAGGGCTGCGAATGGAAAAAGTAAAAATATCAATGCTTTTCTTCCACTTGCTGACTGCATATTATCCCACGAATTTTCGTTATCTGCTTTTCCTGTATCCGTTGTGTCAAATAAATTCAAAAATGCTTGTGCTAGTGAGCGCGCACCTTGTCCTAGACCTCCGTATACAGCATTGAATAAGTAGTTAAATAGCGCCTGAGATACACCATTCCCAACACCACCTTCTTCCACTTCATTTAGTAAATATATATTTTCTTTTTCCGTATTTATTACATCGGCTACATTATTATCAGTACATATGCGAGGGAGTAAATTATAGGGAAAACCATAACTAAAGTAGCTCGCATTTTTATTTTCGGTTATACAGTAAGGTGGACCATACCGATACGTGGGGAAAATATATTCTTTTTCATTTCTTGAGCGTGTCATTAAAAAAAGAGCATTTGAGCCTAAAATACCCCAAATATAGGCAATAATTATTGCAAATATCACGTGTATAACAAAAACAATTATTTTACTTGTGGTCAAAGTTTGTGTTTCAGTCATTATTTCTTTTGTATTTGATACTGGTTTTGTTGTACCCGGGGTGGCACCAATCACGTTACTACCCGGTAGTGCTGATGTTGCTGCACTTAACGGTGATGCCGGTTTTTTATTTTTGCTTTCGCCACCTTTTTCGCCACCTTTTTCGCCACCTTTTTCGCCACCTTTTTCGCCACCTTCAGCGCCACCTTCTTCGCCACCTTCAGCGTCATCTTTTTTTTCATTTTTACTATATATATCGCCCATACCTGGAAATGAAAATGCTTCTTTAATATCTGATGTTCCACCCATTAGTTGTTGTAAAGTTTTTTTTGTTGACATTTTTTAGTATAAATATGTATAGTATGTATAATATATTAATATATTATAACATTTTATAATATATTACAAATACTAAGTAAATATATTTAAAAGTATACGTATTAGTAATATAACACACATTATACTTTCTTCGTATTGTGTTGCACATATACCTCTCATTCATAACTACATAATGCCAAAAATCGAAGAAGGGTTAAAATTAGACTTTCATAATGTTCTTATTCGTCCAAAACGGTCTACAATTAATAGTCGTTCAAATATTAACTTAATGCGAACTATTCGATTCAAAAATTGCAAATCCCTAAAATCGTGGGAAGGTATTCCTATTATAGCGTCCAATATGGATACTGTCGGAACTTTTGATGTATATAAAACATTGTCGAAATTCAAAATTATTACTGCTATGCATAAATTTTATACGGTTACTGACTTCGTATCCTATCAGTCAGAAAACAACATTATTTTAAATCCCGATCTTTTTATGGTATCCACCGGCATACAAGAAACCGACTATAATCGTCTCACCGAAATTCTTTCTGTTGTTTCATGTAACTGGATATGCATCGATGTCGCGAATGGTTATATTGAATCTCTTGTTCATTTTTGTAAGCGTGTTCGCGAAAAATATCCAGACAAAATCATTGTCGCTGGAAATGTAGTTACTCGCGAAATTGTCGAAGAGCTTATTCTTAACGGCGGCGTAGATGTTGTTAAAGTTGGTATTGGTCCCGGAAGTGCCTGTCTAACACGCATGAAAACCGGCGTAGGTATGCCCCAGTTATCCGCTATTATGGAGTGCGCCGATGCCGCGCATGGTGTCGGTGGTCATATTATTGGCGACGGAGGCATTACTTGTCCAGGTGATATGGCAAAAGCATTTGGCGGTGGTGCCGATTTTGTCATGGTGGGTGGTGCATTTTCCGGTCATAACGAAAACCCGGGTGAAATTATAACCAACCCCGATGGTTCACAAAGTAAACTTTTTTACGGAATGAGTTCTTCGCACGCTATGAATAAGCACTATGGAGGTATGAATGACTATCGCGCATCTGAAGGACGCATTATTCGTGTCCCTTATCGCGGACTTCTTGAGAACACAGTTCTTGATTATTTGGGAGGGCTGCGAAGTACATGTACTTATATAAATGCCTCATGTATTAAACATATGCCACTATGTACTACGTTTGTTCAGGTTTCGCAACAGTTGAATACATCTTTATTATAAAAAATTGATTCAAACAAATAAGTATAATTAACATATACATCATATTATTCGCTGTATAATTGCATATAACCAAAACATGGATACGACGGATACGACGCGTACAATTCACACAACTAATGTATCCCCACTTAGATATCCTGGTGGAAAAACACGAGCATGTAAAATTATCGATGCCGCCATTTCGCAGCATTTTGACATGAAACAATTCGACACGGTTGCTTCCCCGTTTTTCGGCGGAGGGTCGTTTGAGTTTTATATGCAGAATAAGTATGCCGTCACATTAATCGTAAATGACAAATTCACTCCATTATATAATTTCTGGAAACAAGTAAAGTCAAATAAAAGTATCCTATGCGAAGAGTTACGAAAGATAAAATCGGTTTCAAAAGAACAGTTTGCGGCTTATAGGGGTACAATTATGGACTTGAATGAGGATGTACTGCAGCAATCTGTGCAATATTTCGTTATAAATAGGTGTTCTTTTAGTGGGTCGACATTGTCGGGTGGTTTTTCAGAAGAGTCGAGCGTTAAAAGGTTTACGCCGTCATCGATAGATAGAATAGAGTCACTTGATTTTACGAATATTGAAATTTATAATAAGGATTTTCGTGATTTTATAGATAGTTTGCCTACTACTACTACTACTACTACTACTACTACTACCACCGACAAAACACTGTTGTTTTTAGACCCACCATATTATTTGGAAAGTAAGTCAAAACTATATGGAAATAATGGGGACATGCATGAGAATTTTGACCATATGTTATTATTTGATGTATTACGTAGAAGGAAAAATTGGGTCGTCACATATAATAACTGCGAGTATATTCGAACATTGTATAAAGACTATGTAATAGTAAACGTAAACTGGAGCTACGGAATGAACACATCGAAGGAATCTTCTGAAATTATTATTATTTCAAAATAGCATTCGCTGCGCCGCTATTATTCGCCGCTCCGCTATTATTCGTCATAAACTAGGTTAGTCGGTAGTTTCATTCGGTTATCCAAGCTATACTCGCTATTCGCTAGACTTAGACTGTTCATATTTTTTGGCTGACACGCAACAGTCACCGATAAGTCGCAAAATCCATTTTTATTTTTCCTTTTGTGTATTTTAGTTCTTACGCGTAACTGCTGCTCGCACACAAATGCGGGAACTTTGAAGTCGCATATATCATTCCCCAAATGATACAAACCTTTATCTGATATTTGTATATACGAACACCCCTTTCTACTATATAACTTCATTATTGTGTCACTCGGACAGTCAATGTACACGTCATTGAAATCGGTTGTTTCGCGTTTTATTTTTACCCATTCTTCGTGTGTTATGTCTTTTAACATAAAGGGTGGAATTTTTCCATTGAATAGTGTAAGGGTTGAGATGAGGTCTTCAAAGACAGTTTTCGAAGCTTCCGGTATTTTATTTTTTCTACTTCCTATCCATTTTTTATTTAGCTCGTCATATTTTAAACAACACTGCATCCAATCTGGTGTTTTTGACTTTTTTATTTCTATTGATATATCTCTTGCCATAGGTTCTTTCATATTACATTCTATATCATTTTTAGAACTACAGCCGCCCAACTCGGTTTCTATTTGTGTATTGAATTGAATACAGTTTAGTTTGGTTTTTTTAACTATATTATAAACTTCCAACTCATATTTTTTTCCACTGATTGAACATCCCGAACCCGAACCCGAACCCGAATCTTTTTCCGTCATTTTTTTTGGTAAGATAGTATGTGTATCTGGTGTATGTGGTGTATGTGGTGTATGGGTATATGTATGTGTATATGTATGTGTATATGTATGTGTATGTATATATTTAGTTTTTATATATGAATTTTTATATATCAATTTTATTCTTAAGTAATTTATAAACATATACGAATTCTTCAAAATAGTAACCATAGTAGTGCGCTAGTTTACAGTAGTTCAAAGCAAGTTACTAATTTTCATATCATTTTAAATTTAATATTGTTTTATTAAATTTAATATTGTTTCATTTACACTTTTCAATGGACAAACACACAAACGCACGCACACACACGCGCACGCACACACGACGCTTTTCTGTTACCTTGCATACATAAGACCAGCATTCCCAGACATAAATGTTACGACATTGTACCTTTCTTCTAAGACAACCAAGTTATAGTTATAGTCGTATATACGCCATACAGGCATATTTACACCGATTGGTATTCTGGTTAATGGGTCACAGATTGTTAAAAAATTCGCACTAGGGTCAAGAGGCGGATAAAAAGTCGTGAATTCAAACTGAATATTAGAAAATTTACTCGTATTAAGTGCTCCAGTAGGTTGAAAGTTAAACGGGTCGGTATCTAAGCAAAAGTTATAACAATATAGTCCCGTAGGGGCATTACTAGGGGTTCGCACATATTTCTCTACAAAGTTATAAATGCCTACATCTAGTACATTCTCACGATACTTTCCATCTAACAAAATAGCCATATTTAATAATATACCACGTTGGTTATTTGCACTAAAAGGCTGTGTAACAAAAAGCCCGGTATTATTTGTAGTTAGCGTACTAAACCCTGGTCCTACAGGAACGGCACTACATGATACACTTATACCTCCATATATCCCATTATACTGGGTAGCAGGTGTAACAGGCGCGGGAATGATATTCACAGGCAAGTAGTTATATGGCCAGTTTGAATAGTTGCTCCACTGATTTCGCAAGTTAATATCACTTCGCTGAAAAAAGAACATCCAGCTACTTACCATCCCCAGCGTGTTTTCTAGCCATACGCGATGCGAACCTGTAACATTCTCGAAGTTCCATTCATATGCCGACTTGATTAGATATTTTTGTTCATTTGCAGCAAATGTCTTCGCTTCATCATTCGACAAAAACGCATAAGTACTAATTAAATGTATATCAGCATTCCAGTCTGATTGTGCACTATTATTATAGTCAGCTGCATTAAGACTCACACTTGGTGGTGACTGAAGAAAACGGTACAATTGCATATACTCTTCGGTATAATTTGGGCGAACTATTGGCCACCCATTCGCTGGGTCCTTCACATCGCGAATCGTATATAAATCATTGATGGGTCGCATCGTTACATCTATCTGTAACTGATTGTATTGAAGCGCAATTAAAGGAAACGCCATTTTGCTAGAAAGTGTAAACCACGCATTTATAGGTATATACAATCTACGACTTCGAATAGAAGGTTCCGACCCTTGAGCCAAATTAGTATAATACGCATTTGGATACATGTTTATTCTACCGTTTGAATTTCCTGGGTCATTTAACTCGGCAGTATTTCCAGTCATGTCGTCATAGAGCGCCTTCTTTACTCCTGAAAAATCGCGCTGCACTAATGCCAATAAATATTTACCCGTTAACACTTGCAATGTTTGTCCTCCAACTGATATTCTTATCTCTTTTATCATCTGTGTTCCTAAATTCTCAATCCATCGAAATTCGTATGGTGCCCAGTCTTTCACGCCGCATGTGGGATCTGGTGGATATATCGGGCTCCATATTGTCGGCAATGTAACTACAATATATGTGTCCATTAAAAGATCCGCATACCTTGGAACATAAAATGTAAACGTCGAATCTGTCGTTAGTCGAAGAGACCTTTGCCCGGTAAAATCGATTCTAAATTTTTGCATACCAAAGTTTGTATACTTTGCATATGTTGCTTTAAAAAATGTTTTCTTAGGATTTCCATTTAATATCACATTTTGATTTCCATATGAGACAATATTTAGTAATCCCCCTGTCATTCTTTTTGTTTATATGTTATTATATGTTATTATATATTATTATATGTTATTATATATTATTATATGTTATTATATATTATTATATATATTTAACATATTAATAATTTTTAACAAGTTTTTTATATATATAATTAATATCATTGTATAATTAATATCATTATATAATAGTATATAATAGTATATATTAACATTAAAAGTATGTCAGCACCAGGACAAGGACCAGCATCACCACCAGGAACTCCACAACCCGGTGGAGGTATTAACATTAATTTCTTACCTTCTACTGCTGCTATACGCAGTGTACTAACTTCGCAAGTTACACCAATGGCAATTCATTGGTTTGGCATGGCATTTGTCATAGTTGTATTGCTGTGGCTTATTACCTATGTTAGTACAAAAATTAATTTAGGAAAAACAAACTGTGATATTATTGCCGAAATCAATAAAAAATCCACTCCTACAAAAATAAACTCAAGATGGACTACATCTAGTTCGCCAGACTATGCAGGAAAAAATCTGCGAGACTTTTATATTAAAACCGCATACAACTGTTGTGCATCTGGTCAATTTAAAAGTGACTATGTTAGTATCTGTGCTCTGCAAAACGCCATTAAGCAAGGTGTGCGCTGTCTAGATTTTGAAATATTTTGTCTAGATAATATTCCCGTTGTAGGGGTTTCATCGGTTGACATAATTGGTGTAAAACAGAGTTATAATAGTCTGCCTGTTTCACATGTTCTAAAAGAGTTGAATAATATTGCATTCTCAGAAACAGCGGGAATATGTCCTAACCCGAAAGATCCCCTGCTCCTTCATTTCCGCATAAAGACGAACAATGTAAATATTCTTAATATATTAGCAAGCGAAATTGCTGAAAATTTGGGTGATAAGTTATTGCCGATTGAATATATGCGCGAATCCAATGGAACAAATATTACGCGACGCCCCATTAAAGATTTTATAGGAAGAGTCGTCATTATGGTGGAGAAAAGTAACTCTACGAATACAATGCCTATCTTGTACCAGTCTAAAAATATGTGGGAGCTTACAAATGTAACTACCAACTCCATTTTTATTCACTCAAAGCGATACATGGATATTAAAAATTCAAACGACCTCGAAACAATTACCAATTTTAACAAAGAAAATATTACGATTGTTTTGCCCGACTTATCCGTATCCAACACGAACTACGTTTCGACGGTTCCACAAGCCGTTGGATGTCAACTTATGGCTATGAATTTTCAAAATGTAGACCAGAATTTGCTCACATATAATGAGTTATTTGAAAAGGCAGAAAGTGCGTTTGTTCCAAAACCGAATGAACTTATACATGTGCCCGTATTTATCGATAAACCTAAACCTTTACCTGGTTTTCTTAGTTTTGCTGCGAAAGAAATATCTGGTCCTGGGAATGTCAAGATTAGCGCATAAAATATGTTATTTATTTTTTATATATTATTTAGTTTACTTTTACTATCCTATTTTATTATATCTTACTAATATAATAATATATACCATAGTAATATATACTATACTAACTTACCTATATTTATGAATAAAACCGATAGTGTCAAAAATAACCAAAATAACCCTTTAAATATTTTATACTATGAAAATCGCGAGTTAGAGTTGTTAAAAAATGCGATAAATATTGAAGCAAAAAAGCGTGGCGAGCGTATTGCAAAGAATCCGGTAATGAAGGACATCATATCCGTTCTTGAGAAGTTTATTCGCGATAAAAATCTCGTTTGTTATGGTGGAACTGCGATTAATAACATTCTTCCTCCTGTTGACCAATTTTATAACCGCGATTTAGAAATACCTGATTATGACTTTTTCTCACCAAATGCAATGAATGATGCAAAGGCTTTGGCTGATATTTACTTCAACCAAGGATTCTCCGACGTAGAAGCAAAAGCAGGTGTCCACTATGGTACATATAAAGTATTCGTCAATTTTTTTCAGATTGCCGATATTACACAACTAGATAGTAAACTATTTAGTAGTCTTAAAAAAAATGCTATTATTAAGGATGGTATTCGTTATTCACCGCCCAACTTTTTAAGAATGGCAATGTATTTGGAATTGTCGCGCCCTGGTGGTGATATTACGCGTTGGGAAAAAGTATTAAAGCGTTTAAACCTTCTTAATAAAAATTATCCACTCAAGGCGGAAATGTGTGACCCGGAAACATTTCGCCATTCTTTATCCGTGCGTTCAAAAACGAAGCAGTACTACTACCAAAAGGAAGTCGTACAAAATGTTATCAAGGATATTGTGTCAAGCGATAGTTTGGTTTACATAGGTGGTTATGCTAATGCACTTTATTCGCGTTATTTAAAAAATCGCGAAAAGATGTATATGAACGAAATACCAGAATTTGATTTATTGTCGAATACACCCGAAAAAACCGCCAAAAAAATAAAAGAAGAGTTGGAAAAAAAGGGAGTACTTAGTGTTAGCATTCAAACAAAACCGTCAATCCCAGAGTATTTATCTACACACTATGAAGTTAAAGTCGGGTCTCAAGCCATCGCTTATATTTATAAACCATTGGCATGTCATAGTTATAATACTATAAAGCTAGACGGTAAAATATTTCGCGTTGCTACTATTGACACGATGATGAGTTTTTATTTATTATTTTTATATGCAAACCGTCCATATTATAACCCACGACGAACTCTTTGCTTGTGTGAGTATCTGTTTAAAATACAACAGAATAATCGTCTTAAGATGCAAGGGTTATTGCGACGTTTTAGTATAACATGCTATGGTAAGCAAAAGACGCTAGAAGATATTCGAACAGAAAAATCAAAACAATATAAGAAACTTAAAACTAAAAAAAATAGCAACGAATATAATAAATGGTTTTTGCGTTATAATCCAGAGACGAATAAACAAAATAAGCCTGTTTCTAAAGTAAAGAAAACAAAGGAAGACTTAATAAATGAAGCAAAACTTGCATTAGAAGCAAAAGCAATTACATCTAAAGCAGTTATTGCTGAGATAGAAAAAATAAATAAGGCATCTAATAATGCATCTAATAAGGCATCTAATAAGGCATCTAATATGGAAAAAAATAAAATATCATTGTCGCAGTCGAGGTCAAGAAAATCTTCCAGATCGATTCGTTCTACAAATTATTTATCACGTGTGTTAATGAATAGGAAAAAAAATGTAAATGCTACTAAAAAAATAAATAAGAATAAGAATAAAGGTGATATTTCGGATGACCAGTTATTAGTTATTCAAAATGAATTTACTCCTTCTAAGATGGATATAAATATAACAGATGATAAACTTTATAATGAGTAAATATCACAAATATACAATAAAAAATAGTATTTATTATTGTATTTTTCATGAATCTCATGAATCTCATGAATCTCATACCACCTCATACTGCAACCGTATCTAATACTCTTGTGAGTCCAAAGTATCCTAGACCAAACAATCCACTAACAAAAACGAGTCCGCGTATATTATAGTTTCCATCGCCACTAAAAATGGATGGTATATATTTTAACATGTATTTTCTAAAAACGGGCAACTGGAATGCAAAATAAAGTATACCCACCAAAAGAGGTACTTGTATTAACTTATATATATCTTCCATTGTATCAGCCGTTTTTACATTATTCATATATCTTTCTTCATTCGTTGCTTCTTCTTCTTCATGTTGACCAATATAGTCATCGTTTTCTTTTCTATAATTATTGGGAACATAGTTCGGATTTATTTGCGCGTCATTCATCATACCCGATGTATTCATTGGTATATCTCGTGAAGGCAAATTTGTCATCCCCGAGGCACTTGCTCTTTGCAGTCCATTTACAAGCTCGTTCATAACATTTGGTTGTTGTATTTGTTGCGGTTGTTGCAGTTGTTGCGGATACTGTGACTGCTGCATTGGCATTTGCATACCCACTCCACCACCCATCATATTTACACCCGCAACATTTGGTGAATACACTTGTGCTGGGGGCATAACTTGGTTACTCAACATTCCTTCGCTAGCTCCACCCATTCCACCCATTCCACCCATTCCACCCATTCCGCCAACACCTCTTATACCATTATTCATTTCTGTTTTCTGAATAACTATATTGTTTTGATTCCCTGTACTCGGGTCTGTTGGAAGGTCATCGATGCTCGTCGTATCGGACATTTATTCTCTTAATATATTCTATAAAGAATGATAGATTTCATTTACTACGCAAATCTTACAGATTTTTTTTTAGAATCACATAGTTCCGAATTACTCTTATATGTATAACACTTTTTACCATATAAATACGTCTCTTTTTCAAGTTCTTGTATTGGTGGCGACGTAAACTCGATACATTTTTCCCCATAGCATTCTTTTCTAAATAATGTCGATAAACCTAATCCAAGAATTATTGATATTATATATTTACTAGTATCAGAATTTATCCATTTCTTTATATTCATTTTATATATTCTATGTTCTATATATATTCTATATATATTCTATATATGTACAGTATATAATATTTTGTCCTGTCTTTATTTCCTATTTACTTCTTTAACCATTTATATTTTAAACTTATATATGTATTTAAACTTGTATAGGTATTGTTTTTAATGTTCCAGTATTAAATGGACACTTATTTTCCTTTGCCTCAAATGTAAAACAGTTTTCGGCTTTATCTATATACTGAAACTTACTACTATTATCCACTGTGGGATATATTAAAATACTTCTAGTCGGTGGAGATGAAATGTAAATGTAGACCATCCCTATTAGAAAACTTAAAATAAATACTGGTAATGATATATACTTCATATGTGTAAGACGTGTCAAATATTGTATGTAAAGTATTATATATATAAAATATATAATATTTATTGTACTAGATTACTATTTGATTTTTTTATTTATAATTCCGTAATTCTATCATTTTTTTTCACCTTTATAAGAAGAACCATCATGAATAATTCGAGTTTCTGATTGACTTACAATACATATTTCTTCACACGTGCAGTCTTTGTTCCCTTTTCTCTTCGGTTTATTTGTTACTTCACACATAAACGATTCTTCCCCCTTTTTGTTTAACTCTGTAGTGGCTAGATTTTTACAGTATGTTAAAAATCTACAATTTATATTTCTAAACGCATTACAAGTTATAGGTATGTGTTGAATATTTTTATTATTTTTTGTCTGTCTAATATATCTACCTGAATATGATAATACCGCGTACACTTTACTTAACAATTTAAACATTTTATTTCGTAGCTGTAATATACACTACATATAAAATAGTTTTATATAGTTTACATATATTTTTAATCATGTATATTTTTATACCTTTGATACCTTTGCATGATTTTATTTTTGCATGATGATTGCATGTTATAGTCTTATCGTATTTTATGCGTATTATAACCCCCACAGTTCCTGCATTTTAGTCCAATAGGATGGAATGCTACTTTCCCTTTAAATTCGCAATCATTGCATGTTATTTCCGTTTCTATATTATCATCATATGGATAAAGTGCAATGATGTTATCGTAATGCTGAATCATGACTTCAAGCATGCTTCCTTGTATCATGATTTTCCTACATAACGGGCATGTATATTTATTCTGTTTTAATGACGAGTTCAAGCAAGAACTATGTATTACGTGTCCACAGGGTAAAAACGAAGTAGGTTCTCTTGATAAAAATATATTATCTAAGCATATACAACAGTCATTTCGAAAGGCATCCGGTACACATTTGTGTGTTTTTTCAAGTACGGTATGAATACAACCGCCGCATTTATCACAATGAAAAAAATCACTAGGTTTATTCCCAACTCCACATATTCGGCATATTTTACACTTTTCGCAGTGGTAAATTTCCGATGCCGGTTTGTCTGAATATAAGTGGCATATATCGCAATAGTATGAAGCAAACTTTTCTACAAAAAAACTGCATTCCTTATTTATACAAGAGTTAGACGCTGGTTGTCGTGTATTACAACAGTTACAAACAATTTCTTCTATTTCGTATCTGTTTATCTCATGATCCGATACTTCAAAATTGTGGCACATACGACATCCAAATTCTCTGTCACAACACTTTGCAATGATTTTACAACCAGATATGTAATGTCCACAGTTTTCCCTTTTTTCTTTCTCTTTCTCTTTTTCTTTATCTTCCTCTTTCTCTTTTTCTTCGATTTTCGATATTTCTCTCGCATCTGTTGCATCTGTTACCGCCGATGTTTCCAATGCTTCCATCTCTTCATCATCGCTTGTCGTGTCTAGTGTGTAATCAAGCCACTCATCAAAGTCACATTCCGAACAACACCCTGAAGAGCATCCATCACCATTTCTTTCGCACATATTTTATATGGTGTCTATATAAAATATACTAAAACGTTTCTATATCATTTTAGTATAATTTTTTTTACCACAACTAATACCTCCGCAATACTACCCAAAAATATTGTACATTACTTTTGCACCTAATACGCCAAAAAGTACACCACAAATCAGTTGTAATATTGTATGACAGCCTAAATAGATGTGAGAATATCCTACGAGTATGATATACAAAGGAGCTGTCATTACGAGTGACTTTCTATATTTTGGAAAAAATAAATACACTAATGATATTGCGCCGACAGCTGTTGTCATGTACATAGACGGAAATCCTCGTTTAAAATATTCACTATTATCTATTTTCTCGAATATCCCTTTCAATATGAAATTATTATTTAAAAGAGCATCTAGTGTCATTCTTTCGCCAATACACTGACTTGGTCTATATAGAAACTTTGCGTCATATCTCATGAGAATGATTTTCACGATTTGGGTGACGGTTATAATTATAAATATCGAAAGTAATATATAAAACCATGTCCCGTTTTTTGTCACTATTAGTGTTACAAAAAACGAAATAATCAAAAGAGAAACAGTATTTGATATCCACATCATCGCGCTTAACATAAACGAGTTTTTTGCCATATTTTCATTTCTTATTTCTTTCTCGGGAATTTCCGCATTTCTCACCACTCTGTTACTTCTCATGTCTTTGCCATCCTTGCCATCTTGTCCATCCCTTGTCCCTACAACATCCTTCCTCTCTCCTCGACCATCTCGAAAACCATCTCTGATTATAGGCTCATGAGAATATGCTAAATTCACATCCTTATATGTATAATTCAAAACCATATCATCTTGATTATCACTTTTATTCATATCTGTATTCATATCTGTAGTTAACATTTACACAACCACAACCACAACCACAACCACAAGAGTTATATATATAGTTATTATTTTTATTTTTGCTCCTCCTATTTTGTAAATGAAATTACCTGCGGATGTTCTACCTCCGCCTCCATAGTTTTAACACTATACTTCTTTTGCACCAATATATGCTCTTTCGAAATATCGTCATATTCTATACCGCTATACACATATGTTGCATCTCGTATCTTCTTCGTCAAAGGAACAATATTCGTCAAATATATATCCACCAATGCTCTTACCTTCTCATTCTCTCCGGTAGCATGAAACTCATTCATTACCTCCTTTACTTGACCAATATACATATATAATTCAGCATTCATTTTTTTCAACTCCTCTATATTTTGAGGGTTTACAGTTATGTCGATATATTTGTTATACAACTTATCGTACCTTTCTAAATAAGTATCCAACTCCTTTTTAGCCTCCCCAAATTTTTGTACAAGTTGCTCATCCGTTATATACTTGAACAACAAATCGAGTTTATATTTTATTATATTTTCCTTTATCTCTTCGATTTTACGATATGTTGCAACCATCATTTCACTTATATTCTCTATTTTACCTCTAGCTATTTCTATATTTAATCCACAAGGCGTAGAAGCAGACCCACAAACCGCCTTTAATGTTCTACCGCTATTCGTAAATACCGTACCACCCGTTTGCTTGCAAACAACACACTTACGCCCTCGTTTTAGTTTTGCTATTTGCGAACGCTTCTGCATCATTGTCAGTGTATCGTCTGATAATATTGAACTCTTCTTTACATCAAACTTTGCATCATACAGGTCCTTTAATTTATAATACTCGTGCAAAGCATCGTCGACAGACATTTGTGGTCTAGACATTCTACAAAAATAACTCTATCTATATATTCAATATATTTATATTCAATATATAAATATATATTGAAAAATTGTATATTTGTATATTTGTATATTTGTAATTATATTTGTATATCTAACCATATTTTGCAGATATTTTGTAATACGGTTTTTATTTATTTTATCATTTGACCTTATTTTCGATTAATCTCTCGCATCTGTAACATTTCACATCTTTTACACATACGTGTTTACGATAACATTAGAAGATGGCGCATCCCACATCGGTAAGTCTGTTATCATACCAGCTCCACCTCTTTTGCTACTTTCTATTTTTACATTTAGAGCGTTTAGTCTTGCCAACACATCCTGTTTTTGTTCTCTAAATTTCGCATCTTTTTCTTCCGGTGTTAAACGTCCTCTATATTTATAATACAAAAACCCTCCTATAATAAGTATAAAAATTAAAAATAATACTAAATTAAATATATTATTTGTAAATACGGCTTTTTTATCTTTGCATGTCTTCAATACTTCGCTCATAAAGTATTTAACACCTGGTTCTGTCAAAACTGGTTTTTCCATATTCGTTCTATTTGGCGATAGTGATAGGTGAAAGTGAAATTGTTATTGAATAATCTATTATTTTATAATAGTATTTTTATAAAATAAATTATACATAATACATATATATATACATACGTAATTATAAAGAATATAATGAGTACATCAACCGAAAACCCAAAAAATGATTCAAAAGTTACCCCAGTAACTAACCCTCTGAATATTACACCACAAAATGCACCAAATCCTTCTACATCTGTTTTCACGTTTTTTCTGATTACACTCTTCTACTTTGTTGCTAAATATAAAACACCAAATTCCATGGCTACTATGTTAAATATTATTTATATTATTGCCATCGTTTCCACGCAAATCTCCATAAATACCGCTTTAGCTAAATCTATATGTAATAATTCACAGTCCATGAATGTCGGGATTTTAGCTACTGTTTTCCCCATGCTCTTTATTTTTGGTCTCCTTCAACTGTTGCTCACTATTTTCCCCGGTTGGGTTGAGCCTTTTTCCAATACGTTTGGGTACGGTATGACAAAACTCGTGGGTCTTCAGGACCTTATGAAGCGCCTACTCGTTTCTCCACAGTTTAATGCTGCCCCTGAAAACAAGATAGTCAATGCTGTCAATAATATATATAACGACCCGTCGATTTTTATCAACCAGTTTAATTACGCAAACCGCGAAGACTTCAATAAAACATGGGACAATAGTTTTGCCAACGGTAAGGGCATTTTCGTGAAAAGCGCCGGACCCGCACCTTTACCTTATTCTCCCGCAAATCCCAACCCGTCTCCTGGTTCAAACCTTTACCAAGAGTTTAGAAATATGGTCAAACTTAAAGACATCGTAGGTACCTTTATTTGGTACATGCTCGTCGGTGTCATCACAACATCCAGAAGCTACAATTACATCATTAGCCAGCCTTGTTCTCTAAATGCAACCGTAGCACAAAAAGCCGTCAACAGCTACATCAAAAATACCGTCGCCGCACCTAAAACAATCGACAAGCTAACTCCCGACGGATTCAGTTATAAACTAAACTAAACTAGTCTATACTAGACCATCGTTGGTTTTATAGGAACCGGTATCGTTTGTAATTATTTGTTACTGTTTTATTAGTGCAAAACACAAATAATTACAATTATTATCGTTGTTATGTGACCCTATCTACCCTAATCTACAGCCCGATATTCGAATAAATAGGTCACTAAAACATACACCAATATAGCCAAAACAATCGACATCAGCCATATAGGAATAACGGTTTTGTTTTTATACCCAATACCGAAACGACGAAAACTGAGGTCTTTATTATAAATAATAGCAGGGCGAAATGCGTTGATAATACCGAATAAAATAAGGAAAATAAAAACGGCGATAATACTTAATGCCTCTCTTGATATATATTGGTGAAACATCCTAAATTATAGTTATATAATTGTTATATAATTATTATAGATATTTTGCCATTTTATTGCGACATCCCTAACGCCTAAAATTTTAAACCGTTTTATGGTTCGTTTTATCTAAAAATACCTCGCGACTAATGTTGCGAATTATTTTTTTCTCACACTTCTCATCGTTTTCTATCGGCTCGCAAACGTTTCGCACCATAGTCAAGTACTCAAGTTGCGTCGCCTCTGTATCAAACCAGTCAGGATTCTCTTCCACCCACGCACTTATCATGTTGCGCTCCTTGTTTGCAATCCTTACAATCGTATTCTTTATCTTATCATGATTGTCATCCTTCTCCCACTTCTCGCAATCCTTTATATACATTGTCTCGCGTTTTGTATCCGTACAATGTATCGGTCTCTTATATACATCCAACTGTCTAAGCCCTCTTATCATCACATTCGTTATCCCGTCCACCAATCCCTTGTTCTTTGTATACATCAAATCATCCAATGTTATCTTCAAAGATTGGATGAAGTCGCTTATATTCAGAGCATCTTTGCACTTCTCGTTCAAAAATATGTTCAAATTGAAATTATTCGTATTATTTACAATATTATTTACAATATTTTTCTCCTTGGATAAGCTCACAAGCTGCTCCTGCAGTTTCCCATTCTGCTCGATAAGCTTCATTATCATTTCGTTGCTTACTATTCCGCCACGCGAGACCATATTATCGTGTTCTGGTGACAGTTCGCTTGCTTCTTTTGTTACCTTACATGTCTTCTTATGGTAACACAAACTTGAAGCGAACTTATATGAGGAGCCACACACACATTTAAACGATTTATCGTCAGGAACTTTCTGAACTTTTTTGTTAGTATTTGTTAGTATTTTATGTTTCAGTGTCAAAAGATGACGCTCATATTGACTCTTCCTTACGGTAGTATAGTCACAATCCGAACAAGAAAATTTTTCGGAACTTTTTTGAACTTTTTCGTTAGTATCCATTAGTATATACTAGATGGAGAAAAATGTCTAAACCCTTTTCGCAAAATATTTTAAAAAATTTATCGTCACGTTTTTTTCAACTTAAAAATGCGATTTAGAGCATTATGGTCTGAGTGATGAATGCAATGTTTTTTTTACATTTCTACCCCCGGTTTTCAAAAATGGACATTTATTTTTGTCCATTTTTAAAAATCCAGCTTTAGATTTGAAATTTTTATACATCATCATCATTCTTCGGGGGACCCTCCTTTCTTACTGAGATTTCTCTTTTTTAGTATAAATACTTGGGAACTACACGACTTACCGTCTCAGAGCAGCGGCGCTTTGCGGAGATTATGTGGAGGGGTATTTTTGGAGTTTCGAAATTGTGACCATTATGGTTTGGTGAAGTTGGTTTTGAATATTCATATTTGTTACGATAAAATATGAATATTATTTGTGGGGGTGGTGGTGGATGTGTATATGGATTATAGGATAAGTGGATTGGTATGATAGTTTTTTTAACTAATAATTGAAAATAACTGAAAATAATTGAAAATAATTTAAAATAATTTAAAAATAAAGAAAAAGAGTTATTGGTATTTACTTCAGTTTACTGGTGTGTTTACTGGTATTTAAATACTCTTACATGACCATTATCAAAATAACCATTACCATCATTAAGTATTGCACCTATTGCTACAATTGTTCCATCGGCTGAAAGACTTACACTTCTGCCACTTCTGTCATTTGATGCTTCTCCATCAATGTCTTGTCCACGTTGGACCCATGCTGTGCCATTCCATGCCCATACTCTTACATGACCACTATCTGAACCATTTCCATCATTAAATTGTGCACCTATTGCTAGTATTGTTCCATCGGCTGAAAGACTTACTGAGGTGCCACTTTGGTCACCGGCTGCTTTTCCGTCTATGTCTAGACCACGTTGGACCCATGCTGTTCCATTCCATGCATATACTCTTACATGACCACTATTTGAACCATTACCATCATTTAAGATTGCACCTATTGCTACTATTGTTCCATCGGCTGAAAGACTTACTGACATGCCACTTCTGTCTTCGGATGCTTCTCCGTCAATGTCTTGTCCACGTTGGACCCATGCAGTTCCATTCCATACATATACTCTTACATGACCATTATTAAAATAACCACTACCATCATTAAGTATTGCACCTATTGCTACAATTGTTCCATCGGCTGAAAGACTTACTGAGGTGCCACTATAGTCATAGTGACTAACTGCTTCTCCGTCAATATCTTGTCCACGTTGGACCCATGCTGTTCCATTCCATGCCCATACTCTTACATGACCTCTACCGAAACCATTATTACCATCATTATCATACGCACCTATTGCTACTATTGTTCCATCCGCTGAAAGACTTACTGAGGTGCCACTAAAGTCAAAGGCTGCTTCTCCGTCGATATCTTGTCCACGTTGGACCCATGCTGTTCCATTCCATGCCCATACTCTTACATGACCACTACCTGAACCATTTCCATCATTAAATTGTGCACCTATTGCTACTATTGTTCCATCCGCTGAAAGACTTACTGAGTAGCCACTTTGGTCATCGGATGCTTCTCCGTCAATGTCTTGTCCACGTTGGACCCATGCAGTTCCATTCCATACATATACTCTTACATGACCATTATCAAAATAACCACTACCATCATTAAGTATTGCACCTATTGCTACAATTGTTCCATCGGCTGAAAGACTTACAGAGGTGCCACTGTTGTGACCAACTGCTTCTCCGTCGATATCTTGTCCACGTTGGACCCATGATCGTGGGATAGGGAGAGTGACGGTCAACGTAGCTGATGCGGATCCTGCTGGATGGTTTGCTGTTGCTGCTTGGCTGACGGTTATCGTCGTTGTCCCTACTCCCACAGGTGTTACTTGTCCTGATGAATTCACAGTTGCGACACTAGTGTTAGTACTTGAATACGATAAGACACCAGCACTAACAGTAGTAATCAAACTTGATAATGAAAAAGAAGTATCGGTTGTTTCTTTATTTGGGATATTTGATAAAGAAATAATTCTGGCTAAAAAATTTGCTTGGGTGCTAGGTATTAATAAGTCGTCACCTGTTGGAAAAGTACCTGTGGCATACGTTGCAACAACTGAAGGATTAAAAATAGTTCCCGGAGGATTGTTATTAAACGCGTTGAATATTACCGGGAATGTTTGGCTCGTTATTTGAAGACTGTTAGGTCCCAAACTTGATGAAGAGATTGGATCCTCAAATACGTTTGAACCTTGTGTAACACGTAGTTTGAGTGCCTGGATAGGCGAAGGATGCGAAGACATTCTTTATAATATTATAAAATAATAAAATATTATAAAAATAATTTCTCTAAAAATAATTTCTCTAAAAATAATTTCTCTAAAATAATTTCTCTAAAAATAATTTCTATAAAACAACTTCCCATATTATGATATTTCATCAGTCATCACCTTCACCAGCATCGCGCGGATTGAACTCACCATCATCCTCTACTCCATACTCATCATCATCCCCTTGTAAGTTAAATTCATCAAACAACTCCGCCTCTATTACTGCATCCTGATGCTGACGCTCCTCCTCTTCGGCTGCATATATATCACGCATACGCATACTAACTTTATCCCTCTTTAATGCCTTCTTCTCCAGTTTCGCTTGCTCTTCATCGCGTCGAAACTCATTCTCCATCTGCTCCCGCTCTTGCTCATACGTCTCGGGAACATAAAACCGCAACCCCTTTGTCGCACCTACATTCCAATCACCCAGACGAAGATTCTTCATCAAGTTTTCGACCTGGCGCTCTGCCACCTGCATGTCGCGAAACTCCCTAGTAATGATATCCTTCTCTTTATCCTTCGACTGCGTAATATCCTCCTTTATACTTTTATTATTTACGTTTATTGCCGATTTATCCGACATTATGATTTTAAAAAACACCAAAAGCAAGTTTGCCACCATATTCTTCAATTCCGCATCCTCTTGCGCTACAATAGATACCTCCCTCACAACACCGTTTTGCTGGTCTTCCGCCTCCAATACAGATACTAGCGCGGATTCATCCTCCTCCGGTAACTGCGCCTCTTGTTGTACTACTACAACCGTCTTCGCCAGTTTCACGTATTTCAGCACCACATTGAGAAAATAATGCGTAAATAAACGCCGCACCAAATCATCGTTAAATAATGAATACATGCCACCGATATCCTCCTCTGAAGCGCGCTTCCTATACTGTCTAGCAGAGCCACGCGACTCCGCAGGACCTTCTTCTCTTTCCGCCCTCTTACTCTCCTCCCTTTTAGACAATCTAGCGCGACTACTCGCAGCTTTTCCAAACAATCCAGATAACAATCCTCCCTGTTCCCCCTCATCCGCAATCTCCTCCTCCTCAAACTCCTCTACATCCATCTCCATCGCATCACCCTGTTCCTGTCCCTGTCCCTGTCCCTGTCCCTGTACTTTCGATACATCCCGTTTTACTACCCTCGCAAATAATGGAGTGTTTAATGCAAACTGAAACCACTCATTTGTTTCCTTCATTACACCCTTGACGACATTTTCCAATACACTGTTTTCTTTATCCTTCATATACTTGTCGATTTCGGTATAATATTTCTTAACTATCGTCTGAATATCCAATACGTGTTGCCTCGATAAACCCCAATGTTTATGTACGGATACTTTCTGATTGTTTACACCATTCATGATAATATTCGGAAAAACATGTATTAAATTTCGCATCTCATTCACGACAAACTGCATACCCTTATAGGTGGAAGTATCGCGTTTCGGACAGAGAACACTATCCCCGATAAGTTTAAAATTCGTTATATTCAGTAAAAACGTCTTATATAGTTTTATCGTTTTTCTGTCAAGCGATTTATATTGCGTTATAAACTCTAATATAGCGTCAACCATCTCTGCATTCTTCTCCGATAAATAATTTTTCAACTCTCGTAGCTCAGGTGTATCCTCACTAATCTGAATATTAAACGTGTCCAATAACTCTGTCAGCTTGGCAAGTAGTATCTCGGGGATTTCAGGCACTTCTCTCTCGCGATAAGATGTAATCAAATCGCGCATCCTCTGAATATATGACACCTCTGTCGGATTAAAATCAAACGGGATAATATGTTCACCATTGACAATCTGTAGCAAAGCCTGTAACGCCTCCGGTGTATACGTATATTCACCCGTACTCTTCAACTTATCTATTTTCACCTTTAGCGATTCTTCAAGTGGATTATAAACTTCAGTGGATGGTTTATCATGACACAAATGCAGAATGGAATTGGGAATCGGAATATCACTATTGAACTTACAATACATAATAAACGCCATATAAATAGTTTGCTCGTCAAATCCCTCTGGTATATCGGGATACTTGGTGCGCGTATTTTCGGGGTCATAGAAAGAAGATGACTTCTGGATTTCGATAATATCATCTATTACATTTCGCAAAAGAGTGACCTGCTTATTATAATCATGAATAATACGCTCCTGTTCTACAAAATACTTTATCGTATTTACAGAACCATCCGCATTACAACACGCATTCTCGACAACCGGTTCATTCGCACCATTCGTAAGAATAAGCTTTTCTTTGTCGACGACTTTTTGCACCATCACCTGAATCGCCAACGAATAAAAAATAATCTTAGAACGGATTACTGCTATTTTTTCAAACTGATTTCCGGAGCCTTTTTTGAAATCTTCTAACAAGTCACTTTGAAAATTCGGACTAAGCGGGGAAGGAGATGTCATTTTTAGTTTGGAGAGAGGCGGAAGAAAGTTAATCCAGTTTTTGATATCGTGCTCCGCTGGTAACTCCTCTGCAACATGTATTTTATTATATTCGCGTTTTTCCAATATTTTCGTCTCGATTGTAGGAATTTTTACAACAATTTTTTCAATATATGCCTTTATTTTCGAAGCAATATCGTCATCTTTTTTCCCTTTTATCGTATTCCACGGCTCTATACTTGACTTTATTTTAACCGCAATACATGCAATATATTTTATAGACGAAATGTCACCGTCTCCGTCGATAGGATAGCCCACAAATGAACGAACACACCCAGGGAATGTTTTGCGCGTTTTTACAGAAGGAATATTGACCTGAATTACAACTACCAAGAACGACATGGTAAGCAGTAAAATAGTATTTAATTTAAAATCCTTATATGTTTGTTTAGACGCTGCAGACGCAGACGTAGAAGCAGATGCCGCACCCTTTTTACGATTAAAATCCTCTTCGGATGGAATTTTAGACATTAAAACATTCATAACTTGCTCAATAATAAATATTCGCTGTGTCTCCAAATCGATTCCCATATATTTTGTCATCGTCGTTATAATACCGCTTATCATTTGCATATCCGGATTTTTGAATGTCGGCAGCTTTTTGTCTTGTAAGCTCTGAATCAATGTCTCACCAAGCGTCTTCTCCATGATTTCGCGCGTTTGCAATTTAAATCCCGCTGCATCATATCCCTCTTCCGTATCCAAGTCTATATTTTTTATAACATATCCACTGTATTTATCCGTCCACGCATCACCATCCTCGCTAATTGAGCCACGCTCCTTACATATTGTATCAATCGTCGTCTGGACATCACCATGACTCAAAAAAACAGTCGCAATTGTCTCAAAAAAAGACGGCACTAATTTGGTATTTGTATCCTTGCAATACAACCAATAAGGGCTCTCGATTTCGACGCTAAGAGTCATCGAGGTACTTTCTTCAATGGCAGGTCTAGTAAATTTCTGAATAAAACGCATAATATTTTTTTGGCGTTTTACGTAATCGGTTTGTCCAAGAATGAGGTCAAAGATGCGGGCATATGGTGATACTTTCTCTCGAACCGTGGGGTCAATTCCATTATCAAGACCAGTCAAATATTGCGCATTATTATATTTATATGTGTTGTATTTTCGAATACTTTGTAGTTTATCAATGGTGTCAATCGAGTAGTTATATTTGCGATAAATAGTATCCAAAATTTGCTTACGAGTTTGGTGATAATTAGAGTCGAATTCGTCGTACATTTGTTTAATAATCTCATCCTTCATAGTATCCTGTGCTAGTTCAGGGGTCATACATTTTTTATTGAGAGCAAAGCAGTCACTTTTAACGTTACAAAAGTATGTAGTATCATACATGCTGACTGTATTCGGGATGGTATCATCTTTAATCCATTTACGGTTTGCGCGAATATAGTACTCAAAACGGTCACCTTCTTCGCCCGTTACTTCTAAAACGGCGTATTGCCCATCTTGTACTTTTCTTTGCCCGCGCAACATGTCGCGTATTTCGGATTTGGCATCTTGCATAGGGAGTTTTGTTTTTTTCATATAGCGGGAAACCAAAAACGTTTCAAAATCCTCGGCGGAATACTGTGACCTGTCTTTTTCGTGTTTTTTCAAAAAGGGATAATCCGTAAAATCGTAATTTTTGTCGTAAAATATTTCCTCGCCTTGGTCCTCTTCGAGTTCATCCCTGTCAATATACTTTTTAGTAAGAACGAAATTTTTACACTTATTTGCTCCATGTTTCGACTCCATTTCTTGTTCAAACTTATCCTTTTCTTGTCCATATAGTTGGTCGAAATCAAATGGTGTTATCAAATCCTCGTTTATAATTGAAAGAGTGTTCATATAAAGTCGCGCATTATCCACACAAATAAGACGATATAGAATTTCCTCATTCGTAAACGAAATTGGTGGAAATATAGAGCCAGCGTCAAGAGAACCAATACCGCCAGGTCCAGCCCCCGCTTTCTTTTTAGGAGTATATGTGCGACGTTTATGTGTGGACTCTAATTTGTCGCTTTCTAAACCACCTATTGCAGCACCAGAACCTCTCGCTCCTACAGCGTCACCGCCTGGTATATTCGCCTGTTTGTCGCGGACATTCATATAGTTTTCTGGAGACATACCATATATCTCAAGAATATCCGTGTCAAAATTAACCTGTCGTGAGTCTTTTAGCAAGTTATATAAAGCAGTTGAACCAGCGTACTTTGCAGCATAATTTGCCGTCGAAAGTGGAGCATACTCTTTTGCCGACTGCACCACTTTTTTTTTATATTCGGAAACGCGCTGCGATATAAACGAAACGACAACTTCGTATTGATTTAGGGTAAGGTCGCGCACATAAACCATAAATGGCTGCAAGATGGCGACATAATTTCCGAGGGTAATTTCGCCGGTGATATACTTATTCATCACCTCAAAAAGGAGACTGGTATTGGGGATAAGCATTTCAATAAATTTTCTGTATTTTTCTTCGCTGTTGATTTGCTCCTCGGAAAAGAAGGACATAAATCCGGATGTAAACTGCACCATATCGTCTACATCGTACTGGTCTCTGTCTCTGCTTTCACTTTCTTCTAGCGAAATAGATTTACGAGTTATACTAGTATTTTTACGAAGAAGGTTCCAGTAAGGAACGAAGTGTTGTCCCATATTTGCACGAGTCATTATGTTGGTATTTGGAAGTGAAATATTCGAAAAATGCATTACCGGTTCAGGAAGACTAATAAAAGAAGTAATATTTATAGAGTCATTTGGTGTCAAGGGTAACACGTCGGTTGTATCGGCGATGCGTTTACCGAAACTTTTGTTTTTTCTTGTTTGTATTTGAGAGAGACCGAGGTTATACGTTTGTATAATAAACTGGTTTCGCTTTATTTGCTCGCCTTTGACAATACTTGAATAAAAATCAGTGAGATTGTCTAATATGGATGTAATATTTGCGTGGACATATTGAGTGAATCCGAATTCTGGGTCTGGGTTGGTATAAGGAGTAATATAATCGTTCATTTTACTAATATATGTAACGAATGAATCTTTATTTGTGAGGTAGTCGTCTGTTAATGCGTTTTCGCGTTCAATACTTTCTTCAGTAGTAGTAACAGTAAAGTCCGTGAGATTTGCGGAGTCTACATTATAAAATTTGCGAATATTTTTGGAAACGGGGAGAATCCAGAATAATTTTTGATTCAATGATAGAAGTGTTTTCGCAAGAGGTTTATAGTCGTCCCTCCTACGTTTAACCATAGTTGCATTTCCATTTGCATCAAATGTTGAAAACTCTTCGCGCAACTGTTTAAACCGCTCAATAATAGCATGAATATTGTTTAAAACCGATTTCGTCCTTTCAATGTTTGGGAACTCGGATACAAGTTCATTTAATAAATCGTTTGTTTGTTTTTCAATACTGTAGCGTTTTTGTTCTTCAGGAAGTTCAACGACTTGTATTATGGAGTCTAGTTCATCGCCAAACTGTATGGAGTCGGCATCAAGTAGAATTTCTTTAAGTGCGGTTTTAACTTCTTCGACGGGAATCTGTGGACTAATAGATGGGAGATTGGGTTGTTTGCTGATGGAAATGGGTGCTACGCCGATTTCTTCCTCTTGTGATATATTGGAAGCGGCAGCAGCGGTACTTGCGAGATTGGGTATAAGAGGTGATTCGCTGGGAGGGCTGCGAATACGTATTTCTTCAATAGGTATATTTTCCGGAATACCTTTATAACCAAAATCGAGATAAAACACCTGTTCTCCGGGATATGTTTTAACCTCAATCATATCTTCTTCTAAATCGGTGATTTGACCTGTAATGATGGTAGGTAACTCTCCACCGAAGTGAATATCGACCCATGTATTTTTTACGAGGTTATTTTGGCGCGCATAACCGGGGAACTCTGGTGAATTTAAAATAATAAGGTTTGTGATGGACTCGTCGCTAAACCCGCCCTTTGAACTCATAGTAAGTATGAGACGCGTAGATGTTGCTACATTAATTAACTTAATTTTTGTTTCATCGATGTATTCAATAAGGTATATTTGGTCGTTAATGGAGGAATTTGTGGGGGCAACAATTTGTATAATATCTCCTAGAGAAACTTCGACTGAAGATGATGGTGATGATGACGGTGGTGGTGAAACTTGTGATTTTGATAATTTTGGTGAATTTTCTGACATTTATAGTTATAATATTACTTATACCTTATATTTATAACAGAAATTTTTATTAATGATTAAATGCGAATAATATTTAATATTTTTTATTATGGAATTATTATATTACGGAATTGAATTTCATATCGAATTTCTTTATATCTAAACATAAATTAATAATAAAAGATATATAAAGAGATTATGCTAATCTATACTATCGTACACATATATAACTTTTATATTCCACCTCCACCCTCCACCCACCAGCTAGAATCAGATGTTTTCACTAAAAAAGAACGAGGGTTTTGACAATATTTTGCGAATGATTGGTGCACAAAATAAGGAAAATGTGAATCACTCATGTGAGATTGAAAAAGCCCTTAATAGTCTTAAATTAACAATGAAAAATTGGAAGACAGATACTGGAATGTATTCAATCATAAAATATGATAAACAGGCTTTTGTTTATACAAGAGAAGATTATGAAAGTATTGGACTATTGCGTTCTGTTGTAGTGGACGAGGCAGGACATATTGTCGCATATTCTCCTCCGAAGTGTTTATGTATTACGGAAGAGAGAAAAAAGGCATTTAACACTAATAATATAATGACGAACCCGAGTGATACAGTAACAAATGAGTGGTGCGCCGAGGAGTTTGTGGAGGGGACGATGATGAATATGTTTTATTCAGAAAAGTGTGGTGCTTGGGAGGTTGCGACGAAGAGTACGGTGGGAGCAAGTGTCGTTTTTTACGCGCCGAAGAATCCGAAAGATACGATTGAGATACGAGATAAGGATACATTTCGTAATATGTTTTTCGAAACTTGTGAAAAGATAGGATTCAAGTATGAGGAGCTTCCAAAAGAGTTCATGTATAGTTTTGTGTTACAGCATCCTAAAAATAGGATTGTGTTGCCAATAAATGATGCGGCGATATATATTATTGGTGTATATAGTATCAATCACGACACACTAGATGTTACGCAACTTAGTAGTGCAGGATTTGTAGAGAAATATGGAGGCGGGGTTATTCAGAGACCGAAGCAGTTGTTTGTGGATAACTATAGTGTGGAGGGTTTTAGTAAAGAGTATGCGTCAATGAATGCGTCGTATAACATGATGGGTGTTGTGTTTTGCAATATGGTGACAGGGGAACGTATGAAGGTGCGCAATCCGATGTATGAGATGGTGAAGAATATGAAAGGTGTTGAAAAGAAGTTGCAGTTGCAGTATTTGACACTGCGACATGGGGGGAGAATAGCGGATTATTTGAAGTCGTATCCTGAATATAAGGGTGATTTTGCAGTATTTAGGAATCAGCTACATGGTTTTACGCGGAGTTTGCATCAAAATTATTTGGATTGTTTTGTATTTAAGAAGCGTCCATTTAGCGAGTTTCCGCAACAGTATAAGAAGTTTATGAGTGACTTGCATAAGAAATATTTGGAAGAGTTGCGCGAGATTAAGGGGTCGGTTACATTTACGTATGTGATGGAGTTTGTGAATACACAAAGTCCGATGATTTTGATGTACTCATTGAATTATGTAGTGAGGGAACATAAAAAGACGATGGATAGGATGGATAGGATGGATAGGATGGATAGTGAGTCAAAGATGGACGTAAATGTACCAACGGCAGATACGGTAGATGATACGGAATGTATTGATGTATAAAAATGGGAGGGCTGTCTAGTTTTGGTTTCATTTTAACATTATAATATTTGCGCGGTATGCATCATTTTATAATGTTAAAAAATTGATTCAATAAATGGTGTATAATATAAATGTAGAATTGCAAATCAGTCAGTCAAACAAAAAGCCAAACAACAACAAACCGAACGAACAGTCAAAATGGTCAAGACAAGAAATCAGAACGAACAAAGCAAGAATATGCAGCGTGGTCTTACTACGAGGTCAGGTTTTGAGTTTAAAAACTCTGGTGTGGATGTAGATACGGATGTGGAAGCAAAGAAAGAAAAAATAGTTTTGCCTGCCGTGAAAATGTCAAAGGAGATGAAACGTCGTGCAAATGTGAGAAAGGAGATTGCGAAGAAATCGTGGAAGAAACAGGTGGAAAAGAAATGTAAGAGATTCGAAAGAGTAGAACACGACTTCTTGAAACATATGTATCATATTTCGGGTGAAATGACGGCAATATGGAAGAATTTCGAGATGGCGTTTCGCGACATTGATAGGCTACTTGTGTTTAAAAAACGCGTAGAGGGAAAATAAAGATAATCGGCGAAAATACAAAATAAAATATTGAATTGTCCAATGATTGTCTAATGTAATAAAGTTTATTTTTTTTTAATGCGCTGAATTAAATTCGCATGAAATATAATCGATATCTAAATATTTATTTGTTGCCCCGGAAACACATGAAACAAATCCACCCATATATATTTGAAGATTACTAGCAGCAACAGTACCAGAATATGAAAAAATAGCCGAAGGAGTTGTTATATTCTGTAGCGTTGTCGTGTATGTTAAATTTGCGGTTCTAATAAGTGTCATTCTAAACCAGTCCCCTGAACCTTGAGGTAATCCTGTAGCGGTAAAAACACTAGCACCATCTTGTCTGAAATTCCACACATTTGTAGGTGCTTGATTCGTGCTATATTGCCATGCCAACTGATTAGCAGGTGCGCCCGCGCTAAAGTCGCTACTAAATCCACAATAAAGTGTAGTATTTGTAGTTGTTCCTGTAGGCCAAGGTCTAAATATCATTGTAAATCCAAGACCATTTGAAAGTAAATTTCTAAAAATAGTAGAAGAACCTGATTGATATCCTGCTGCTGTATTTGCAGCAGAGTTAAATATTCTAGTTATACCGTTGTATCCGTCAATTGCCCCTACTTGTTGTGGTGATGATCCTCCATGTGTTCCAACAACAGTCATCCCAAATGGTCCATTATTACTGGCACCTGAACCCCACATATCATCAAATTGAAAATTACCTTTTGTTACAGTAGGTGTAGCCCATGACGGCGCAGATGCTCCACCGTTAGAAATTAAATACTGTCCTGTTGTACCATTTGATAAGAAAGCGGTAGTATTTGCAGCTGACTGATAAGGTAGTGAACCACCAGTACCACCTGCAATATTTGTAGCTGAAGTAGCATTGCCGTTAAAATTGGTAGCTGTAAGTGTATTTGTAGATGGATTATATGTTAAATCTGCATCAATATAACCGGTTTGTCCTAGACCGGTTGAACCAACGAAACTAGGATAATATGTTAGATTTGCGCTTGTTAATGCAATTGATAGTGCTGAAGGTCCTGTAGGTCCTGTTGCACCGAGTGCCACATTACCAGATGAATATTTTATATAGTATCGCATAACAATGTAGGGTTGTAAGTTTGAAAATGCAGTATTTGTGGTTACATTGTTTGCATTTGTTATTGTAATTCCAGTTGTAGTACCTTGGGTGCTTGTGTATGTTGTTCCTGTGTTTGCTTTTGATTCGTAGACTACAGATGTATCAATTCCGACTGTTGATGCTGCTATGTTTGTTCTTTGTATGGAATGTGAATGACCAGGATCAGTTAATGTGTTTGGATGGCTGTGCGCTGGAAGGTTATTTGCAGTCAACGTAGTAGACCCTGTGCCACCAGTTAATCCTATTGCGTTGAAATCAGGGTCACTAGCATTATAACCAGATATAACGCGAGATTTAATATTTGGTAAATTAAATGTAGTTGAGTTGTCACCTACTCCATATGTTGTTCCAATTACTGTAAATAGTTCGCTATATGTGCTTCTAGAAACCGCTGACCCATCACATAATAAATAAGGACCTGTTATTGTGGATGTTAGTGGACCTGACCATGAAATGACTGTTCCTGCTGGCGCTCCATCAGATGGTCCTGTTGCACCCGTTACACCCGTTGCACCCGTAGACCCCTGATTCGCCGTCCCCGAACCCAACAACTCTTGTAAAACAATGTTATTACCTTGACTTTGTATTATACCAACAGTATTTGCCGGAACACCACCACCATCAACTTCTAACTGATATGTTAAGTAATATTTAATAGAACTGGTTGTTGCTGGGCTATCTATGTAGTTTAGAGTATATAAGTCGTTATTAGTAAGAGTACCTGATGTTGGTCCAAGAAGTGTATCACTTGCGATAGTGGTCGGAGCTCCTGAAGCTATACTTCTTTTTACACTTATTGTTAGTCTATCATTTGGTCCATAACTACTCGCGTATTTTATTCGAAATTGCGTCAATATATTACTGGCTGCTGATTCAGGCGTTATTGTGCAAAAATAGTTACCACTTAAGTCAACTTCAGTTGTTCCTGTAGCATAAGAACTAGGTGTTGATGATAAATCTGTTGTTTTATACTGTATAATTACGCCGTTTGCTCCTGTTGGACCTGTAACACCTGTGTAGCCTGTGTATCCTGTATAACCGGTGTATCCAGTGTATCCCGTGTATCCGGTTGCACCTGTTGGACCGAGTTGCGTATACATCACTTGTGTAACTGTTACTATAAGAGATGGAATAGCTGGATTAGGAGGCGGTCCTACAGATGCAGGTTCAGAATATAGTCTTACATTGGTATCCAAAGTGTACCACGCTAGTTGAACGTAATCATTTGCAGCCATACTTAGTACAAAATTCCACGCTGGAACTTCTAGACTTGAACTAGAAGAACCACTAGCTGCTACTTTCGTATCACTATATACAACATTTGTGCCATTTTTAACTAGCCATATATTGACAATGCTTGAACCTCCTCCAACAGCTTTCTCAAGTTGCGCAGAAAACTGTACATTATATACACCCGGATATTGAGTAACAATATGAGTTGGGTTTCCTGAAGCATCATTTTGAATAATAACACCATTATTTTCTGCTGTAGTATTTAAGTTCATATAATTTGGCTTTGGAGGAGTCAAACCTACACCTACATTTGTTTGTATTGTTGTGTCATAAAATGAACCGTAATATCCTAATGCTCCTCCCGCACCCGTTGCTCCTACAGCACCGGTTGGTCCGGTTGGTCCTGTTGGTCCTACAGGTCCAACAGGATAAAGAACTAAATCAACAGGTTGTTCGGATGAGAACTGATAAGTATTTGTTCCAGTAACCCCATATGTTACATATCCGGTATTTCCTGTTACACTTGTTACAGTAAATGTCTGTTTGTTTGAAGCATTTGTTGGATCTTTCGCAATAAGTGTATCTCCTACTTTAACCGATAGTAGTTGATTACTATCATTATAATTGTTATTATCTATATAATTAACACTCAATGAAGTTGCCAATGTTTGATTTAAAGTATCGTAGTCTATATGTTTAATAGTTGGATTACTAAAAGTAGTTGTTTCAGCTAAGTAGCTAAAAACTGTACTAGACTGCGCTGTAGGACCTGTAGGACCTGTGTAACCCGTGTATCCGGTATAACCCGTGTAACCTGTGTAACCCGTGTAACCAGTATATCCTGTGTAACCCGTGTATCCGGTGTATCCTGTTGCTCCTGTAACACCAGTGTATCCTGTTGCTCCTGTAACACCCGTGTAACCTGTGTAACCAGTATATCCTGTATAACCAGTGTATCCTGTATAACCCGTGTATCCGGTATAACCCGTGTAACCTGTATAACCAGTGTATCCTGTTGCTCCTGTTGCCCCTGTTGCCCCTGTTGCCCCTGTAACACCAGTGTATCCTGTTGCTCCTGTAACACCAGTGTATCCTGTTGCTCCTGTAACACCCGTGTAACCTGTGTAACCAGTATATCCTGTATAACCAGTGTATCCTGTATAACCCGTGTATCCGGTATAACCCGTGTATCCGGTATAACCCGTGTAACCTGTATAACCAGTGTATCCTGTTGCTCCTGTTGCCCCTGTAACACCAGTGTAACCTGTGTAACCAGTATAACCAGTGTATCCTGTTGCTCCTGTAACACCAGTATAACCGGTATAACCAGTATAACCGGTATATCCTGTGTAACCCGTGTAACCCGTGTAACCTGTATAACCTGTGTATCCTGTTGCTCCTGTAACACCAGTGTAACCTGTGTAACCTGTATAACCAGTATAACCCGTGTATCCTGTGTAACCAGTATAACCTGTATAACCAGTATAACCAGTATAACCGGTATATCCTGTGTAACCAGTATATCCGGTAGGTCCTATAGGTCCTTGTGGACCGACCGCATAAATAATTAAAATAAGGTCTTGTTCTGATGCAAAAACATATGTATTTGGACCTGAAATATTCCATGTTACATAACCAACATTTGAGGTTACTCCTGTTATATTCCATGTTTGGTTAAGCGTTGATGTTGTCTTGTCTTGTAAAATAATACTATCACCTGCATTTACTAAACTAAGTAATATACCTACATCTACGCCATCTCCGTCAACTTTAGATACATATAATTCTGTAGCATTAGTTTGAGCAATCGTATTCCATTTAACATGTTTTGTGCTAGGAGGAGGAGTTATATTTGGTGTTTCTGCTTTATAGTTATAATATGTACTAGACTGACCTGGTGATCCTGTTGCTCCCGTATATCCTGTGTATCCCGTATAACCCGTATAACCCGTATATCCTGTGTAACCCGTATATCCTGTGTAACCCGTATATCCCGTATATCCCGTATATCCCGTATAACCCGTATATCCCGTATATCCTGTGTAACCCGTATATCCCGTATATCCCGTATAACCCGTATATCCCGTATATCCTGTGTAACCCGTATATCCAGTGTATCCAGTATATCCCGTATATCCTGTGTAACCCGTATATCCAGTGTATCCAGTATAGCCTGTATATCCAGTATAGCCTGTATATCCAGTATAGCCTGTATATCCCGTGTATCCTGTGTATCCAGTGTATCCAGTATAGCCTGTATATCCAGTATAGCCTGTATATCCAGTATAGCCTGTATATCCCGTGTATCCTGTGTATCCAGTATAACCGGTAGCACCAGTACTTCCAAACCCCATACCTAAATTACCATCAGGACGTGTTGTTCTAAGGTAACCCAACATTGTTATATTTGCATTCAATGCTTGGTCATATGACATTGAATTATATAGTTATATAATACAAAAATATAATTATATATATATAAAAACAAATATTCTACACTATTATTATACCGTTATAATTTTTATAGTTATATTCCACTAAATGGGAAAAGGTCTCTGATTTTTCTCAACTACAAGTGGTGTTGGCATTATAATTGGTATTCTATCAAAGAAAGAAATATAAGGAACTTCCTTCAACTGTGGAACAACTGGTGCCTGAGGTTCAACAAGATTTGTCGAGTTAATACCAAATAATGCAGATTCAATGTCTACGGAATTTTTTGAAAATGATTCTCTAGACATATAGGATGGCAAATATCCTAGTTCGGGAAGTGCATCTGTATATGCGCGTCCATTATAACCGTTCACATATGTATTATGGTTAAAGATTCCTCTAAAATCACGTTGTTGTAAACAGTAATCACTTTTTGTATTTCTATTTTGAGTAGAAGCCATACTTTATACTTTGCTATATACTATATAATATTATATAACATATATTTTATTTTCATATACTTAATTCATTTTAACATATTTAATTCAGTTTTATTCACTTTTATTTATTTTCTCTACTTTTTTGTTATTTCTTCAATCAAAGATTTTTTATTTTTAATAAACATCTCGTATAATTTCGTATCATCTTTGTCATCACGCAATAAATAAACTAAACAAGCATGAAATAAATGAAAACTATGGAATGAAAAAAGAAACTGTAAAATAAGTTCATGGTTTTTCTTTTTACTATCAAAGCTATAATGAGACTCCGCAATTTCAATATAGTCCTTGTCGTCTTTTATTTTTTCGTATATAGTATCAATCGTTGAAACAATTACGTCTGAGTCATACTCTTTTAAATTGAAAGCACATAAGTATTCATGCCGATATAACGTATCTTGGTCTTCCTCATCATCGTGTAATTTATATGTGCATAAAAATTCAGTGTTATACATATTGTGTGTATTGTCTTATGTGTTGTGTATTGTCTTATGTGTTGTGTATTGTCTTATGTGTTGTGTATTGTCTTATGTGTTGTGTATTTTCTTATGTGTTGTGTGTTATATATTAAAAATAGTGTGTTATTTTTAATATACTTTTTTAGATTTTATAAAATAAAATAAAATACTTTTACGAGCTACAAGATGTATATTTTGTTTCACGCTCGATTTCACGAGAAGGAACACCACCACGTATCCATCCATTTACAGCAACACCTTCTATCAAATTTGCGGGATTTGAAATCGTAGAAGCAATAGAAGGAATAAGAGGATACATTTCGTGATTCACAAAACATACTTCGGAACTAGGGTTAACACTCTTCTTGTTAATATTGTAATCACCTTGCCATAAACGGGACTCTACAAGAGGATTAGACTCACCTCTACCAAGAAAAGGAACAGTCTTAAAGGGACGCTCGAACAAACTAATCCGACTACGTGGACGCGTCATAATTCTACCATTAAAAAGTTCGCTATTTGTGTCAATATTGCAACCACCAACCCCAACCTGGTGACTACCATTAAAGTTAATACCAGGCTGAGCAGTGGCAAACTCTATAGGGCGTTTCATGTTACACTCTGCAGAAAAGAAATTCTGTAACATATAATTGCTCGAGTTAAGGTTTTGTATATTTCTTTGGTTCATCCCACAATCATCATCACCTATTCTGCTCAAGTTATCAAAAACGTAGTCTTTAACAATAGCCATCGTTGTTTATTTATATGTATATATATATTTTTGAAAATATAATTTACTAAATATTATAATATAATATAACAAAGTTGTAATTAAATTAAGTTGTAATTAAATTAAATTAAATTAAATTAAGTTGTAATTAAATTAAGTATTAAGTTGTAATTAAATTAAGTATTAAGTTTTACTTAATTTAAAGTAGTGTAAAATATAGTATATTTTTGTTTAATTGTATACCGAACCCAATCGTGGTATATTTCTTCCTAGAGCAAATTCGTTGCCTTCTTTGGCAGAAATCATATCTCCAAAACAGAAGTTAGCAAATCCACCCTGATCGTTAGGAATAGTTGTACTTGGATTGGTATAGAAATTTCTCATACTATGGTCAAATATATAACTATCTCCTAAATCGCTAAATAACTTCCGCTTAATATACTCCTTTTGTTTTGCGGATTCATCGGAAAAGGTAGTTTCAACGACACAATTCATCGTGTTACTGTTTATCTTTTTTTCAACTTCTGTATTAAATGCTGGTGCTGCTTCATTTCTAGTTGGGTTATAAACTATTTCGGGAACAAGAACATTCATCATAGGGTTATTTTGTTTTGGATTTGTGTAGTCATCTTTAACTTCATTATATAGTATAGAGTTAGTGAAATTTTCTTTTACTTTTTTGGATGAGGATGACGACGACAACTCTTTCATTTTTTCATCGTCTTTGTTTTTATTCGACTGTACGTGATATAAAATAGCAATTACACCTAAAGTTATTATACATATAAATATAAGCCCAATGTTCAATGTAATCAAATATCCTAAAAGTGACGCTAGAATAACAAACCTACTAATTGCGTTTAATTTTTCCATATTGGTCATATTTGAATCTGGCCATATGTCAGTTATATGTTTTTTATTAAATAGAATGGTGGGTTCAGTTAACCAAAATGGTGTTGCTGGTATTTTGTCCATTATATATATATATTCTTAATTATTTTTTCTTATTTTTTATTCTTTAATCATTAATCATTCTTTAATCATTATTAGTAATATTAGTAATATTAGTAATAATTACATTATTATATTTATATCACACTTTGATTATTTTATAATTTTATCATACCTTGGTTATAATTTTATCATACCTTGGTTATAATTTTATCGTACCTTGGTTATAATTTTATCATACCTTGGTTAACCTTGGTTACTATTATTTTTTGTTTTTATTCTTCTTCTTCTTTTTCTTACTATTCTGTGTGTCATTAGATGATTCACATACTATTTTTGTAGAATCTATTGTATCCATATCTGTAGCTGTAGTTGTAGCGGTAGTTGTCTGTAAAATAACATTTTCTGCTGACTTGGCTGTTCTAGGTGTTTGCTGAATCTGTTCGCCAGATGATGCAGTATAGACGACGGTAGTAGGACGAACAGTATTATTTGCCGTAGGAGATGGCTTTGGTTGTTGCTGTTGTTGCTGTTGTTGTTTTTGTTGCTGTTGTTGTTTTTGTTGTAGTTTTGCTTGCATGCGTTCTTTTATCTTTGCATTTTTCATATTTTGCTGTAAATGACTTTGAAGAGCGCCCATATTTATCTTGCCTCCTTTTCCACCTAAACCTGCTAATCCTCCTAAGCCAGACATCCCCATTTTACCTAACATACTCGTCAAGTCTCCCATACCAGGCATATTTTTCATATTACTAAGAAGATCGCTTGCTTCCTTCATAATCTCACTCTCTTTGATGTCTCCTTTTTTAAACTTGTCGTCTAGTTTTGCACCAACACTCTTTACCATATTCATTAATTTTCCCGGATTCTTAAATAGTTTTTGAAAAACATTGCTCATATTCATATTTTCGGCATTTTCCATATCAATCCCCAAGTCAAAATCCTTCGCTGTTTCCTCCGCTATTTCTTTTGCCAGTGCTCCTATTTTTCCATTCAGCAGTTTTGAAATGTGTTCATGGATTGTTTCTGGATTAGGCATTTCTGTTTGTTTTTTATTATCCGATGAAGCGTTTGGTTCTCCTTCCCCACCTTCCCCACCTTCCCCACCTTTGTTTGAGTTAAATCCCGGAAATCCTTCAAACCCAGGAAACTTTGACATATCGATTCCCATACCCTCTGGTGAAAAATTTTTCAACTGCTCTGCAAATTTCTCAAACTCCTTCATATCAATCCCATCCCCATCCCCGTTCCCATTCCCAAATTTCGCATTTTCTCCCGAACCTCCAGCATCTCCACCATTACCATGTTCTCCACTCATAAAAAAATCCTGCATATTCTTAATCGTCTCATCTAACTTACTCTTCAATTCTTCTTCATTAATCGCCTCAAACAACTTGGCTGTATCTCCAAATGAATCTCTATCAGAAATATTGGTAATAATTGAAAAAAGAATAAGCTGCAAATACTTCCAAATAGTATCACGCGTGTTATTTGAAATATCAGGCGTGTTCCATACTTCCCTAAAATCAATATCCGGCAAAAAGTTTACATTCACTGTCGCATCACCACCACTACCATCATCATTGCCTTTTTTAAAAATTTCACTATTCTTATACAAAATATCAAAAAAACGTACAGGATATACAGTCTTGCAATAGTCATATAACACCCTTACCCTAGCATCATCTAACATTTCTTCGGCTACAATGTTACCATCTGTTTTAACCGAAACTACGACAAAATTATCTTTCAGTTTACTACTATACTCTGGAAAAGTCGTTGTAAAATCATTTATAAAATCAGTCATTACTTTTTTAAACTCATCAGGAACAACTTCTGGAACTACTTCAGCATTATTTTTTGAAGATGACTTATCTTTTTTACTCATTTATATTTTTAATTTATCATTTACTATTTAAATCAAACTACGCACAAATATATTTATGTAAATTAATAATTATTTTATTATTTTATTATTTTATTATTTTATTATTAAAAAAATGAATAATTTTTAATAATAATTTTAGTAATAATTCTAAAAATAACACACCACACACCACACACCACACACCACACACCACGCACCACACACCACACTCTACTACTGCATATATATTTTAGATAAAATACATAAATTTTTAATATACTTAAATGCCTTTTCTTGATTTTCTTTGCTCATATTTCTTATAGGTTCACGAAGTTTGTCTATATTGTGAATAATGTCATCAGAATAATTCATATCTACTAAATCATTTTTATAATCTTTTTCTAGAAAAAAATTAATGTTATCGTTATTAATTTCACTTTCATATTTAGAACATATATAGTTATACCATATCTTTATTGTAAGTGTAGGATTTACTTTTTTTATCATAAGAAGGGACGATTTTACTTTTTTTATCGAACTATCGTCGCTAAAAACAAGTTCTATATCTTCTATAAATTCAATTAACTGTGTATTAAATGCGTTTGAAAGCAACGACTTATCACAACTATCTAATGACTGCGACGACGAGCACAACATATTTAATTATACCAAACAAGATATATATGATTATATAATATTATACTATTGTTTTAAATATTTTTAATTTATAATTATATTATTATATTATTGGTTAAATCTTACATTTTTTTGTTGTTGTAGTTGTTGCTGTCTTTGTTGTTCTTGTTGATGCACGAGTTGCGGACCCATTGCTTGTATATGTTGTTGAAAATGTTGTTGCTGTGAATATTGTGCTTGAAACTGCTGCTTTTGTTGTTGTTGTTGAACAAACTGTTGTTGTGAAGGATGTTCAACTATTTTTGCCTGTTTATCAAAGTTAACCTGTATTTCAGAGTTTCTCTTTTGTTGTAAATTTTCTAAAGAAACACTTCCTATCTTATCAGGTGTATAGTCTTCCTTTGGTGCTTCTATTCTCATGTTACTATCTACTGTTGCGTAGTTATACAACTGTCGCATCCCTCCATTCCCTTTTGCAGATAAGTCATCGCTCGTTTGGTCCCAGTAGCTAAATGAATCTGATGCCACTCCATACCCCCCAATACAATCATTATTTAATGAAAAAGGCGATGGTTCCCCATTATTATTTGTCGCTGCCATATTTATCGCCGTTTCTCGTGGTTGTAAGTGTCCTAAAATCTGGTCTCCATACAATACTTGGTGACCTTGTTTCATAAGGAGTAGTGCAGGTACACGATTTACTTGCGGTGGCATAATAATCTTTTCTCCATTTTGAAGAATAATGTACCACGAACCTGTACTACTTTTTACTCGCTTATCGATACATAAAAAATGCAACTCTTCTTTAATGTTGCTTTTTGCTAATGTCTGAAGAATTTTTTTAGATTTTTCACAAAAGTTGCTATAATATAAAATATTACTCATAATATAAATTAACACCGAGTATTTATCATTTATTTTAACTTATTATTTAAGTTATTTATCTTAATTTTTATTATTTTATTCTTTTATTCTTTTATTATTTTATTCTTTTATTCTTTTATTCTTTTATTCTTTTATTCTTTTATTCTTTTATTCTTTTTGAGAATTGATAATGACAATTATCATTTTTTTCTTAATTATATTAATAAAAAATTGATTTAATAAATTGTATAATACTAATATAATAAGAAGAGCAAATCACAAACAATGGAACCCCGTATTACAAACATGATGGAAGAAAACGGATTTTTGAAATTTACGTTGGTGGACTGCAACATGAGTATTGCAAATGCCCTGAGAAGAATTATAATTTCAGATATTCCTACATTTGTATTTAGAACATTCCCTTATAGTGAAAATAAAGCAGAAATTACCCATAATACTAGTAGATTGCATAATGAAATTATTAAACAACGTCTCAGTTGTATTCCCATTCACATCACGGATATGGATTTTCCATACAAAGACTATATTGTAGAAGTCGATGTGAAAAATGACACAGACAGTATTTTGTACATTACCACTAAAGATTTTAAAATAAAAAATATTAAAACGGATGTCTACTCAGACGAATCGGCTGTTCGAACAATATTTCCTCCATCACCTGTAACCGGAGACTATATAGAATTTGCTAGACTTCAGCCTAAACTATCTGAAAATATCGACGGAGAACGTCTTACACTTCGCTGCGGTCTCGATATCGGAATGGCATCACAAGATGGCGCATTCAATGTTATTAGCACTTGTGCATACGAGTGTACACCAGATGAGTCAAAGGCAGCCGAAGTATGGAAAGATATAGCAGCAGCTATGAGAAAAAACGAAAAAACAGATGAAGAAATAGAGTTTGAAAAACGTAACTGGTTTCTGCTTGAGGCAAAACGCTATTACCAGCCAAATAGTTATGATTTCACTATTGAGACGGTTGGTGTGTTTGAAAACAACGAAATCGTCCTAAAAGCATGCGAAATTATGATTTCAAAATGTGAAAAGTTTTTGGGAAATTTACAGCATGGAAAAGTTGCCATTGTACCATCCGAAACAACACTGAAAAACGGTTTCGATGTTACACTAGTGAATGAGGACTATACATTGGGAAAGGTTATTGAATTTTATTTATATCAGCAAAATTTTATAGCAGACAAGACACTGTCATTTTGTGGGTTTAGAAAGCCTCATCCTCATGCAACTGACAGCATTATTCGTGTTGCGTTTCATAATGAAATAGACCCTGTTGGAGTATCCGGATATGTACAAGGTGCCACCGATGCTGCTATTTCCGCATTTAAAAAATTAGCAGAGCAAATGGGAGGCGACTTGAAGAAAACAGAAAGGGTGCGATTGTCCACAGGAATGGCGATGTCAAAGTCGAGTAGCAGAGGTGTGAGCCCTAAAAAGACTTCCTTGGCAACCGACGTAACCGAAAGTAAAAAAGAAAAGTCAATACCTGCGAAAAGTGCATCGGCAACTTCGAGTAAACCAAAAAAATTAAAGTCACTCAGTTCTGGTATTAAACAAAAATTATCAGAAATTGTAGCCGTAGGCGACGAAGAAGAGGATGAAGAATAGGATGAAAAAGAGGATGAAAAAGAGGATGAAAAAGAGGATGAAAAAGAGGATGAAGAATAAAAATGTAGTATATTTATATTTTTATCGTTTTACACAGTTAAAAATGTAAAATGATAAAAGGTCTAAAAATAATTGTTAGTTGCATCGTTAGTTTTGAAAAATATATATTTCACTCTCCAAGTGTTGAAATTTTTTATTTATATACGTGGGGTCAGATGTGTGTTTATTAAACACTCTAATAAAATTTTGTGAAAGTAAATATTCTTCTATATTTTTTTCGTTATTGTGACTACAATTTTCATAAGCATAACACTCTGGTTCTGCTGTTACATAAACAACTTTATCTTGTAGATAATGACTAGCACCTTTTAATATATCCAAGTCAGATCCTTGTGCATCAATTTTAATATAGTCAATGTATTCAAATTTATCAAATGGAAAAAAATCAAAAAAATGCCGTAAAGAATAAACTGGAACTGTTGTTTTTATTTTATATTCACCCAAGTTTGAATCAGTTGGTTTATATAAACTAGAACAACCTACATCTTTTTGAGTCTCATAAAATGTCATTTCACTGGGTTCATTTACATTTGATAGTGCAATTGGAAATAAAAAAAAACGGTCATTAACATATTTTTTATTTATAGGTTCACCATGACAAGAATCTCTTTTTGTAATACTATCATTTGACGAAATACTAGCCAAAAAATCCGGATTTGGTTCAAAACCAATAACTAATAAATTTGGCTCGTTCTCTAACCAATTTTGCGAATGAGGAGCATTATACGATAACCCAATATCAAGTTTTACATGCTTGATATTTTCTTTGATAATAATACTATTAAAGTATTTTTCCATTTTATATGTTATTATCTTTATAATTATTTTTATATACTTATTCTGGTTACATACTTATTCTGGTTCCATACTCACCATATTTATTCTACACTACCCAGTTATAATGTAATCCAACCTTTTTTTGCTCTATGCCAAAATGGTAAATAATATACTTCGGCATCAGTTAGTATTGCCGCAATATAACTAAAAGAACTTGCGGACATTACTAATGCATCAGAACCTACTAACCCTACAAATGTTTTAGTTACTTCTTCATCAATATGAAAAACAACATCGTCGTTTTTATAACAGTTAAATTTTTCAATATTTCCTTGTGAATAAATATGGAAACATAAACAAATATCTTCTTTGTTTTTATACTTTTCACGAATACTATTCATTGCATTTAAATAATATGAGTCTTCTGTATTTGTACCTTGAATGCGGTCGTCATGAATATTTGGTCTTCTAATATGAACCGCAACATTAAATTTATTATTCTTATAAACATCTTTATCTTTATTTTCCCAAAAACATCTCTTGATTTTATCAATTGCTTCATTATTCGTTGTATATAAATCTAAATTCTCTTCAACAATGCGATATATATACTCTCTACTCGATGTATTAATGCTATAGTTATTTATATTTTTTTTATAATCATAGTCATCATAGTCATCATAATTGCCTTGTATATTCATACATTTGTTTACTCTTTCTATAAAATCAGCTTCTTTATTATAATTATGTTCCATATTTTTTATTTTTTTATGAATGTAATCCAAGTTATTGAAATTTGCATATAAAATATAAAAAACAATTGACTGAAACTGTGACCCAAAACCATCATGTTTATCAATGAATATTAATTTTTCTTTTTCTGTTTCTGTTTCTTTTTCAACTTCATAGTCATTCAATAAATGGTTAATAAATTTATCATTTTCTAACTTAACATGTGACCCTATAAATATATTTCTAGAAGAACTGTTACTAGAAGGAAAGTGTAATGGATATTCCGTGTTATTCGGCTGAGTTTTCACAGTATAAACAAATTTAAAATATTTATTTAACTGATTCCAAATATATAACCTTCCTGGTCTGCTTCCATACTCGCTGTGAGACTGTTCATTTGTTGAACCTTCCCATATTATATTATTATTTTCGTCATTTTGACCACTTGTACAAGTACTTATAATAACAAACTCATTACACAAATTTGCCAAATTTGTAAATGCATTTTCCAAATTTGTTAAGTGATATAGTGTGCCATAACATATAATTATATCAAACTTTATTTTATCTTTAATAACTACATTTAAATCGTATGTGTTAAACGGTAATTCTTTATTTATGTTAACCATCAAAGCGTCTATATTTTCTTTTCTATAGTCGTTTAATGTTACATCTGCATTTTTACTTAATAAAAATTTTGTAATATCCCCACATCCTCCGCATCCCGTTTCTAATACTTTTTTATTATTAAAATCAATATTTAAACTGTTCAAGTGGTCTATTCGTGCTTTATTTAACTTTCTAGCATCGCCATAATAAAATGAGTTTAATATATGATGAGGTATCATTGTTATTTGTTAATAACTTATATATTTTATATAATTTATATACTTTATATAATTTATATAATTTATATAATTTATATACTTTATATAATTTATATACACTTTATATAATTTATATACACTTTATATAATTTATATTATAACTATTACATCGTATAAATAAATTTTTATACTACTTATACTACTTATACTAGTTATATCACACAAACACTAATGTGTAATTTCAAAACTATGTTTTATTATCACTAATTATTTTATTTAACCTAGGAAAGAATCCCAGTTCATTTATTATTTTTTGTTTTTCTTTTTTTATTATATCTATGCGCTGTGACCACCAGTCTTCCTCTATTGCTTTTGTAATAATAAATAAAGACTCTTCAAAATTATCAAGCGGTAATCTAACAAAAGCACGTGAATCAATGTGGTCTTCCAGATTGGGACACCCCCAATAAAAACAAAGACACTCAAATAAAATAGGCTCCCATATCTTCTCAGTTGCATAATTTTTTTCACTATTGTTTTCACACGAAAAACAGTACTTGTATTTTACCATCTCCATTTTATTTTGCGTCTCGTCTACATACGATTTTAACGCGTGATAATTTTTACGACCATAGACATGCATAACTTGCAATTCTGACTCCATCTCCACATATTTCAAAAAGTTGACCCTCTTCATATGTCCTTCGTCGTATAATTTATCACTTAATACACACATTACCTTATTTATTTTATCTTCGCCTGAAATATTTTCCGGCGGTGATACTTGCCATTGTACATTGTTAAGACTTTCCGCATGTCGAAACACTTTCATAAATTTGCTCGCATCCGGTATAGCCCATTCCCCCCATGTTTTAACTCCCCTATTTTTAGTAGTATCATATATCCATGGTTCCATCTGAAAAATAATAGTCTTTTTCGGTTCATATACACCTAATGAATCATATGTAGGCATATTTATAATCACATAATAGTCAATACTATTATTACTATTATCATCAGAAACAAGTTCGATATTATTTATATATGTTCCTTTTATATCATTCATGACAGAAAATTCGCGACACAAATCTTTCGAAGAACACCAATTGCATAACATTTTTACACGTTTTTTATTTACGTTTTCTAATATATCCGATTTTCGATTAATCTCACGCGTCTGTTTCATCTCATGTTTTTTAATCTCTCGTAATCGTGATTCCTCCAATATACATCTGAAGTTCTCATCAAGATTTTCTACAACTTTTGATGCATACTCTTTTTTAATGTAAATTCCATCACCTTCTCCAAACCATGGCGAAGTTGTAATCGTTTTAATACTACTCTTAAAAAATCCGAGCGTATTAAATGCAATACATTGTTTATCGCGTGCGGCACATAGTACCATATTTTTTAGACTATCCTGTTTGCGATATAAATCAAACCCTATTTGGTCCCCACCCGGGATATAAATAAAATTATCTTTCAAAATGTCAAGGTAACGGTTTTCATGCAAGCTAAAGTCGATCGAATCAACGCTTCTTTGTATATCTGTATCATAATTGACATCATCGTCGTGCCATATTGCATTACAAAGGTTTGGTTGTGTTTCATAACAGTTAACAGTATTTACGATTTTCATAACATAGTCTATTCCATGTTTTATTCCATTTTTGTGAATATAATCTATCATTTTTTGTGCGCCACGTTTATTAATACTATATCCATGTGTTCCTCCAACATACAAATCTTTTTTAAGAGGATGTACTGATACACATGTTTCGTTTTTTACCAAATTATAGTCGTATATGTCTTTGTTATTTAGACGATCATTTTTATACATTAAATAACCATGGTATAAAATGTCTTTCTCTTTAAATTCACTTTCCAGTTTTGAAATTTGTTCTTTATAACCATTACATAAAATAACATCGTCCTCCATAATAATATAATAGTCATTTATTGTATCTTTTACTAACTCGAGCCACAAACCATAGTGCGACAACGCACAACCGATAAATCCACATCTACTTCCGAAATCATTACCTTGAAAAAGTTTATATAATTCTATTGTAGGCGATATCGCCAAGTCATTACCATATACAGCATCAATAATTTCGTATTCATTTTCATTTTCAGAAAATCCCGATTCTTTTAATATATTCACTACTATTTTTTTACGGTCATCCCTATGTTTTAAGTTTAAAACTTTAATTCTACACGATGTGTTTACTTTTATGGGAGGGCTGTATCGTTTTCGAATACTTTCATTTGATGCGTCATCGAATTCGCAAGAATCGCAAGAATCGCAAGAATCGCAAGACTCGTAAGATGGGGAGTGAACAAGAGGAGAAACAATAGATGAAGCTATAGGCAATATAGACGCATGAGATTCGTGAGATTTATCTAAATTAAATTGAGAAATATTATTTAATTCATAAGAGTTTAGTTTTGTTTTATCATGTCGTTCAGATGTAAGTCTACCGATATGACGACAACATATCATATTAAAAAATGCACTTCTATATCCTGCATCATACCAACGTTTTGCATAATCCGATTCAAAAAATTGATTTTCAGTATCATAATTACCCAAGCCGAGTATAGTTTCAACATCTATCATCGCCGGACGAAAGCTATAGTCTTGCCAGTAACAACAATTCGGGAAAAACAACTCTTTACTTGTAGTATGGTTATGCAGAACAACAGGAATACCCGGAATACATTCATTAGGGGGTAAAATGGTATGACCTTTGATAGCGGTGTCTGCAATGGTTTCCGAATAGTTTCTGTTGAATAAAACTTGTCGAATATTTTTAGAAGTGTGATATGTTTGAAGAACTTTTATAGAGTCTTCAACATAATTTCGTTTCGTATAAAATAAAAAGTCATCTTCCATGTGTATCCAATATTTTGGTTTGAGTTCATTTAGTTTATTCCAAATAATATTCATACTTTCTCTGTGACCCTTTTCCGATTCCGACTTCATATAAAACGTAATCCACGGAAAATTACTCTTCATATATTCCCTATCACTTTTAGACGAGTTATCATCCACGCAAAACCAATAGTCAATCTTTTCTTTATCTAACCAATGATTTAAAATAGAACCGATTGACTGTTTAAATAAATCAAGTCGTTTACATGTAGTAAATGAAATAAAAACACCATTTGCGACACCATTTGCAAGACTATTGGTGCGTTTAGATGTTCCTGAAGATACTTTATTATGGAATAAAGTTTTACTATTTTTAGGAATATCACATAACCTAGAACGATTTTTTTCAAATAAAATATTCCAACATTCATGCATCCGTTTATCAACATTGATACCATCACTTAATAACAACTGTATTGTTTCGTTGTATTCATAAAAAAAAGGAAGAGTATCGTCAGTGTCACGCATCAGCTGCTCTTTATAACAGGATAGGTTAATACAGGTTTTAATGTATTTATCAACATTATCGATACACCTGGTAATAATAATTTTTTTACAACATTCGTATCCTAACTTTTGCTTTCCACAGTAAAACCCTGCAATATTACACGAATATTCGATATGGTTAAAGTAAAAAGGCTCAAAGAGGAACAGTTTATTTGGCGGTGGTTTCATGTGTCCCAAGAATGGTTCACCCAACGAACAACAGAGTAAATACATTTCTTTTTGTAAAAGAATTTCGCAAGCTAAAGCGACTCCTTCTATTCTTTCGTGGTCAAAAATGCTGGATTTTGTCAAGTATCGAATTGCGTTTTCAAAATCATTTTGACGCATGTATAAGTCTCCCAATATAAAACAAGAATAATATCTTTCTTGAACCCACGTGTTTAGTTTATCCGCTACCATTGTATACCACTCAATCGCATCTTTAACCATACCACTATCTTTATAACTCTGTGCACAATAAAAAGCATAACGGTTGGATAATCCTTTGTCTGGTTTTTCGAGTTCAGTATAATATGCCCTTTTTAAAATTTCGGCATCCTTTTTATATTTATTAGGGTCTTTACTTCGACTCCCTTTGCGTCCCGATTCTACATAGTAATCGCCATTTATCACCACCCCTTCGACATTTTTGTTTACACATGTTAAAAATTCATGAAGAACACCATTGAATCGCCACTCAAGATGATTATTTATTAAAAGAGGGCGAACATAGGCTACATTGTCTCCTCCAAATTTCAAGTTATACATTTCTTTATTAAATAGTTGAGGTTCGGGAAGTTCAAAACTGCCATGTATACTGTCATCCGCATCAAAAATAAATAAATAGTCTGTTTTTTTATATGCATGTTGTAGAGCTAGTGTCCTATTATGTCCAAAATCACGCCATTCATCTTGAAATAGCTCTCCGTCAATATTTTTTGATTTAAAATAATTCTGTATTACATCCTGTGTACCATCAGTAGAACCTGTATCAGAAATAACCCAATACGCAAGAGGAATATAGTTTAAAATATTATCAAAAGTTTCTACAATAATATGTGCTTCATTTTTTACAATCATATTTAAACATATTGTTTTACTCTGTAGATAAAAAGTGTTTTTTATTTGAGGTGTCTTATTCTTCATATTTGTAGTATATACAACAAGTATTTAGGAATCATAAGAAAAATATATTTATATTTATTTTTGTTATAATAATAACTTTAGTATGATAAAAATAGGATAAAAATAGGATAAAAATAGGATAAAAATATTATAAAAATAAATATAATAATAAATATAGTAATATAATATAATTACACTATTATAATAAATGTCATTTACTCGTTTTCATGACGACCCGTGTAGAATAGAAAAACAACAGCAAGAATCTACCGACCCTGGAAAATGGAGGCTCAATGTCCCTGGAAACGGAGATAAGCCGTGTTTTATGATAGACCCATCTATTCGTCTACAAAAATGGGGTGCAAATTTAATGACAAATACAATAAATCTTGAAAGTTCTCTATTTGGTCTTGATAGAAACCTAACAAAAGACTGTATTCCACAAAATAATTATAAAGATGTCGTTATACCTACGTCAGCAATCGAGTACCCTTCATGTTCTCCTTTTACAGACCAGTCGAGAGTTACAAATCCAGCATGGTGGTATAGAGATTTAGAACAACCAAATTGGGACTATCTTCATTTGAATCCACAAGAGAATACATGTATGTCGTTTCAGAATAACCTTAGTACCAGAATTTTAGAAAAAGACAACTATGTTACAAAGGTTCCTTGTTTTAACTATAACACTATAGATAATACTAAAAATTTATTTAAAAAATAATGACATCAAAAATAAAATAAACAAATACGTGTAAAATAAAAAGGAAAGGATAAAACTATATATATGTAATATTTAAGAGTTAATAGAGACTAAAAAATATATTACATATATATAATAAACATATATATAATAAAATGGAAGTTGTTATCCCAATATTGGCGGCTACAGGATTAATTATGGCGGCAAATAATAAGAAAGAAAATAATATTGACGATACAAGAGCAAAAATGTTTAAAAAAGAAGCATTTACAAATATGGGCGCAGGTAGAGTAAATCCTCAAAATTATCTACCAAATACTCAAGTACCTTCTACAAATTACCCCACTGTAGACACTTCTACAAGAGGGAATATAAACCGGTTTAGAGGAGGTTCCGCTGTAACAGACAAATATTTCAATGTATCTGTAGGGGAAAGAGTACTTGAACAAGGCGACCAATTTGGTAACCCATATTTTAATAACGGAAACGGAAACGGAAACAACGACGGCAATGGAAACAACGGCAACACTAATGACGAAAATATAACATCGCTAACTGGACAAAAAATTAATGTATCAAATTTTGAGCACAATAATATGGTACCGTTTTTTGGTTCAAGAATAAGAGGTCGCACAACTGACGCTGATACTCATGAGTCTATTTTAGATAGCTATAGTGGGTCGGGTAGTCAAAAAATATGCAAAGAAGAACGCGCGCCTTTATTTGCACCTGAGGCGAATATGCAATATCCAAGTGGAATGCCGAATTTTACGTCATTTTTTCAGTCACGCGTCAATCCTGGGACTCAAATGGCGAATGTAAAACCTTGGGAAGAAGTGCATGTTGCTCCGGGATTAAATCAGGGTTTCACGTCTTGCGGAAGTAACGGTTATAACTCGGGTATGGAAGCACGCGATTTATGGGTGGACAGGAATGTAGACGAGCTGCGAACCGTGAACAATCCCAAACTTACATACAGTTTAGAAAATCACGAAGGACCTTCTTATAACTGGAATGTTCAACAACCTCCTAGCGCCAACACATATGGACACGTCGAAAAATTCTTGCCCGACAAGTTCTACTTAAACACTCCTGATAGATGGTTTACTACTACTGGTTTGGAAAAAGCACAGTCTGGACGCCCTGAAGAGTTAATGAAAGACCAGAACCGTATATGCACCACGAAAGAATACTTCGGTGTAGACTCAAATATGAACGGAACATCGCAATATGCTCCGAAAAATTTTGAACCATCAAGAAAAGTAACGCTTGAGGGCGTTCCGGTTATAAACGCTTGTGGTGTAGGAAAATGCGAACCATCCAAACACGACTACGGGCGCGGAATAACAAGAATTCGCTCTACAAATCGGTCAAACTCCAAGGCACCATTATTTTTAGGGTCGAGTGTAAATGCAGCATTAAAGTCGTTTGTTGCACCAATATTGGAAGCTGTCCGACCCTCTAGAAAAGAAAACGTTGTCGGAAGTATCAGACCATCAGGAAATATTCAGCCAAATGGTTCGGCAGGACGTGCACATAACCCAGCAGATAGAGCACCTACAACAATTAAAGAAACGACCGAAAGTTTGCTTGACTTTAATCACTTAAACGTAACGCCACTTACCGAAGGTACAGGTTATTTAGTTTCTGACCAACAAGAAGTATATACACAACGCCAAACAACTGAACCAGAATACTTTGGACCTAGTGATGGTTCAAGTAACCAAGGGTATCGTTCTACAATGGCTGCGCGAAATCAACGCAATAATACAAATAAAGTAAGCAAAGAATATACTCCATCTGGAAATCTGTCTGCATTTAACAATAATGCAAATATAAATATTAGAAGACCTGACAAGAATAATCAGGAATGCCCTTGGAATGGAGGAGCAAGTGCCGGTTCTGGTTTAGGAGGAATGCCCCCTTCTGCAACGCAATTTGGTAAACTAAGCAAAATGCCGCAGTTCTATCAACATTCTATTCACTGTGAAAGAATTCAACCTGATGTTTTGGATGCATTTAAACGTAATCCATATACACAAAGTTTACACAGCTACGGTGGTATATAATGAGAGGCAAATAATAATAATAATATGAATAATAATAATAATAATAATAATAATAATAATAATAATAGTAATAATAATAATAATAATAATAATAATAATAATAATAATAATAATAATAATAATAATAATAATAATATCAGTAACAAGTGACGTTTACTTTTATTTTTAGACTATAAACATGTAGTTTAGGGAAGATAATTTACGCATTAATTAAAAGATAATTTACGCATTAATTAAAAGATAATTTAAATAAATCTTTATGTAGTTATATATATATATATATATATATTACATAAAGATGTTAAAAACTGTTGGCTTACTTGCTATTTTACCAGCGCTTACTTTTGCTTTTTTTATCCCTTTTCCTGTTTCCGGTCCAACACACTCAAGTGTGAACGAGAGTATAGTAACAGTAAATGAACATACTCATATCACGAATAACAACAAAGAAGTTAAAATATGCTCTTTTGTAGAATATGTAGATACAATACTATGTAACAGTACCGACATATATGAAAAAAATAATAATAACCACATAAAAGAGTCAAATAATAAAATTCAAAATATTAAGAATGAAAAAAGCCTTATTGAATTTAATTTAGAAATGGATCCAAAAAACTTATGCCCTTTATTTGAACTAATAGATAAGTCATTTTGCAAATCGGATAAACATATAAAAGTAGGAGTTGAAAAAGAGAATATCGACCCAAAAGATTTATGCCCACTTCTTGAGCTTATTGAGACAAAATTGTGTTCTTAAGATATTTATTAATAATTTTTATATCTTATATTATATAATACAGTTAATATATAATATATGAAAAGTTTAAAACCATCTTCTATATTTACAGCAAATAACTCAATTCCATTAATAATTTTTGTTTTTATTTTTATCGCAGTTGGTATGTTTTTTCTTATAAAAAAAACAACTGAAAAAAAAAATCAAGATATTTCGGAGAAAAAAAATAGAATAATAGAGGAAAAAGACATATTAAATAAACCAATAGAACCGTTGTCAAATTCAGGCGTTATGGATATAAATAATGTAGAAAATAATGTAGAAAATAATGATAGTAATAACTCTTACAATACGGATCATAATACTGTGAATGAAACGTTCCAAAATGAAGTAGGGTTGTTTATAAAAAAAGATGAAACGCGTCCCGAAATATATTCACATAACCCAATATATATCCCACCATTTGATACTGGCAAAGAAACAAGGTGTGTTACAAGGCATGTAAATCGCCCCAATGAAACAAATATTGTTCAAAGTTGTTTAAACTCGGAACTAGTAAAATCGTCATCAGATGCGTCATTTTAAAAGTACAAATACAGTAATAATAATCTATAAAGCTTCAATATAAAAATAATATCAAAAGTCATATAAAAATAATTTTAAAAGATATATAAATACAATACACGTTAACTATCACTGATGTCTTTATCTTCTACTATACATAATAGAAAAAATAAAATAGCGTTTATTACTGGTGTAACAGGTCAAGATGGTTCATATTTAGCAGAATTACTACTATCAAAAAATTATATTGTTCATGGTTTAATACGCAGAGCATCTACTATAAATACATCACGAATTAGTCATATTTTTGATAATAAAGATTTAAAACTGCATTATGGAGACATAACAGACAGTTCATGTCTAGAAAAAATACTTAATTTAATCAAGAATGCGTATCCTGATATGACACGACTAGAAATATATAATTTAGCTGCCCAGTCACATGTAAAAATATCGTTTGAAATGCCGGAATACACTGCGGATACGGATGCATTTGGGACCCTTAAACTACTAGAAGCGATAAGAAATAATAACCTAGAAAAGATTTCAAGATTTTACCAGGCATCAACAAGTGAACTATATGGAAAAGTACAAGAAACGCCACAAAATGAAAAAACACCATTTTATCCACGCTCTCCATATGGTGTAGCAAAATTATATGCTTACTGGATAGTAAAAAATTACCGCGAAGCATATGGGATGTTTGCGTGCAATGGAATCCTTTTTAATCATGGTGGAGTAAGAAGAGGGCATAATTTTGTAGAAAGAAAAATAACACTAGGATTGGGTAAAATAATGCGAGGAGAAACAGATAGACTTGTTATGGGAAATATAGATGCAATGCGCGATTTAGGAAATGCCGAAGACTATGTAGAAGGGATGTGGCGAATGCTGCAACACGATATACCTGATGATTATGTATTATCCACAAATGAAACGCATACTGTTCGAGAAATGATAGAGAAAGCATTTGGGTTATGTGGATTTAAAATAAAATGGGAGGGTAGTGGAGTAAATGAGATTGGATATAATGAAAAAACCGGACAAGTAATGATTTCTATAAATGAAAAATACTATCGACCTGCGGAAGTTGATATATTACTGGGAGATTCAACAAAAGCAAGAACAGTACTGGGATGGAAACCAAAAACATCATTTGATGAGTTAATAAAACTTATGGTGGATAATGATACAAAATATCCATTGTATGTACTGTAGTCTATAGTGTATAACAATAACCGCGAATAATCATAACCGTGAATAAATATATAAATAATATTAAATAAATGAATATATATTTAATATTAAATAAATATGGAAATACTAGAAATACATGGCGACATTAAAAAGAAGTTAAAATACTTTACTGACATAAAAAAAATACCAAATATAATTTTTCACGGGGTATCTGGGTGTGGTAAGAACACACTTGTAAATAATTTTATACACGACATTTATCATAATGACAAAGAAATGATAAAAAACTATGTAATGGAAGTAAATTGTGCACATGGGAAAGGTATAAAATTTATTAGAGAAGAATTAAAATTTTTCGCAAAAACAAATATAAACTTAAAAGATGGCGAGATATTTAAAACCATTATATTATTAAATGCTGATAAACTAACAATTGATGCACAGTCAGCGTTACGTAGGTGTATTGAACTATTTAGCCATTCTACCAGATTTTTTATAATTGTTGAAGATAAGTATAAATTATTAAAACCGATTTTGTCTAGGTTTTGCGAAATATATGTACCTGAACCTATTGTAAACGGTAAAGTAATAAATTTACACAGTTATGCATTGGGTCAAGTATACAATTTAGGAAAAGTAGTAAAAAAGAAAATAGAAAGTCTTAAAAAAGATTTAAAATTAGATAAAAAATATACATTAAACGAACTTATTGAGCTTTGTTTAAAATTATATGAAAATGGGTATAATTGTTTAGATATTATAAATTTTATTCGTAACAGCTCATTGCATGAACGTAAAATATACGAATTTATGATTACCTTCAATAAGATAAAGAAAGATTTTAGAAATGAGAAATTATTGATGTTATTTATATTAAATTTTTTTCTTTTTCGTAGTGATTCCACTTTAGAAAATATTTCATTTATGTAAATGGACGACTTTTCTTTAAATAGTCTACAAGAATCTCGCAATGAGTGGTGTTCGCGATTAATTACAGTATTAACGCCTTGTATTATAGACGGTATTAAGTCAATATTTGAAGAATCATGGAAACTATGTGTTGAAAATGACGAGAAAACGAAATATTTAATGACATTCCAAAATTTTCTTTCAAGAGTTCCAAAGTGGAACCCTAATATTATTTCGCAAGAATGTTCCCGTATTAAAGACAAAAGCAATTGTACATATATTTCAGACCTTATAACATGTGTGCATATCATTCAGTTAAAAATGTTATCATGTATGCGTGTTGGAACAAAACAGAAGAAGATAGATGTAAATATTCCATCTTTAGAAGACTTTGTTCACCATGTATATATAAATGCTGCGCGCAAAGTATACACAAATGTATATTTATTTGAAATGGGTATATCATCATTAAAGGCTCAAAAAAATTCAAGAGAACTGGAGATTATTATTAAAGAATGTATTTTACAGACAGTTCGCGAAACAATTCCAGTCGAAGAATTATTAAAGTTGTATATGAACGAAACGGTAGAAAATGCTATCGAAGTTCATGAAAGGGAGGAAATTATTTCACAAGAACCTATTATTGACAAACCCGTTGCAGGCAATATTTCTGAACCAGCAAAGACACCTATGACCGCAAAACAACTCGCCGAAGAAGCCGAAACACTTTCGAAAATAAAAGCAGCGTCTATGGCATCTACACCCGAAGCATCTGCTGCATCATCTATTGCATCATCAAGTGCATCTGGTGTAAGTTTTAATATGGACAATAATCAAGTAATACCAATTGAAAATATATCTAGCGAGTCTCGTCAAGATGATGATGACGAGGAAGATGATGACGATGACAATAATTATGACGATGACAATGACGATGAAAATATTAAGTTAAGTATAGGCGACAATGTTGAGTTGAATGTTGACCCATTTCCAAGTGAAGATGATGACAATGACAGTAACATTGATTTAAAAATAGAAGAAATCCCCATGATTGACGAATTTTAAAAAAATAAAAAAAGGATGTAATAAATATTTAATAAAGATGTAATAAATATTTATAGCTACTATTCGTAAAAACTCATAATAGATTATTCCTTTATAAAATAAATGGACAATTTATATGTTTCTGCCGGAATTGTTGCATGTATCTTTCTTTTAGCAAAATTCATAGAAATACGGTTTGTTTCAAAACCAAGCGAAGATGAAGCACCCGACTCAAAACCAATGAAGACTGCACTACGTGATGCTGCTATTGTATTTGTTTGTTATATTTTAGGTCATTTTATCATTACTCAATTCAATGAGTCTCCTGTTATTTTAGGCACTAAGCCTGATGTGTTTACAGATGCACCAGGGTTTTAAACGTTTTAGACGCGCATCCACCATATACATACTTATCACTAGTTGAAAATTTTGTAAATATATAAAAATATATATTTACATAATATATCATATATACCATGACAAGTTTTGTAAATGTAAAAGACCTCAGACAATTTTTAAATGATACAAAAGATAACTGGAATTACATAACTCCTTTAGATTTTTATAATAACTATTATTTAAAAAAAAAAGATTACTTTTTACTAGACATTAGAACACCAAGTGAATACAAAAAAATGCACATAAAAGGCGCTAAAAATATATTTTGGTTAGATATGTTAGATGAAAAAAATTTGAAAAAAATACCAAAAAATAAGACAATATTTTTAATATGTTATGTAGGTCACACAAGTAGTCAAGTAATGACTCTATTAAAATTGTTGGGTTATGATGTAGTTTCAATTAAATTTGGGTACGGATTATCTCCAGTAAAGGAAATTCCCGTCGCTGGATGGTTGGACTATGGTCTACCGGTAGAAAAAACATGCAAAAAATAGGAAATAACTAGATAAATAATTATTATACTTTTATAGGTACAATAATAATTTTATAGGTACAATAATAATTTTATAGGTACAATAATAATTTTATAGGTACAATAATAATTTTATAGGTACAATAATATATTACATCACTCCATATAAGACGGCATCTTATCGATATTTAGTATTCTATGTGACGATTTAACCTTTTTCTTGGGAAATTCATAATCCGCAAAAATTGGCTTCGACAACTGTGCTTGTGGTGTATGGTTATGTACACTTCGCGCAATCATCTTATATAATTTAAAATCCGGATAACGCTCCTCGCCATTCGCCTTATACAAAATATTCCTATTTTGGTCATCCGTAACCCACTCCACTATCAACTTGGACAAAGGCTCCTTTTTACATATCGCAGCAACATTACTTATATCATCAATAAAATAATCAAAAATAGAACAGCCCAGGCGACACAAATCAAAGCTATAATTCGGTTCTAAGCGAGGTTTCTTATCGTTAAAATAAGGTTCGCAGTTATATTGTGTAGCGGCATCGCCGTTCATACTGAAACTGTCGCTACATATGACCTTGGATTTATATTTGTAAATAGCGCGACCAAAGTCAATAATTTTGAAGACGCGATTATAGGTAGGAACGCGGTAATATTTCTTATTGTAATGATAATATATGTACTCTTTTTCCGTGTATACATACATAATATTATTTGTATGTAAGTCATTGTGAGTAAATCCGAATAGTTTTTGATAAGTAATAAGTGTCATAATAACCTGCATTAAGGCAGACCTCCACTCATTTTCGGTCATTTCCTTTTCTTGCATCATGAGAGAGTCGAGAGTATTTTCGCATTTCTCTAGCATAATTGCCGATACTGGGAAATTTTTAATTGTTGCCCATAGGGTTTCATCATCTTCGTATCCATCATCACAATCTTCAGATTCATCTTCTCTTTCACTATAACTATCATTATCATTATCATTATCATTATCATTATCATTATCACTATCACTATCACTATGATTCTTATTATTGTGATCTTTGTTCTTACCCTGACAAATACTACCTTCTTCGCTATACTGTTTATCCGAAATATTTTTTGAGTTTTTTTTATTCTCTTTTTTACCACCGCTTACAGGGTCATCGAGACAAATAATATCATCAATATCACAGTCACTTCCCGAGCCATCTTCGCTTGTATAAGATGAACGCGACGAGCATGAACCGGATATAAAAGAGTCACTTTCGTCATCGTTAGCAAATTGGTAGTCTTTGTTTAATACGATACTGTCTACTTCTTCAACTATATTGGTATTATCGGAAGTAACATCATCTAAATTCGAAACTAATACTTTTTCATCAGCTAATAATGATGATGGAAGATTACTTTCGGCGGAAACATTAAATATAGAATTCAACTCATTGTTTATTTTGTCAAACTCTTCATGAACGACAATAAATGATTCATTTATTATTTCATTTTTTTCAATAGTAATTTTTTCCTTCTTATTTTTTGTATTTTTTTTTTGTCTATTTGCATATTTTGACTCAGTGTTATCATGTTCAATATTATTGTCATCGTCATCATCTGAAAATTCAATGTCTTCAATCTCAAAAAGAATATTCTTATTCTTATTAAAATAGGGATTTTTATCTAAACACTCTATATCATCAATTACGTTATAATAAAATTCTTTTTTAATAGCATTAAAAGAACCATAGAAATTAAGACCATGAATAAATTCATGGCAGTTTAAAACTTGGCTAGATAAATATGAAAAAAAAGAGTCAACATATGCTGCATTATTTTTATCATTTGCTTTTAACAGCCCTCTTCTCTCAAGTTTTGATAGCACTGGAATATCTAAAACATTCTCGTTTAAATTTTCATATTTTCCCAACATGTATTTAACAGGATCAATCAAAGGAGAAAATTTAATAAAAATAGGTTTATGAAGAATTGTTAAAGACTGGGAAGTACTTTTGAAAGCATCTACTACCGCCGCCTGTATGTTATTTTTATCAACAACGCCAGATAAAACAGATACATAAAAACGCTGGTTCAAGTTAATAGAGTTATAGTTTGTTTCATTTAAATTAAAGTAGTTTTCGTAAATAGGCATATAGTTTTTACTGTTTACTATCCCAAGTTCAGATTCTTCTAAAGAAGCAAAAAAGTCACGATTGTTAATCTTTCTATAATTTAGAGAAAATGTACTTTCTCCAAATACAGGCTCACTGTCGCAAATATCCATTGTTGATTACTTAATTATTTAAATACATATTTTTATTCCTTTTTAAACTAATAAAAAGACTAAATAATAAAGTTAGTATGTTGAAAGTTAGTACGTTGAAAGTTAGTATGTTGAAAGTTACACCGACCGAAAAGAAAAATGAGACAAAGCAAAACTTATTTATATATTCTATAACTATGTTTTACACCTTTTAACATTTCAAACGCCGATTTTATAATAAAATTGAAATATAAATAATCAAAAATATAGTATTTATATTTAAGATGAGTTCAGTTACCGAAGAAATACAACAACTACAATCAAGAATATTAGAATTGGAAA